GCAATGTGTCCGAAATTTCCGCTCTTTTTGCCAAATTTGTAACATTCTCTGAAAAAAAGGAATGGAACAAGGCTTGAGAATCTTGGAAAAATCGGGTATAATATACCTAATTTTGCTCAATGGTTGAAAAACATCGATATTACGACTAAAATCATCTATTTCGGAATCGTTTTACACCACTTTGACACCAATTTGAATTTTACGCCACTAGCACCGTAGTCGAATCCGATTTTGAGTCTTAATCGTAAGAGCTCTGATGTGACATAGCAGCCCCGGCGTCCTAGCGACGCCACTACATAAGCAGCATTAAAATTGAAAATCGCATTTGAACCGATGTGTCAGATGACGCATCATTACAAGGCGTGGGGCAACCTGCGCCTTTTTGTTTGCTATCGCATACAGCCTGTGATATAATATTGTCAAAGAAAAACTTCTTGCTCGGTTAGAAAAAATCAATGAAATATTAGGAGATGACAACTCCAATGAATAATCCCAAAATACTAGATATCGCACTCGCATTTATATTCCATAAGCACCCGGCTGCTAACAATAAAGCACAAGCCATCCGCGAAATGAGCGATGAAGAACTTGCTGCGGCGTTAAATGAAATTGTCGCCCAACAGGATAACTGTCCACGCACAGTAAGTGGCTGGAAAGAGTGGTTGTCAGAGGAAATAAAATGAATAAAATAGAAGTGATTTGTTGTAAGGACTGCGATCTTTGGAACGCATGGGACAAACATGGGAATCTGTGCAGTTGTGCCCACTTTACACAAGATGATGCAGCGCCTGTATATACTAAACCTGACGATTTCTGTAGTTACGCAGAGAAGAAATAAGATGCTAAAAAATGGGGTACCAGTCCAATTAAGGATTGATACCCCATTCGTTTTATATCAGCTCAATATCGCTTGGCTCAACATAGCCTGACACATTCACTGAGATTGGATACTTGCCAATACGGCTTTCAAGATTTGTCACTCGATACCGTCCATTGACAAGTTTTCCGTCATAAATAAACCACTCACCAGAGCGGCGCATCCCGCAGTGTGTTTGGCTGTTTGAATATAGTATTCCGTCTAATTTGATTTTATCTCCTGCACGAAGAGTATTCTGATGTTCCATCAAAACGAACCCCATGTAGCTGGCCCACAGATACCGTCAGCACTCAAGCCATGCGCCTTTTGCCATTCCATCAGTTTTGTCTTAGTGCCTGCTCCAAAGATACCGTCCGCTTTTACGCCTAGATGCCGCTGCAGCACGGTGACTGTATACGAGATGCCGCCAGTGCAATCTTTCGCGCCTTGACGAATTGTAGGCATAATTTTACTTACTGATGCATATGCAGTGCCAACCTTACTGATCCAGCGAGACTTCCAGCTCCGCACATCAACATGAACAAAGCCGCCCGTTAGCTGCACTCGACTGTAATAGCCGACGCCTCCCCGCTTCTGGAAATAAGGCATGGAAGCCAAGTATAGTGCAATCCGAATTGGGTCAACACCCTTGATGGTGATATCCGCTGCCGTACCCAAACAATGCTGACTGCGAGGACTGCCGCCGATGGAAATATTATAAGAAGGGGAGCGGTAGCCGGAGTTGATATGGACAGGCTTGCCAAAATGGGCTCGCACCTGTTCAAGAATGTAGATAAGTTCTGTATCGATTAGAACAGTATCGCTGTGGTCAGAGCAGGCGAACTCATAGACGGAAAAATGAGCCGACACCTTTTTGTTCCAATCTTTCTTCATTGAGTATGTATTTACTGCCATGCGGCGCACCTCAATTCTTCTTCAACTCATTCTCGATTTTCTCATTCTGAATGTCCAGCTCCTTGACGGCAGCCTCAATCATCATGTCGATAGTCGGAGTGATCTTAACGCCCATCTTCTCAAGAGCAGCGATAACATACTTCTTCTTATCAGCTTTCTTGATAACACCAGTTGCGCCGACCTTCTCAGCGGCACGAACAGTCATCTGGACAAGCTTATAGACGCCAATTTTCTTGAGATAGGGGATACCATAGACCATAAAAGCGGTGCCAGCACCTGCGACGACCAGCTGGGCAATAGTAGCAACAACCTGATTGAAAAAGTCCATCATAATATACCTCCTGATAAAAATAAAAGACCCCGAACACATCGTTCGAGGTCATGGATCACGTGATCTTATTCTTTTGGTTTCAAAAAACCATTAGTGCGTAGCATTTCGTCATATACGCGCCCCACGTTCTTGATGGCGAAGGGCATCTTGTTGTTTTTGTAGTTGGAATGGGTCTTACAATAATCTTCATACTTCCCAATAACATCAAGGATGTCATCAAAGTCTTCTTCGGTGTGGCCAAGCCCGCGAACAAGCTCATTATTAAAGCGCAGCACCTGACTACGATAACCGTCAGCTTTGGTTTCTTCACCCTTTTCGATGTGATTGTCTAGCTTTTTACGAGTCTCTTCTTGCTCGGAGCGAATATCTTTGAGCTCGGATTTGGTTTCCTTAATCTCGTTCATCACACCGGCATTCAGGGCGTTTCCAATGTGAGTGGCCACCTAAGACCACGGATTGATCTCGATTTTAGAGACTTGTATCACTGACATAACAACGGCGATCAGTCCGCTGCTCCCGGCCATTACTGAGCCGAGATGATTTAGGATAAAATTCAATAATTCGTCCATACGATTTTAATCACCTCGATTCTTTTTATGTTGACAAATTTCACACATCATGATATAGTGGTGCTACAGCATGATTTACTTTCGTCGAGCAAATTATGTGTTACCTACTCTAATATGTGTGTGGGGAAGAGGTCCTTGGCCAAAAGCCGAGGGCTTCTTTCTTTTTATGTGGCACTATACCACAATCGCGGAGTATTGGTTGAATCGCCGATATAAGCTTTTTGTACTACCACGTTGCCCCCACCTTCTGGAAGTCCGAAATACAATTTTTCGGCTGCTGTAGGAACAATTGCACTTGGAAGGCCGCTTAAAACAACATTATAAATATGTGCAAAATCACCATTAGTGCTGTTTGAACTGTCTTTAGAATAGGTCATGGAAATTGTTTGTCCTTTAGAAATCGTTCCACTCTAAGAATTAGAGCCCGTCCCGCTAACAGAGCTTATCACAGTTGTCCCTGCCACTACGATAGTAAATTTATCATAGTTTCTCTCAGAACCCCATCCATAGTCAAATCTAATGGAAGATGTTTGATTTGCGGTTAATGTAATTGTTGCAGCCGTCGAATTTTGGTTTTTGTTGTTGTTTTCGAGGGTTCCGCCACTCTATACAAAAGTGTATGACCCGTTAGAAGATGTAAAATACTTAGAGACATTTGATTCGGTGATAGTAACTGAAGTAGTGGCGATTCCGACATAGATACTCATCACACCACCTCCTTATGTACTGTACTGGATATATACCGTCCCTTCAGGCAGAGTTGTTGGAGCAGTAGTACCCCACTGGAATGCCAGCAAGGTAGGACCATTCAATGTGCCATCTTCGGAGATAGTAAGGTTTGTGCCAATTTTCACCCCACCAAGAGTATCTGCTGTGGCAGGGTTCAAAGAAAATTTCGCATCTGCCTCTGACTTGGTATAACGATCCTTCAGGGCGTCACCAGTCGTCTTGGCTTCTGCAGGGACATTCTCTTGAGTTAGCGTTTTATCAGGCGGTGAGGCTACAGAAAGCGCTTTGTCTGCACTTTCCTTCGCACTAGCAGCACTGGTTGCGGCGCTAGTCTCGCTGGCCGCTGCATTAGTTTCGCTGGCTTTGGCCTTTTCGGCACTAGAAATAGCAGATGCCTCGCTTTTGGCGGCGTTTTTTTCAGAGCTTCGTGCGTTTTGTTCGCTAGTCTTGGATTTTTGTTCTGAGGCCGCAGCTGCTTCTTTGCTCGCAACAACAATCTGCTCGCAACTAATAGCGGCATTTGCCTTTTCCGTGGCAATAGCTTCACTGGATGAGGCTTCTTTGGCTTTCTGAGTTGCGGTGTTGGCCGCATTGATGGCGTCTAAAGTTACAATATCGACGCTCTCAACACGCTCCTGAACCTCTTTGGCATATTTTAAGAGGCCAGTGAATTTATCGGTCAAAGATTGCACTTCTCCAGATTCAATCTGCACGGCTTCTTCCATAGTGTCCAACCCGCCTTTAACTGGCAATACAGCAACCTCTGTGTTAAAGTTATAACTAAAAATAATCCTGTCATCGTCCTGTTTTGTGGAGTAAAATCTTACCGAAAATTCAAGATCTCCGGGACAAGATGTTGCATCGTTCTGAACTTCCCATCCAAAAATGATCTTGCCAGGCACGGTTGTGATATCCAATTTTGTGACAGGATAAAATCCACCGTGCTTGTTTGTCTTGGATTCGTATTGAACGATACATGTTTTCTGACTAAGATCAGTCTGATCATAGTACCGGTCGATCTCAAAGTAAACGGTTTCTGCATTGTGGTCGTTTAAGACACCAAGAAAAGTAAAGCCATCTGGAATAGAAATCGTGCGCTCGTTTGCGTCAATGATAAAACGAGGTTCGTCCGTGGGAAGCATAACAAGAGAAGGGGAGTTGAACTGATTTTGTATATCGGCAAGCCGTTTCATGTATTCATCGGCATTTGTTTTCAATCGAAAATCACCTCCTTATGAGTAAGATTAGTGTTTCGTTTAATAATAATGATAACCATCCACTCTATAGGTGGCGGTGCGTGTTTTATAGTTGCTATTATAACCGACTGTCCTTAGTTCGCCAGATTGATTGAAAAATACTGCACACCGAGTTTTCCCATCTAGTGCAGCGCGAATCTCTGCGCCACGCACTACTCTCACACCGTCTAGTAGGCGATATGTGCCCATACCGGAATGACAAGCGGTACAGGTTAATATCGCATAGTCAACTGTGCCTGGAACATTATAGACACCATCTTTATTATAAGAAAAAGTGTCAGAACCAGTATATACCTTTTCTCCAGTAGGGAATTCTTTTCGTTTTAACATTTGTTTTACTTCAGAACGCAAGAAAATACTGGTATTCATTATACCAGATAAGTCCCTACAACGAACAATAAGAGCCCCTAGAGCCATTTTTATAGTCACCTCCTATCGTTTTATTCGAGCGACTTTATATCGCCCTCTTCATCAGAAAGTCAATCTCGTCTTTGGTGTAGGTGAGGATTCCGTTACTTGTGCTAATGCTCCCCAGAACCATAAAGATCCCTCCTTTCGATATAAATTTATATTGTTAACAATAATGATAGCCTTCAATAGCGCAGGTGAGTTCGTCCAAGTTGTACCCGAATCCTGGATAAGTTAAAACACCATCTATGGAAAATTTGCACGTTGGATATCGATCGTAACTTCGTTCTCCAACATAAGGAAGCTGCACACTGGTGTTTCGTGCAATTCTCACACCATCACTAGGCCAAGAGGCTTGAGGGCCTTTGAGGGAATGTAGATGCCGAAGCTTAATATAATCAACATCATCTGGTAATGTTACACTACCTGAATAATTATGACCCGATGCAATATTCCCAGTATACACCAATTTCCCTTCGGGATACGCTTTTCTATTTACTAGTGCATCAATTTCAGCTCTGGTAAAAGGGATGACGCTTGTATTTCCGAGCAACGCACCAATTTCTGCTGGTGCAAAACTAACCATATTTACACTTCCAAGCGCCATATCTTACACCTCGTCCGCAGTATATGCCCACAAAAACTCATGGGGGGGGGGGGGGGGGGCGAACACAAAACCCTTTTTATGATCAATAAACATTTATTGCCTCCTTAACTATCAAAGCAATGGTAACCTTCGATCAATCCTCGGAAATATGCATTATCAGAAGTGCAACGAGGATAAGTCAAAACTCCATCAGAACTAAATGTTACAATGGGACGTCCATCATCAGTACCTCCTGCAGAACACTCAATGGCCACGCTTGTGCCACGAGTAATCTTCGCACCTTCTGCGGGAAAAGTAGATAGTGCTACGGTTGAAGATATTATTCGAAGCCTAATATACGATACATTCGATGGTAATGTAACCTGAGCAGAACCGCTAGTTGTAACAAAAATCGTTTCAGTATATACCAGTATTCCATTTGGATAACAATTGGCTTTACACATTTTATCAATCTTTTCTCGTGTAAAAAACGGAACGTCTAATGTGCCAAGCAACAGTCCCATCTCTCCAGGAAGAAATGACTGAGAATTGGTAATTCCTAGCGACATATTAGACCTCCGAAACTTTTTTCGCCGAATCTACAGACGGACCGAATAATGATACTTGTAAATTGATAACGCCTTCAGGAACTGTTTCACTCTAAAAAGTAATGCTTCCGTTTTTAGTCTCGCATACGCCAGCAAGACCGGCTGTAATAGCAGTACTAAACGTCTCTGGCGTTGGAACAGCAAAGGGGATCGTTGCCACTGTTGCGCTTGGAAGCTCTACAATACACTGGTAGTTATATCCAGCCATATCAACATGCTCAGTCCAGTTTTCTTTTGAAATCCACCCATCTGTATTTAATGCAATCGTCCAAATCCCAAGGTATCCTCCAGCAAACCCCTCTAGGGGAGTCAATCTATCACCCACGGCCTTAGCGTCAGCGAATCCACCATCTACTGTAAGAGTTTTATCTGTTTTGATATTTTTCAATTTGTCATCGATTTCTGCCTTGGTGTAGCGATCACTGAGTCCTTGGCCGGTAGCGGCAGCATCTGCTGGCGCACCAGAAATCGTTAAAGTTGGATCTGCGTTTGCAAACTCTTTAGCTTCTTTTGCGGCTTTCTCAGCAGCCAATCGGTCTCGCTCAACGGAATTGATCCACTCCTCCTCGGTCCCCTCATAACCATGCTGTACAGCAATCGCATATGCAGAATAGGGACCGATTGGAATTACTTTGCCCATGAAAATCACATCCTTTCTGCGCTAGGCATAGTTAGAATTGTGTAGATAGTTAATTTAACATTGCGCATAACTTTTCATACTCATCTTTTGTCAATCGGTCACCAGCATAGAAAACATCTAACTTTTCACGCAAGCCCTGTGTTTTCCCTTTGTCAATAAGACGAGCACAGACATTATAAAGTTCCATCATGACACCTCTTTCTTTTACGTTGATAATTCTAGCAGGGTCAATCTATATTCTTGGTCTACCACCATACTATCCGTATCACTCTGAGCTGCGATCAATAAAGACAGCTGGTCCTTTTCATCTTCAGCAGCTTTTGCGCTCGTCAGCCAACTATCATATGCGGCTGCGACATCTTTTTCAAGATTAGGATACCACGGAACTACCAACTGATATTCGTTATATGTCCAACCAGAGACTGTTGTCTTATCTACAGATTCTTCATACGGCTCCACATTTGCAAATAGCCGCACCAGAGCCATACCGGGTTTCTGTGGATGAGGTTCGGCAGTACAAGGCATTTTTGGTTTTACACTTGCAGTCACTTTCATACTACTCCTCCTTTTATGATGAAGATGATTCGTCTGGTGGGACAAAGAGGAGGCGAGCGCCGACGTCTCCGTTCGTGTAGGACGAGCCGTAGTAACCGAAGAAGCAGAATAGGCCCGCATTCGACCCGTAGTTCCAGCTGCCGCCCACATACATCACAGTCCAGCCGCTCGAATACCACGAGTAATCCGGGATGTAAGTAGTCGCGCTACCTCCAGCGGATAAGGGGTAAATAGCCCACGTGGCAGTCGTGGACGCTCCGAGAGCGCTGATGCATCCGCTGGAAGTGGTTCTGGTGCCTGCATCGGTGTATCCAGTGGAGATATCATCGGCATACTTGGTTGGGTCAGTGCAAACATAGACCGTATTGTTGCTGAAGTTTACTCCGTCCACCCAGTCAATGACGTTGCCCCACGGATTTTCGATATATCTGTATTGAACTGCAGTTGCGCCATCCGTCCCGGAAGCTCTGCCAGTATGAAATATCATGCTATCAGTGCCACCGGATGAAATCGCCGCGCTGCTACTAGTGTTACCCTTGCCGATTTTGCTCTGGCTGTCCCAATCGGCATACTCTACAATATAGAGCAACCCAATAGCGCACCAACTCGCGTAGTCATATTCGTACCAACCAGCGCCTTTATTTTTGGCGTTATTTCGTGCAGTAGCTCTAGTGATACTTACCACTGGAGCTTTTCCTGTGCAAGAAGTGCTATTACTATCAGTGTTATATCGCCCAACATATCGACCAGACCCAGGATGCTTTTCGAAGCCGCTTTTTTCCTTGCTGGCGACGTAGAAGTAACGCTTCTTTCCAGTGGCATCGTCAATGATTTTATAATAAAACTCAGGAATAAACACCACCACATCTGCATCTGAACGAGTAAACCCATCCTCTCCAAATTTGGGACCAATTTTACCAGAGACGATATTGTACTCTTCCATCTTTCTCCAAGGCATATATGAGTCAAATGGACTGCTTCCACCGTCAGCCCCCACGGCAGGGGACGGCTCTGTCGTAATATCTATGTTGACCAAATTGTTGGGGTCATTAGCACTGGTCAAACGAGTACAAGCGGTAGAACTGTTATCATAGTTCCAACATACGCCTTCGATAGTCAAATACCCCATCGGAACATCATAGTCTTTCCCGAGTTCGACATTGATGCTTTTTTCAAGCCAGTCATCATCAAGAGTTGCTTTAATATCCCATCTTCCAGCCCGAGGCAATTTAACAATAGCTTCTCCAGTATCGCCAACCATAGTATTTATGATAATATCACCACACGAGAACTTTAAGTTACTTCCTGCGTCGGTAGATACAGTTACCTTTGGATAGATAATGTCGCCCACCGTTTTAGAATCAGCAAACCCGCCTTCCACACTCAGTGTTTTGTCGCTCACAATACTCGCGATTTTGTTATCTACCTCTGTCTTGGTATACCGGTTGCCAAATTCACGATCGACCTCAGTTTTGGTATATCGCTCATCGAATTTCTGACCAGTTATCTTGGCATCCGCTGGAGCGCCGGAAATTGTCAGTGTGGCATCAGCGTTGATATATTCTTTTGCCTTTTCAGCAGCCGCCTCCGCAGCCAATCGGTCTCGCTCTACAGATTTGAGCCAGTCTTCCTCAGTACCTTCAAACCCGTGCTTTACGGCAATCTGATAGGCGCTATAGGGACCGATAACGACTTCTCTATAATTTTTCAAGACAACACCACCTCCAGATTTCCATGTCCATCGTCACGCATTGTTACGTTATCAGCGACACTATCTGCAACATACAGAGTCAAAATTCCGCTATCATCATTATCATCCAGCCAGATCCATCCTTTTGTAGCGATAGTTTGGTCGGCTTTTTCAGCAGCCTCCTGTGCTTCTCTCAAGGAAGCCAATGCTTCAGCAGCACTTTTGGCGGATGCGGTTTCTGATGCTTTAGCAGCAGTTTCACTTGTCTTGGCAGAAGTTTTACTATCAGCCGCAGCATCTCGGTGCTCACGAGCGGTATTCATAGCCGTTTGAGCATCATTCATGTGAGCCTGCGCATTACTTTCTGATGTAGCAGCATTCTTGGCACTTACTGCAGCCGCATCCCGACTTGCCGCTGTGTTTGCAATACTGTCATTCGCTCTTCGCTCAATGTCCGCGAACCGTGAAATCATTGTTTCGACAGCGGTGGGGTCAACTGGCGTTCCTTCTCCGGTGGTATTCAGACTATTCTTGATGGGCAATGTGGCAGGGACAGTGTTGAAATCGTAAGCAAATTTCGGCTCGTCATTTTCGGTTTCGATACTATAAAACCGTACTGAGAACACTAAATCACCGGCATATTTGGTGGCATCGCTCAAAACAGTCCAGCCAAAAAGTATCTTTCCTGGAACAGTATCAATGTCCAATTTAGTGATAGGGAAGAAGCCCTCGTTTACATCACCATTTGGGCCAACGGATCTGAACTGAATAACACATATCTCGTCACTCAAATCGTGCTGGTCAAAATAACGGTCGATTTCGAAATAGACAGTTTCAGCGCCATGGTCATTTACAACGCTTAAAAATGAAAAATCATCAGGAATGCTTATGGTTCTGCTATTAGCGTCGATAATAAATCTTGGCTCCTCAGAAGGGAGCATCACAAGTTCTTTTAGGTTGTCTTGATTCTGGATGTCTTGTAGGCGCTGCATGTATTCATGAGAAGAAGTGATCATGAATTATCGACCTCCTTCAGCATCTGAACATTGACTTCTGACATCTGCACTACACCCTGATAAAGAGCGAGTGTCTTATTATAGATGTCCGCCGCATTCCGATTAAATTCTTCAAGCATGGCGATTTGAGCCTTGAAATTATAGATGTCATTTTTGATATTCAGTGCAAAGCAGCCGGTTGACAAAGCAATAGTTTCTGTGGCAGGATCAATACCCATAATGCTAACAGAACAGGGACCATCACAAATCTTGACAGGAGTTGCCATGTCGCACTCGTAGTTGTAATAGTTGGTACTTGTGCTGTTGACCTGCTTGAGCCCAACGATATCCAGATGATTTTTCTGGTCTTTCAGAATCAGATAGAGCCGCAGTTTGACATATTTTTTATCAAGAAAGAAGGTGATCTCATCAAGACTGTATACTTGCGACTCTGAAAATTTAGTAGCCTTGAAACCTTCGTTAGAATAAATAAGGTTCATAAACACCTCCATAAAAATAGCGCCCATCGCTGCATAGGATGAGCGCATAACACATTATAATAAATAGTGGAGTTAACCACTATCAAAATAATCCATTGTCAACCTCCTCGTCATCGTACCAGATGCCCGGGTTGGCGATCAGGTCGCCGGTTCACTGCTCCACTCTCTGCGCAGGGCCTCCAGTGTAGTCTGCATAGAGCTGTTTCCTGCTGCCGCACCCTCAAACAGGGTAAGTATGAGGGTTTTGGCTGTGTCTGTAAATCCCGGACCAGCGTCACCCTTGAAATCGCCGTTGACGATACCATCCTTCAATTCTTGTAATTTATCAGCAGCTGCTTTTGCAGCGGCAATAGCGTTTGTAGCATTTGTGGCGGCAATATCAGCATATTGAGAAGATATTTTAGCACTGGATTCGGCTGATTTTACGGCCGAATCAAATTTTACCGTTATTGATTCCACTTCTTCAGCTTTATAAATAGGAGAGGAATTACTAGTATTGAGTGTGTCAAGAACAGGCAAGGACGCCTCTAGTGTATTAAAGTTGTATTTAAAGGTCGAAATATTGCCGATACTTTCAATACTATAGAATCGAACCGAGAATGAAACCGTAGCTGCCTCGGCTGTCACAGTATTTCGAATTGTCCAGCCAAAAATTATTTTTCCGGGAACAGTTGTAATATCAATCTGAGTAACAGGGAAGAATCCTTCGCCAAGTTCAACTCCAGTAGATCCCACCATTTTGTACTGGACGATACAAGTCTCTTCACTTAGATCATGGTCGTCGAAATAACGGTCAATCTCGAAGAAAATGGTCTCTGCATTATGATCCCCTTTAACACCAAGAAACTTAAATGCCACAGGAATCGTAATGGCACGAGTATCAGCGTTGATAACAAAACGAGGCTCTTTCTTGGTATTGATTGATAACACAGAAACGCCGCCCATATTTTGAATATTAGCAAGGCGTCTCATGTAATCTTCTTGTGTAGTGGTCATTTTATTCCTCCTTTCTCATTTTTATAGCAGCTGCTTTTTGTAACTCGAAAAGTTCGGCAGCCGATTTTTCATCAAGAATATCGACTACTTCGTTATATGGCATATAAATCACGCGCGGCTCAACGTCTCCAAGTTCGACAAATCTTTTGTTTGCGTAATAGTACGAGGCAAGAACACGACCCTTGTGTGCTAGACAAATATTTGTACTGCGATGATTCGGAGTACCGAAGCATTCATAGTTATAGCCGGAGCAACCGCCGCAACCCATCGCCACTGGGCATTCAAAACACTCTTTGGTTGACTGACTTTCTCGCGTAATAGCGTCCAACATAATCTTAGTATCCTGCTGATGCTTTGTTTTGTACAGTCCATCGAAACAATTACCGAGGCACATCGGCGCGGCTTTCTCTTTGCCGACTGAAATAGGAGCATAGCGAATACACGGATAAGCTTTACCGTCAGGGGCAAAAGAAAGCATTGAACCAGTGCCACCACAGTAATTGCTATTATCGTTCGGAGACACGGGATGTCCAGTATCGTCGTTCAACATTGTAATATAAACGTCGCTTTTATTCTCGATAAGCCAATCGGACAAGTCTTTTAACGCGAAATAGATTCCCGCAGCGTCATCTCTTGTATAAACTGGCTCATATGCAAAATTACAATGAATGATTTTACAGCCCTCGTTAATCATCATCTTTACGCTGGGATAAATGTACTTAACAGAATCAGGCACAAATGTCATTTTCGAATTATCCCAGCCATACTTTTTCGCATCCTGAAATGCGGCGTATGCCTTGGAAAACGAACCGACACCATTTATGTCAACGCGAAAAGCGTCATGCAATTCTTGGATTCCATCAATGGAGACAGTGACGCCCATGACGTCATGATACTTTTTGATAAGATGCTGGGCCTCGGGTGTAAACCATGCTTGTCCATTCGTGGTAAAACTAATACGGGACAGAACTGCCAGCGGATTTTTTCGCAACCAGCACTGTTCATAAAAATAGTCACAAATCTGCTCGATCAGGTTGGCTTCCAGTAGTGGTTCACCACCGATAAAATCCAGAACGAGAGCTTTGGTTCCCTGTGTAATGAAATCTCCTTCGTTGCGCTCATACAAATCGAGTAGACAATCAACGATTTTCTTTCCTGTGTCGAGTGTCATTGCGGAGCAACTTTTGCAGTGCTCGTAACAATAAGAGCATCTCAAATTGCAACTTCCTGTCACCTGAAATGTTATATTGCGGGCGGTTTGCTCGTTGTATCCGTTAGTAGAAGAGAATAGCTTACGAATGCGTTCGGCATAGTCGTCTGTAGGGGTAAAACTACTTACCATTCACACTCCACCTCCTGCTTATAAAAATCAAATTTGTAATAAGACGGAATAAATCCAAGCAAACTTTCAAGCAATGTGTTTTTTGCATATGTAAACTCGATATTTGCTTTTTGATAAAGCGAACGGTAATATTCAATCATCTCTCGGTAGTCGCTAGAATTTTCTTCAAAATATTTTCTTGAGATGACCGAGAGCAGAGACTCATAGCTCTTGTTTATATAAAACAGTCGTTCTATCAGCATGGAATCTTTCTCGTTTAATTTAACAGTCTTCTTCATATAGCCCCTTTCCTATGCGATAATTATCAAACTTCTTTTCAAGCTCGGGAAATTCATTTTCAAGGTCTCGCACTTTACTCATAAATTCAATAAAATAATGTACTCGAAAATTTTCTTCAAGTTCAAGTGAAGCCAAAACCGTGTTTGCTACGATATACATGGCCCACTTTTGCTCGTCACTTTCAAGTGGCACATTAAGAATTTTTTCTAGCTTGCTATCAGAGATTATATTGGTATTAGCAATATATTTTTGTGTATTGGGATATACACGGGCAGCGATAGCATAAGAATACAAAATCTTCTCAGAGGTAGTCAGAGAATAATCGCAGCTTTTTGATATAAGGTCAATAACAGACTTTACATAATTCAGCCACCGAGAAAAGGAGTTTTCCTCTAAGCTCGGATTCTGAAGACAAGACAAATATCCAATCCAAAATTGAAAGGTGAATTTTTGAGGGTTTGATTCGTAGGGGGCAGAGAACCCGCCTTCTGGAATCGACATCATTTGAAGAAAATCAAAAAGCACGAGATTCTTTCTATATTCGGAATCCGTGGAGGGGCATTTTATAAAAACAGTTTTATCTCTCTCCATTTTCCCTCCTTAATTGGATTTGACTCCACAACTTCCTTTGCACCATCCTTCGCAACCGCCAGAGCAACCAAAGCAACTACCTTGACACATTCCGTCACAGCTTCCAGAGCATCCCTCACAGCTTCCGCTACACCCATTACAATCGCCTCTGCAACCACCGTCACAGTCTCCACTGCAAGTCCCAGAACAACTTCCACTACAACCAGAACATCCAGAATAACAAGCGGAAGAACACAATCCTGTGCAACTAGAACGGCAACCACTGGAAGATCCGGTTAAACTCTTAGACGATAAATCATTGATTTTAACAAGACAATCTTTCAGTGTTTGCGCATAAATTAAAGATTCTTTATCAGGAGTTGGGGTGTTCCCATCAATAGCATTCAACGGAGTTGCTATTTTCTGAATATGCTCGTATGTGATAAATTTCCCATTCGCTGGAGTTTCAGAAAACTGCTATGTACTCCCGTTGTATGCAGAAAGAGATCCGGTACTATTGGAATTAGAACGACGAGTAATCTCAGTATTGATGAGCTTTTTTAACGAAGTAAAATCTTCTGGACTAATCAGTCCACCCTGTTCAGACATAAAATCACCCCTTTACTCGCACACGAATGCGACGCTCACAGAATAAATCATCGCCCTCGACTGCATAACCAACAACAATATCCGGCGAAACGATTTCTCCATCTTCAACAGCACGACCAATCCCGGGGACCTTAGAAGGGACAATCAAATCGCCGGTTTTGACTTTTCCGATTACCCGCACCCGCACACGGCCAGCGAGAGATACCGGAATATACTTATCGATATTGTAGTCATCCAAGGAAGAACCGTTGTTTGGTAAATCTCCACCAATGAGCATTGCGTATTCATCCGTGTGAACACCAACCACTCGTTTAGAAGTGTCGTCCGCCCGAATGTATCGCTCTGTCTGGCTATTTGTATCAAGAGCAATAATATCGCCCGGCTGAGTCGCACCACCACGCGGGAACAGCTCCGCATAGTCATTATAAACAGCGCCATATGCTTTGCTAAAAACAGCCACACCAGAATTATTGACGTAATAATCATTAGAGCCGAAAAACAACGTACCACTCATAATTCCGCCAGAGAGGGGGAGGGCTCCAAGGCTGATGCAGGCTTTGATTGCTGTGTCACCACCCGTACCGCCATGTTCAATCGGAATAATACCAGACTGAATATCGGCAGCGTCATGTTTATGACTCTCGGTAGTTGTTCTTAGCTCTTCGACAGAAGCACGAATATCTGCATGAGAATGCTTATCTGTATTGTGAGTTTGAATTGTTTCATCAATATAATTTCTGGCGTCAGCAATATCATCAGTATAATCTGTGAAATCAGTTGGCAAAGTCCCTTTTAGTGTTTTTAAGTTTTCTACAATCTGCAGACTTTCATCGCGCTTCTGACTGGCAATATCACTGCTCGCTTTAGCCGCAACCTCTGATTCTTTAGCTTTATCCGCACTGTTCTTGGCAGCATCTGTAAATCTTTTAATATACGACTCTATCGTACTTGTGAACATTCGCTCTACAGCCATAATAGAATGCTTCAAGCGATTGATAGTATCGGCATTGATCAATGCATTTCGAAGACGAGGATTTGAATTCAGTACAGCTTGTGCGTTAGTGTAATTGCCATTTTCCATCGCAGCACGATACTGATTTGCCGCGCCAATCAAACTAGAAGAAATATCTTCAGAGTTCGTCCAATTATCACAGCTTGCTGGAAAGTTTGTGTATTCAAGGTCGGCATATTTCCCGTCTTCGTTTAAAATCCAATCACTCAAAATTTTCCCTCCAATCAATATTTGTTTTTGACAATATAAGGATAATAGGGCCAATAACGGCTCATAGTAACCGTCATAGTACCATCACCCAGCGAAATATCTATTTTCTTAATTAAAAAATCGACGGGCTGATTTCCGGTATTGATATATTTGGGGGTATACGAAATTTTCTGATTAACATCTAACCATGGAATCAGTACACATTCTACAGTTACGTTATCAGTCAAACGGCTAAGAGTCCAGTGTTTGTACTCAGCACAGTTCATGGCGGATTCATTAGTCGTATAATTTTCATAGTCTTCTCCGCTCAGAATTTCATTGCGCCGCCCAAGCTTTTCAATAGTAAACCGAGAACTATTTATCCAATTAACATCCGATGCGTTTGACAGGCAAACATATCGAATGTACTTGCAATTTTCAGCCTCTTTATCTTTTTCTTTCTCTTCATCAGTGGGTTCCTTATCAACAAGCTTGACCATAACATGGATTTGTTGTTCCCCTTGATAATAAAAGTGCTTAGTATTAGAATCATATTTAACGACAATCATAGTGTCTTTAGGAATTGTTGTCCCATCAATCAAGACATCGTTTCCTTGATCGTCAACATTACGAGCATACAAATCGTATGTTCCGTAGCTCAATGATTTAGTAGTCGTTGTAAGATTCCCGTTTGAATCAGCAGACTGCACAGTTAAACGGAGCGAGACAAGGATTTTTACGTTCTTCTTAAAGCCAGTTGTGGGAGTGGTAAAAGCGACCGTCAGTTCAGAAGGGGAGTCCTCCATGGATGTAAAGGTAGCGTTTGCAGTAACGGTAGTCGTATCGCCACTAACAGAAAAAGTTGTTTTGTCTTTCGCAGAAAAAGCATCGTATTCAACTGACGCTCCCCACAGCTCGACACAATTACGAATCTGGGAATAATCGTATGTACAGTCTTCTGAAATGACGAGATCTTCAAAATCGGTAGCGCTCATAATTGTCAAGGCATCATATCCGGTAGGGATCTCAGAGCAGATAAATGTAGTCCCGTCAAAATACATCTCAAATGGATAATGCAAATCACGCAGTTCAGTAAGTATCTGCCAGATAGTCGCGTCAGTGTCATATTCAAGGTCATACGGGACACTCCGGTTCCAATATCCAACGACGCAATCCTCCATACCACTCAAGCGAAATGTTTTTGCGATTGCGTTACCAATGTCTGAACCAACAGGTATTTTTGTTTTCTGACCTGTTAAAGTACCACCAAGCGTTCCATCGAGCTTTGCGACTAGGTCTACGCATGAAATACTAAGGATATGTTCAGTGCTGCTGTATTTGAAACCGTTCTGATTGAAAGCGTATACTCCTTGAGAATACCAATACAATTTACTGCTAACTGACTCCATGCCGATATAAAGTCTTACATATTTGTTGGCCTATTCATCTCCAAACATAGAAGAAATGTCTTTATTTCCCTCCAAATATATAGAAGCAGAAAAGGTCCGTCGAATATCTGCGTCTGAATCGATAGAAATAGAACCGTCAACAGTTAAACCTTCAAGTGAATTTAGAAGATTCATATCAGTGTCGAGTAATTCTATCTTACAATAGAGATGTTTAACACGTGTTTTAAGCAATGCAAGCTCTGCTTGTGAAGGAGCATAGTTTTTCATGGCACACCTCCATCTATCGTTATGATGTCGTAACAACTACAGAACATGTGGCAATCAGATTGTCCATAGTCGCAGTAATTGTTGTAGACCCAGGAGAAACTCCTTCAACCACGCCTTTATCAGTGACAGTCGCAATTTTCGTGTCCGCGCTCTTCCATATGACAACATTCTGAGAAGCACCTGATGGATAAGTTGTATACTCTAACTTGTGATTGTTGCCAACGCTGAGCGTAAATTTGCTCTCAGTTAGACTAAAGCTTTGAGCAATAATGCGAACTCGGGTTGCAGATGCGATAATTGTGACATTGCCATAAACAGAAGGAATATTGATTTCGTGACTTACTTTACCGGTGGATTCATCAATACGCTTAATATAAGTCGTGTTTGTGACGTTTAAGCCGCCCATAAAAACGACAACGCCACTGATTTCGTAATCTTCAACAGAAGAAAGAGTGGCGGTATATGGTTTGCCTTCGGAGATGGTAGTATCCGTGTTGTCTGAATCGACATAGTAGAAATTGTTCGTGATATTGTAGGTTTCTTCTCCGGTTCTACGTGTCCTCACGTTCACAAAACCATTATTCAGCATATCGTTGTCATCGTTAACGCTTCCAACCTCCGTAAAGTCAAAGCTTAAAGTAACCTTGTCAGGATGTTCAGAATTCGAAGATTTGACGTTGCCATCAATAGCAACCATCCAGATGCGGCCATCTTCAATTTTCAAAATTTTAGCACCGCCATTCGTGAGCCAATCAACCATATCTTCACGATACCAATGACTATGCGCCACATCGAAAGTATCATTTTTTAGATACCGAATAGCTGTACCAGAAAAAGAGCCTGAAGTATAGTTTGATTTGCCTCCGAAAAATACGAATGGATATTTACGATTTAAGGTTGTCACAACAGATGATTGACGATTTCGATCGGTTTCAGTGATTGAAGGGTCGAGCAAAATATGATAACTTACAGTTCCATCTGTGATGATAGCTCCATAAAATTTACTTTGAACAGTTGTCTTAATATATGGAAGCTCTGTTCCGTCACTAAGAACGGGGACTAAAGCGTACTCGTACTCCGTTTCTCGCCCACGTGCAAAATAATCGTTGTAAACAAAATTGATATTTCCATGTCCGGCAAGCTGCTCATAAAGCAAGACCCACGGTTTTTGATCTGCCCCGATTTCGCGGCGCTTCAACTTGATTTCGTGCAGATCCGAGCCATATTCAAAGTTGGAGCCACCAAGAGTTTTTTGATTAAAATCAGCAAAAAGCAGAGTATCTTCCGTCCATTTCATACCTGAATCATAAAAGGTGGAGAACTCGTCAGGAGCCCCTGAAAGATAGACACCGTCGTAAATACCGTTTTGAATCACAAATCCTGCCAGAGAAGGGTTCCCAGCACAAGGGGAGGCGTCAGAGCCAGTTCCGAACAAATCATATCCCAGAAAGTTCATTCTTCCACCTCCCTAATCGTAATATCATAAGCATTATCTTTATGCTGCAGGCAAATCAGTACGTCCATACTAGTTCGCTTTATGTAGTTGCTGTCAATAAAATAAACGTCGGAATATGCAAAACCGCCATCCTCGCGAATGATTTTCAGCATAGCATAAAAATATTCGGACTGGTTGGCGGGAAGATAGCTTTCGTAAGGAAGTTTAGAAAAAGCTCGAATATTAGTGGAAATAACGCCTCTATATATCATTCCATCCTGATCGAACGAGAATTCTACGATGTTTTTTCGAACGACAGGACGAACCTTGAATGCCATCGCATAGTCTTTGACATTATAGAACTCCATTTGATACGGAATATCAAACGTGACTTTTTCACCATGAGTCAAATCCACAGCATAACCACCAGATGATGTTACATAAGAAATCTGGTCTTTTGTTATTCCAGAAATATCAGCAAGATGGCTTGAAATAGCAACATATCCGTCACTTAATTTATTCTTACACTGTAAAAAAGTGCCTCCTTCTGCGCTCGCATAATATTTTGTTTCGAACTGAATAAAGCCAGTGTCCAAAGAATAACCATTACGAGTTGTGCCAGTTCCACGAATATAAAACACGGTTCGATTCTCCAAACCGTTTACTGTAAAAGACGCTCCTACAGCTCCATAGAATACTGCAGATTCGTTAATCAGATTCTTGCTTTCATCGTATAAATGATACTGGTAGGTACTTAATGTTTCACCCTGTACGGTTACATACTGATACGCTAACAGAAACAAAATCGAGGAAGTAGGGATAATATTTTCCGTATTAGAAGAAAGCCCGTCGAAGCTCAATATTGGTTTTTCTTTGCACCAAAGAGGAATAGGGTCACTGAAATCACCATATTCGTCTTCGCCAGAAAGTCTGACCTTGACGCGGATAGTATAGTTACGAGACTGATTGTCGAGCCAATCTGACGAAGTGATTTTATAACCATAACCAAGACTAGCAGTGAAACCGGTCACAGCGTTTGTAACACTTCCGAGCAACTTGTTGGTCATGCTGTCATACACTTCATAGCAATACGTGGTCGTTGCCTTTTCCAGCGCGGCAGTCTTCTCTGCTACATTGTCTTTGTCATCCCAAATCTTTCCCTGAACATCATGCATGGCCCAGCCGACAAATGTGCTTGTTTTACCATAAGTTTTCTTTAGTTCGGCCTCACTCCAACCAGCGATAGCGCTGACATCACAGGCGGACAGGGGAGCACCATCAAAAGTGTCTCCTTCAACCGCAGCAATCATTTTTTTGACAGTGATGGCACTACCACCAACCGTCTCTGAAATTCCTTCCGCATCAACGGACAAAATATTTGCAGCCACAAGGCCATTGGTCATAGCAGTTGCTTTTGTTTTGACATCAGATAAATATTTTGAAATTTCAGATCGAGTTAGCGGGATAAGTTCGCTATTATCAGTCTGGAACAGAGGAGTGTACGCCACCTGTAGACTGCCCATTTTATCATCACACCCGAGAACGGTAGAATAGTCGCCCTCAGAAATGATGGTTTCGTTCGCATTCATCTCGTTCACGAAGGTCTGATACTTTGCAATATTTTCAGCTGTCCATACAATTCGAGCACGATTGAGATTGTCAATATTCCCATAGGTCTCGACACCACGGCTTTTAATAGCAGCGATAGTAGTCTTCTGCTTCTCAATGGCCTGATCGTATGCTTTTTGAGCATTATTATATAATGTACCGTCATAGGTGGTTGCCACCTTAAAATATGCAGTAGTCCCTTCGTTTGCATCAAAAACAGAAATGGGGGACAGTATAGGTTTCGCCAAGGTAGAATCACCTCCTAAAATTAAAAAGCCGCACTTGCAGGGTTATCCGTCATTGGCGGAACTACCTGCATTTTGCGCGGCTTAGAGTTTATGAAGAATCAGCGTATTGTAGTTGCTTTGAGCAGCAGTTACCGCAACCCGTTCTCCAACCTTGAAGAACTGACTGGATTTAATCGTGTATTCCTGTCCAGCAGAAGTTACGATGTATTTTCCGTTGCTGGTTCCTGTTACAACACCAAAGAAGGTCTTGTCAAACGAAGCATCCTCAACAACACGTCTGGCAGTATCGCAAATCATCTTCGCGAGTTCACTGACAGCTTTTCTTGAATCAGTCATTTAACGCACCTCCTTATCGTTTACTATATTCCTGATAAATCGCATTAGGCAGACCCTGAACGATTTCACGAGCCAGACCATCAGCGTCTCCAATCGGCTTCTGAACATAAATGTCGCCAATGCTGATAGACGGAGCCTGACTGCGATTCTGAACATTTGCGGTAAGACCGCCGTTCTTTGCAAGCTGCCTCTGGAACCATGCATCAGGATTACCGCCCAAATCAAAGAGCTTAGATGTAATATCAGCAGGAACAACGCCGTCACCAGTCTCAAGATAGGTATAGCGCCCAGCTTCAGGCTGGCGGACGATAAGTTCCTGGCCCTTCTCATCAACATTATAAGTACCAGACTTGTTAATGCTGCGAGAACCGGTAGCTTTCTTACCTGTGATTTTATCGACTTTGTCTTTAACCCAATTCTTTGCCGAATTAGTCTTCTCAGAGACGGCCTCTTTGATATTGTTGTAAGTCTCTTTCACTTTATCAACAATTTTTTCAGCAGTCTCTTTGGGATGAGTCACTGCGTCTTTAGCTTTAGACGCGACTTCCTTGCCTTTGGTGTATGCATCTTTTGCAGCCGCCGCAATCTCTTGAGCCGCTTCCTTCGGATGAGTGACCGCCCAAGTGACTTTTTTGCCGGTCTTGACTGCGCTTTCAACTGCTGAAGCAATCAGTTCTGCCGGATGAGTGAGTAGATGCAATGCCTTTTGAACCATGTTCGGGTCATTGGATTCATTGTATTTTGTCAGCTTGTCCACAGCGGAACCGAGAGAGTGCTTGTTTATCCACGCACCAAGCTTGCTGTTGGAAAACTTCTCGAAGAGCCCTTGGATAGTTTTCTTGACCTTGCTAAAGCTAAACGATGCAGAAGGTCCAACATTGGCATCCATTGAATTGCCATAGTAGCCACCACCGCCAGACAAACCAGGAGCCGGAGTGGTATTCATGGTGTTTTCAACTTTTGGTAGCCAACCAGATATAACATCGCTAATATTTGACGTATCTGCATTGTAATCAGCAAAAATGGTCTCAAACAGCTTATTGATTGCAGTAGAAGCGTCCGTAGACATGTCGGGAGACAGGGAATAGAGGTTGTCCCATCCATTCTTATACACGCTACCCATGCGCTGGAACATTTCAGCACAAATAGTTTTGATTTGGTCGTCGGTTAGATTCTTATTGCCAAGGGCAGAATCCATCGAATTAGAAATCATGCTGCCCATCCGGTCAAAGATGGTACTACCGATGGTGTCAATCTGCTCTTCAGACAGTCCGGCATTTTTGCCAAGCCGCTTCCACACTGTATCAAACTTATCACGCAGACGCTTCATCTGGTTGTTCGCCAGACTCTTCGTAATAGATATCAGGTCACCCTTGGTTTTGGCGTTCTTCAGGTCGTCAATAGGCAGAGAACCGACCGAATTGCTGGATTCTTTCATGGCATCAGATAGCCATTTCTTTGGATCTTTGCCGATTTCCATCAGGTTCTCTGTAGTGTCAGCCGGAATAACGCCATCGCCCTTTTCGAGATAAGTCATTCGACCCTTTGCGGGATTACGAACAATTATCTCTTCGCCCTCTTCGTCAACATTGTACGGAGCTGCTTGGTCGATATGCTTGTCACCCTTAGCACGGCCCCAGTTCCAAGGCCAGATTTTCCAAGAACCAATGCCCTTCTTTTTAGAGCCGCTATCGCTTGAACTCTTACCCCAGTTCCACGGCATAAGTTTGCTGATAAAGCTACCAACACCCTTTACCGCCTTGCTGATAGTAGAGCCGATGCCCTTTACTACATTAGTGATACCTGCGCCGATTCTCTTAATGCCAGTAGTGAGGCTTCCGCCACCGATCGCGCCGACAGCGAGCGTACCACCAAGCAGGATCTTGCCGATGACAGGAATATGACTGACCGCAGCCGCAATAGTTCCGGCAACACCCGTACCACCTGTGGTACCAATAACGGTGCTGACAGTCTTACCAATTCCTTTGAAAATACCAGCAATACCAGAGAATAGCTTGGTTTCACCCAATGTAGTGTTACCGAAAATTGAGCTAAGCCCGCCAACCGCGTTTTTGGCAATAGATGCGACTCCACTGAACCCTTTTTGGAAGATAGACTTCAATCCGCCATTTCCAGAGAAGAGTCCCTGCGCAGATTTAGCTATAGACGGTTTTGCGGCATCCAGTCCAGTAGTGATGCCATCACCGACGCCAGACTTTATGACTGGCGCAATATCGGTTGTAAGTTTACTACTAGCACTGCCATCGCCGATTCCAAGGGCGCTCTTTCCTGCATCCTAGAGACGGCCCAAGAATCCCTTGCCGGAACTCTTATTGCCGAAGGAACCGAACATATTCTTGACACGATTGAATAGGCCGGTAATGCCACCGCTCTGAGTAGTCCCAGTGCTTAAACCATTTAGAACGTCGTTCAGTTTAACCAGAGTATTAACCAAATTGGTCAGATTGGTGACGACATTGTTGACATTAGTTGCGCCCTGAATTGCCTTCATGCTGGCGATGACATTATCTTTGTAACCATCAAGACCAGCGGTCATCTGGTCGAATGTCATGCCTTGAATCTTCGCGGCATATTCCTGTTTCTTCTGATAGTCTTCGTAGCTGGAACCAATCAGGTTGATCAGTTCAGTGTACTTATCCTTCAGCTTGTTCAGTTTATCAATCTCGTCGTTTAGGGCATCCTCGCGCTATTTAGAGTTGAGATTGTCACGAGCCTCTTTAATGGCGGACTCATCAGCCTGCCACTCATAACCATTAGAGGTGTAGACACGGACGGTTTTCTGAGTCTCGGCTTTTTCAAGCTCGGCTTGCAATTTTGCTAGTTCGATAGCCTTTTCTTGCTCGTCGTTTGCGTCCTGAAGAGCTTCGATTCGTTTATCAATCTCTTCAGTCATGGCATCGCCATAAATCTTGAGGTCGTTGGAATTGTTATCGTTGAACTTATTAAAAACATCAAGCAGGGAAGAGAAGAGGTCTTTCAGATTAGAGAAGATAGTTTGAAGGGTTTGAGCCTCAGTGCCCATGCCTTTCATGTGGTCAGTGACATCCCAAGTGCCATCGGCAACCTTTTGAAGGATTTCAGCATAGCGCTTGCCAATATCAGTGCCTTCATAATCAGCGGCGAGTTTTTGTAGCTGTGCAACATAAAGCGCACGGAACGCCTCTTTATTGAACACAAGCTTATCACCCTGAAGCTCAAGGCAAGCTGTGTACTTTACGTCAAGCCCCATTAACTTCTGGATTGAATCTTGACTTAAATCACCATAGGCGTTATATTCGTCCACAATATCGGACAGGTCATTGAATGCACTTTGGAAGTTGTCCATCCGATTATTGATGTTTTCCAAAGTAGAACCTATGCCGTTGATATATTCCTCAATACTGATAACATTGTTCTTAATCTTATCCTCGGCGTCTCTAAAACCTTGGGCAAGATATTTTCCAGCTTTACCGCCAGTTTGTTCACAAGCAGTAGCCATACCATCAAGCTTTTCGAGGAACATCTGCTTAAAGGCATCGCTGTTATAATCAACCAATCCAGTTTCGGGATTTAACGCTCCAGCAAACCGTTCAGCCGTAAACAAATCAGTGTTATCATACAGATCACGAATTGCCTGATACTGTTTGTCAACACCATCTGCATCAAGAGCGCCAAAAGGATTCTCAATCTTATTCTTACCGATATCAGAAAGACTGGAAAATGCGGATTTTATAGCGTCCGTCTTTTCCTTGGCTTCGTCCATCGCGGTGCCGTAGCCCTTGATGGCATCAGTCAACTGCTCGAAAGAGATGGTTGTTGAGTCTACATTCTGATCAAGATAATTCAGAATTTTATTCATCTCATCAGCTGATTTTCCGCCATCTTTTGCGGCATTCGCTTCCTTGAGTTGTTCCTTCACAAACTTACGGAACTGCTCTACATTGATTTGGAGCTTATTGCCCTGCTTTGTCAGACAGGCCGTAAACTTATCGTCCAGACCAACCAAAGACTTTGCTGTGTCAGCACACAGATAACCATACTGGTTATACTCCTTCATTGCCTTATTTAAGGTATCGAAGGCAGAAGCCACATCAGTTACAGATTTGGCAGTATTCTTATTCCGGTTCTTGGTTTCCTTATCAAAACCATTCATGTGCTGACGGAACTTATCCGAATTGCCCATGATTTGGTCAACAGTTGCGTCCAAAATATTTAAACCAGAAGCAAGGCCAGCATAGACTTCCTTAGTCCTTTCTGGGTCAACAGACCATGCTGCATCTCCATTTGCCAAGAACTCCTGTGCTGCAGCGGCTGTCATAGATGCTTTTGCAAACTCGCCAAGGGCAGGACAGACCCGTTCAGTCAAAGCTGTTGCTTGGTCTTCTGTTGCCTTGGTTGCATCCTCGACAGCATCCTTCTTTTCGCCCTGAGCAATCTTTGCAAGCTCCGCATTTGCCTTCTCAACAAGAGCCATGGCCGCAGACTGATACTGAGCAGCAATCATACCCTGATACTTCTCGGTATTCACCTGAAGCTGACCATCAACGAGTTCGAGACAACTCAGATACTCGAAGTCTTCATTAAGAAGGGTTTGGAGTGTGTCTGCACTCAGATAGCCATATTTATTGTATTCATCAATAGCGGTGGTCGCATTCTTATAAGCAGTCTGAATCTCATCAATCTTAGAGGAGACATCCTCCATCTTCTGGGAAGCTTGTACTACCGCGTCAACACCATTTGCAGAAGACTGAGCTACAATACCAACCTGTACGAGAGCCTGAGTAAAAGCGTTCACGCCATCTGTATCGGCAGAGAAATCCATATCTGTCAATGCTTTACGAAGTGCCGCCAAGGCTTGCGCCTGTTCGTCAGTCAAGCCTTCATTCGTGCCCCATAAGAGATCGTTTAGTTTGCTTGCATCAAAGTCATCAATGGTATTTTTTAGAGTTTCGATTGCAGAATTGACCTTATCGAAACTATAGCTTACGTCCATACCATTGCTTTTGCCGTCGCTCCAAAAGTCAATAGCTTGGAGTTTTCTACGAGCATTTACATTCTCATTGACGGCATCAGTAGAATCATTGTAAGCATCTGCATCATCCTGAAGCGCGGCTTGCTCATCCATTAAATACTGATAAACAGTATGGTAAGCACCACCTGCGGCTCGTTGTGCCTCAGTCGTATTCTGAACAATGTAATCCAGAGCCTTTCCAAGTTCGGAATAATACTTTGCAATAGAATCTGGGTCGTTCAAATTCTTTACGCCGAAATTGCCGCTCTTGTTGAAAACATCAATTCCAGCATCCTTTAACTCATTCATAATGCCAAGGTTAGCATTTGCAGAAATAGAACTAAAGAAATGGGAACGATTATTATCCTTAGCGGTCTTAACAAGCTTGTTACCCTGAGCGTCTTTAGACTGAATCAATTTAGATTCGGATGCTTTGAGCTGTTCCTCTGTAATATCTTTCAGCAAACCAAGTTGCTCTTCGTATTTGCCATTTTGAAGGTCAAGCTGGTTCACTTTGTTTTCATCAAGAGTTCCCTGCTCTTTAGCGAGAGCTAAAAGCTCCTCTTGAATGTCTTTCGCCTGGTCGAAGTCTTCTGTGTTCCAACCAGACTTGTCACCAAGTTCTTCGTAGGCATCGACTAAATCCTTCAAAGAAGAAGTCGTGTTGTTGGCCGCATCGGCAGCTTCTTTCGTTTTAGTAGCTGCTGTATCAATCCGCTGTGTATAGCTTGTAATCGCACCAATAAGAGAGGAAACTACAAGCCCAGTAACAACACCAAGGGCCATATTCAAAAGTAACGCAGCACCACGAAGAGCCAAAATCTTTAACTTCGTAGCATCAATTTGGGCTTGACCAGAGATTAGCCATTTGATAAAATCAGATATGGAAAGATTTGTCTCGCCCAAAGCCTTTTTGTATGCTTTGTATTGCGCGATTAAGTCAACAAGAGACGCTTTTATTTTAGAAAAGGTCTGAATTTGTAATTTTTGAGTGTTAGCATCTACCGTGAAGAAAGTTAATATCGATTTCGAGGAGAAGAGAAATCATGGAAGAATATGTACGGTATTGCCCATTTTGCGACAAATATTACCATAAAAGAGATTTGCTGTGCGCGTTTTGTTTGAGAGATACTATTCTATTGCCTCAATGGAACGGAATGAACGAACAGAAAAAAATCAATTGGAGGTTTACAAACAGACCCAAAAGAGATATCTCAGAATTAGATCCGAATTTTGTTAAAGAGATGCAAGATAAAGCCAATGTCTTTGACGCTCAATATAGAGCCGATTTGGAGGAGAAAGAGCATCCTAAATATGTTCCAAAGTGTCCTGTCTGTGGCTCGCCAGACTTACGCAAGATCAGTGCAACCTCAAAGGTTCTGGATGTTGCTTTTTGGGGATTTGCCGCTGGCAAGCCAAAGAAAACATATCACTGCAACAACTGTGACTATGAATTTTAATCCTCCAACAAATACAAACTCTCAAAAAAGAAAGATAATATCTAATTTGAGGAGAGAGTTATGAAAAAGATAGGATACTGTCATTGGTGTAACAAATATGCCGATTTAAATTATGGCTTTTGCCCGTTTTGCTCAAGTCAACTGATATCAATCAGTACATGGAATAAAATGACCAACAAAGAAAGAGAAGATTGGTTAAATAGAAATCCTAGACACAACCCTCCTAAAAAAATGTGGGGTGTTAATCTTGACTCCGCAGAAAAGGAAAACAAGCAAGCCCGTGCTCAACTTGAAGAGGAAGCTCGTCTCGCTCAGTACAAGCCCACTTGCCCAGTGTGTCATTGCCCTGACTTAGAGAAAATCTCCGGCTTTGACAAGACTGTGGATATAGCGGTTTGGGGCGTATGGTCGAGAAAGGCACATAAGCAGTTTAAATGCAAAGCGTGTGGATATGAGTTTTGAGGATGTGATGCACTATGTCTTTAGTAATGGCTATCGCGAATCAGAATGGAATTGTTGTTTCAGCAGACCGCAGACTTACCGAGACTCACTTTTATAAAGATCACGAGAGTATTGTTACCCACAAGAACCATTACAGGAAACTATTTGTAACAAATCGTGGTCATGCTATTGCATCTACTGGAACAGCAATCTTTCAGGATGGCACGTCAGTAAAAGATATTATTTGCAAAGCGATTGATGTTTTTAATTCAAAGCCACTGTCTATCGACAAAGAATTTCGACACCTTAAAAGAGAACTCATAAAACATTCTGAATCAAATGATAATGTTGTACTCGTAATTGCTGGAATCGAAAACAACCAGAATGTCGTAATGGTTGAAAATATCAAGAACCCCAAATTTCGGAATAGAGTTCAAGATCAAGACGCCTTTATATCAGCAGGAAACAATAATCTCGTCTCACCAATGTACAACTCCTTCGGCATTGATCTAAACACGTACAATATAGAACGAATGGTTCAATACTTGGAATTTATCAACGAGACAACGGCCAGACTTCAGAAGTTCAGCCCAAATCATCAAACTGTGAGTGAACAGTGTGATATTCTTGTGATTCAAAAGAACTGCTTTTATTGGAAGAACGAACCTTTCGCTCTTGAAGATGATCTGTGATGTTGCAATCTGAATAATAGTATTTTACCTTTTGAGGTCTCGGATATAAAACAAGGATATCATTCATATAAGACCTCCAATGTGGCATTCTGGGGCTTTGCCTCCGGTAAAGTGAGAAAGACGTTCCACTGTAAGAATTGTGGTTACGAGTGGTGATGTATTATGAGTCTCGTGATGGCTATCGCAAACAAAGAAGGAATCGTTGTGTCTGCGGACTGGCGACTCATACGTCATAGAATAGACAATCCGTTTATCGCTATGCCGTCCGACCATAGCCAGAAAGCGTATATTACAAATACAAACCATGTCATTGCGTTCACCGGCGATGCTAGACTTGACACAGGCGAATTTCTAAACGACGTTATCCTTCATACACTTAAAATTACGTCAGCTCAAAAGATGCCTATCCAAGAAGAGCTTGGATTCTTGCTGAATGTGCTGGTGCAGAAAACAGGGAATAGTACTATTTATTTAATCGAATGTGGCATCGAGAATGGCAAAAATGTGATACTTAGAGCAGATACAGGCCATAACAAAATTCAACCGAATACATTGGACGACATTGGTTATGCAGCTAGTGGTGAGCATAAACTTTATCAATCAAAACTCATCAAGCTTGGAGATAATATCCATACACTTAAACTACAAGAAATGGTTGAGTTCCTTCAGGGTATAAACTACGAAATAGCCGAAATTGACAGTTTAGTAAGCCCAAAATGCGATATTATTACAGTTACTTCCGAAGGCGCACAACGTTTATATACACCTGAACGCTACGGGTGGATTGTCGATCCATGAAAAAAATTCACTGACAGAAGTGAATTGGATCAGTTCTTCTTTTTGAGATTCGTAATTCCATACCTCGGCATAAGCAATCGTATCTGCGTTTAATGGAATGTTGGTTCTTGCCCATTCAGGATTAACTGTCCCAAACATAGACAAGTTCTCCTGGTAAGGTTTTCTTTTTCCACATTGATAAGAAAGCAAGTGACTCACCTCCAACAAAAGAAACACATGATTAGAAAGCCCGGCAAACAGTTTAAGTGTAAGAATTGTGGGTATGAGTGGTAAGCTATGCCTAACTAGAACGGAACAAATAAAACACCCGGAAACATGTAGCTTTCGAGTGTTTTTGCATTTGGATATAATAAAAGCTCCCTGTCACACGGACAAGGAGCAAAATTTCTTAAAAACGGGTTCGACTGATTGTTTACTCATCCAATAACTGTTTACACAGTCAATTGTCTGAAATGGCATACTAGAGTTCACTAGCGCCTCGCAACCACAATCCCGTCCTATTCTGGATTTAATGTATCATACAAAAGATTATAGTCCTTTTGTAAGTCGGCATACTTTTTCTTTATACTATCAAGCTCTAATTGCCTTATTTCAGCTTCGGAAACCGGTCGTTTAAACCAAACTTTTCCGCCATATCCTTCACTGTCAGTAAGATTGTGATGTGGATCAAGCCAAACAACATAGAATACAGAATGTTCTACTCCATTAACGATAAATCCAATTACTCGACCCTTTGACTTATTGATTCTAAATTGCCAATACTCATGCTGTTCATCACCATCTGGAGCAGAAGTATTTGTTTTACTCCAATCAATCGGATGTAAATCATGTAATGAAGTTCTAATTTCTGGAATCTTTCTATTGCTGACACTTTTTAAACAATCAAGTAAATCAAGGAACCATGCGCCGCCAACTGTTTTATCTTCTGCATCTCCACCAAGATTAAACAAATCATGACTTCTATCAAAGCAAGCAAAAGAAAAAGTTAAACTATTTTGTTCAGCTTTTGCTCCATTATGTGGAAATACTTCCGTTTTTACTTCCGTGCATTTTGGTACGGGAAGTTTGAATTTAGTCTGCCTGTCCTTGCTCATAGAGTGCTTTGTAAAAATCCCTCATTGCTTTATAAGTGATTACTTCCGTACCGGGTTCCCAAGGCTCAAGACCTTTGCGAGCATTCTGCCACGGAGTTTCAGAATGAGTTGAAGCTTCAAGCTGATCGCCATCGTATGGTCCATAAGTGCTATATACGGAATCAAGAATGTTCAGAACACGTTCATTTAGAATACCCTCGTTAAAATCAACTTTAGGAATAGGCTCCCACCCATAACAAGAATATCGATGGTAAAGATCAGGAATTACAGGACCGTGAACCCATGCCTGAATTTCATTTTCAAACAAAGGACCATCGTCGTAAAGAGCACAGTACCATGCCTGTGCATAATAGCAAAGCTTCTGAAGCTTCTTGTGCGTCATTGATTCTTTACTAAGAAACCAGTCAGATACTTGATTTAGCAGTACCATGCTTACACCTTCCTTCTTTCACTCATAGTATACGCTAAAACACAATCAATAGCAATGGACTTTTCGTGAACATTTAAAACACCCGGCCTCCTAGTAGTAGGGAAGTCGGGCTTAATTCATTATGATGACTGCACAGCAGTTATTTTAGAAGTTCGGCAATCTCTTCGGCAGTCATACCGCTGGCCAGTGCATTGGCAACGAGTTCTTCGGCCTTCTTCTTGTTAGCTTCGACAGCGGCTTTTTTGTCAGCTTCGTCTTTCTTTTCAGCAAGTTTAGCTAACTCTTTATCCAACTTTTTGATTTCAGCTTTCTTGGATTTCAGATCAGCCTTCAAAGAATCGATATTAGCCGCGATAGAAGTAACCTCTGCATTCAACGAATCTTTTGCGGACTGCTTTTCATCGATCAGTGCGGCATAATCGACAGGAGCCGCTGCAATCATGGTAACCTTGTTTTTGCTTCCTTTAGGTCTCGGCATGATAAATACCTCCGTAAAATGAGTTTATACGATTGTATTTTCATTATAGCTTGCGGCGCACTAGCTGTCAATATGAATCATGTCGAATTATAATTTTGAATATTTTCTCCTATTTATATCGCGCCAGAGAATAGCGCGTCTCCTCGTTTCCACCTACTTCTTTAAGTCGTCTGGTTACGTCTGAGGTGGACTTCTGAACTTTCGTCCAGAACTGACTATCCTTCCAGTGGTTGCTCACTGACCCTTTTTAGTCGATGAACCTTCTACTCTCCTACATTATATAATAGGGGAGTGGATCGGCTGCTGACCGCCCATTATAAACGCTACTTAGCACTCAACTATTACCATGTTTTGACAATACGATAAAACCGAGCTTTTATCTCAGCATATAGCATCCATATCCTTGTTTCTATCTTTCGATTCCTATATTATATAAATATAATAATAGGCGATATGGCTCTTAGGGTTTCCCAGCACTCTAGGGGCTATTTTATTTTTACATGGTGCCGCATCCTATATTTTATACACAACAAATATAAGAGGGCATATTAACTTTACCCGCACCATTTTTGAGCTTTCCGCTCATCTGCATTACAGACAACACGCCAGAGATGGCAGCTGTCAGAGTGGGTAATGCACCAGCTGCTTTAACTGCACCATCAGCAATGTCAACAGAAGCAGTCGCAAAGTCTACAAAGAATTTAATTAAAGAACTGTCAAGCAAATCCTGACTCAGTTGCTGGAACGCGCTATCGAGTTGTGCGAGTTTACCAGTTATACTAGAAAGGTAGACTTCGTTCTCTTTTGCGGCTGAACCTGCGCTGTTAGCCGCATCCTTCATGGATTTTTCAGCAATCTCAAATTGGCTCAATACGGCTGCAACCGCATTCGCATTGCGCTTTCCACCAAGCATTTCAGTAACATTCGCACGAGTAACATCAGACAGGCTTCCCCAAACCTCAGAGATCTCCTTCAAAATATCGTATGTGCTCTTGAACTGTGTACCAGCAGCGTCCTTCATGATATCAACGCCGGTAAGCTGTTTTAATTCAGAACGAAGCTCAGAAACAGAGTTAGCACATCCATCCGAAGACTCGCCCATATTTTCGAGATCCGTTTTGGCTGCACGCAAATACATACTGACGGTTTTTAGTGTTTGTCCGGTAGATTCTGCGTTTTGAGTAACAGAGTTCATCGCAACACCAAGTGAGATCGCCTGGCTTAAATCATTTCCCGCTTCGTGAAGGGCGGCTCCACTACGAGTTAAAATCTCAGAAATATCAGAGGCACTTGCAGGTTCGTTATTAGCGACCTCGTTAATCAGGTCGGCTACCTTTTGAGCATCATCCGCCGCAAGATCAAAGCCTTTTAGAATCGAAATCATGTAAGACGAAGCATCTGCAACATTTTCGATTCCATCACCTACATTGGAAAACAAAGTACTGACACGAGCAAGCTCTTCTGCGTCTGGTAAGCCATAACCCAAACGAGCCCAATCTGCGGTTGCACTTACATAATCAGAAATGGATGCACCGAGGTCACGAGATGTTTTTGCTGCCCTATCAGAAAACTGAGAGTACGCTTCCGTGCTTTCTGTTGTGACTTTCTTGAGCTCCACCATGGCGTCGTCTATGTCTACGACATTATCATAAACCTCTCGCAGACCTTGTTTGACCATCGCAACGCCAGCCATAGCGATAGCAGTTTGGAAGTGCTCTTTGAATAGACGAGACAGTTTTTGACCAAGAGTTTCTGTGGTTGCTCCACATCTGCTGGCCTCAACCTCAAGGTTTGATAGTCTCGCACTAAGATCAGTGACATCGCCTTCACAGCCAGCAGCAGAAGCTTTTATCCCGTTTAAACTATCAATTAGCCAAGAATATTTACTTTTATTTGCAATAGAGTCTTCTAACTTCGTTGCACGTTCATAAACACTCTTAAACTTCGTCATGTCAACATTGGCTTGATTTATATCTCTAAAATCAAATCCAAGTTCTTTTAAATGTTGACTTGTAGAATCAATAGTTGTATCAAGAGTCTTGCATTTTTTATCAAAGTCTTGAATTGCTTTCCCTGGTTTAGTGCTCTCAATAGAAGCAAGCTGATCTCGCAACTCTTTTAACTTTCCAGAAGTTTTTCCAGTTCCATCTTCTCCATATAAATATTTTTTGATACTATCATTTTTATAGTTGGAGTTATTCTTAGAATAGTTTTCAAGAGACTGAATCTTTTTTTGATATTTTTCATACTCTGATTCTTGAGATGTGAGAGTCTTTTTTAAATCATCTGCAATTTCTTGATTTTGTTTTTTTAGTTCTTTTGCAGCCGAATCAGCACCTTTTGCAGTATTCCTGTCAGCATTGAAATTTCCGTTTTTTTCGATATCCTCAAGCTTTAACTTCTGAGATTCCGTAATTACTTCTTTTGTTTTAGTCTTGAGTTTATCCATCTCATCGTTGATTGCGCTCAATCTAGTCTGTACCGCTTTCAACTCAGATGATTCGTTTCCATTAGCAATTAACGATGCTTCATCCGCTTTTAACTTTGCTTGACGATTTGCAAGGCTGAAAAGGCGAGAAATATCACTTTTTGAAGTATCTTGTGTTTTTGTAGAACCAGACTTTCCGGTATCAACCTTAACTGTCTGCTTTGCTGCAGATTGCATAGCCTTTTTAAGCTGTGCAGTTACTTTGCTCTGGTCAATCTTAACATCAAGTGTGACCTTTGGAGTTTTTAATTTTCCGCTCTTGACTACTTTATCGAGTGCGTCATTTATATTGCGGATTGTATCGTTTTGATTTACTCCAAAAGCAATTTTTACTGGCTTTTCTTTATAATGCTCCTTAACAGAATTAAATTGTTGGTCTAATTCTTTTTTGTTTGTGTCAATAACAACCTTAACCTTGATAGCTGTTACGGCAGAAGACTCTGTGCCAGTATTTTCTTTTTCATCCATACTGTTGGTCACCTCTCTTTTCCATTTTCAACAATTCCTTTCAAAATAAAAAAGAGAAGCGGCCAGCTTCTTCAAGCCAGCCTCCTCTCATTCAAATTTTCCAAATAAATTGTGGACTTACAATTCATGCAATGCCGTTTTTACAAGCATAGCCGCTTCAACTTGTACCTTTGAAATAAATGGACGAGCAGGACGTTTTGGTTTATTTTCCTTTGGCCGTCCCATTTGATTCCATTTTGCAATATCCATCCATAAGCCATGCTCAATCCAATTGGCAAACATTGTTCCCTCTAAAGCTGCGTTATCTCCTTCTCGGAATGGCGTTTTACACCACGATGCCTGCGGTCTTGCAATATCCTTTACTGTCATAGTTACCACGTTGTTATCCGTAGTAACACTACTTACAATATTTTTTCTGCTTTCGATTCCATCAGACCGTCCACTTTTTGAGTGTACGTTTTCTACAATGCTTGCTTGTAATCTCGTCTCAATCTCCGGCGCAACACCTTCAAGGATGTCTTGAACGCTGCTAACCACACCGGCCAGTAAATCATCAAAGTTCGTATACGAAGAAGCAAGACTTCCCATTCATTCCACCTCAAATCTCAAACCGATCCTTTGCGGATTGAATCTTTGTCGTGTCCTTCTTGATGTAATACTTATTAGTCACATCTGTACCAGCATGGTTGAGTAGGGAAGAGACATCTTCCAAACTCATACCTGCATTCTTCAGCAGGGTGGCACCACTGTGCCTAAAATCATGCGGATGCAGCGTAGACTCATCAATCATCTCACCAATCTTCTTACACCAGTCACCAGCAGTACTTGATGTAATCGGCATCCATGAGCCATTGATTTTTGTGCCAACAAATACATAGCCGCCATCTTCGATGTCATGTTCAGTGCGATACTCTTTCAACTCCTTCAGAAGCTCAGAAACTTCCTTACTGAACATCAAGTCAACGATTTTACCTTCTTTTTCCAGAACGTCATGCACCATACGATTCTCATAGTCGATAGACTTCCAGAGCGTATTCCGCACGGCGTTGACACGAGCCATCGTAGACAACGAGAACAGGGCGTATAGCCGCAGCGTCATCGCATTATCTTTCATATGAACTGTGGTTGCAGATTCAACTAACGCATTCAGCTTCTCTCGCATCAACTTGACCTCATCCGGCGTAAGATATGTCTGCTTCACAACAGCCACATCCTTGGTCGGACGGTCAATAAACTCCATCGGGTTTTCCTTGATGATTTTCTTTTTGCGAAGATACCGATACAGCGCAGAAATCGTACTCATGCGCCGCTTCATACGAGCAGAGTTATTTCCGTGCTTCTTACAATAGAAAAGAAATTCCTCAATATCCTCTTCTTCAAGTTCCGTCACAGGAGCATTACCCTGATTGTCCAGAACATAAATCATCCACTGCTTGAAATCCGATTCATAATTGTAAACAGTAGACGGGCTGAGGTCACGGATGCCCATATCAGTCTCATATCTATCCCAGTATTTCAAAGACACTGGGTTTACGTTCTTGAACTTCTCAGCATCCCATAACTTCAGCGGTTTACTTCTTGTAGCCATATTAAAATTCCCTCCAACCCACCTCTAAAAGTGTTTATTCCTTTTTATCTTTTGCCAGCACAGCAGAGATTTCCTGCTTATTGTCCAGCAGGGCAGAAGTTACTTCAGAAAACTTTTCAACATCAAAGTCTTTCAAGTTACCCCTCATATCATTCAAATAGTTCTCCATAAAGTCAACGAAATCAGAAATAGGGTCAGGCTTCTTAATAATCTCGTTGAGCTTGCCACAGAGACCAAGAACAAGCCATTCCTTATGAGAACGGTCAGTCTGCTCGTGGACAGCCTTCTCCAGAGAATCGTACTGATCCCAGAATGCAGAAGTATCACAACCAGCCTTGTTAATCTTAAAGTTAAAAGACTCGTAAGCAATACGCGGCCACTCACTCTGCGGCTCGCTACGATAGTCATAATCTGCAAAATACTTCAGAATAGTCAACCGGAACACTACATCGAGTAGTGCGGGCTGATAATCACCATCGATAGTACATGCCTTGACTACTTCATCAAGAAACTCATTTCGCTCCTGAAAATTTAAAACCTTCATTTTATCTCCCTTTCATCTGTGCTTGCTTTAATTTCTTTCGCTCTTTTCGAGCTTTTTTTAGGTCGTCGTAATCGACCCAGCCTCCATCAATTTTGGAGTACGTGATCCAGCGGTAGTCTACGTCAGGATAATGGAACCAGAACATCTTGCGCTTCATCAGCGCAACACTGTCAGCAAAACCCTTCGTATCAATTACCTGTTTACTGCCATCACTGTATGTAAGCTCATAGTCTGCCACATAATCGATTTTTCTTACAGCTACATCTTTGCCGTCCTTATCGACCCGGCGGAACGCTTCCTGTAATACAAAAGGAACCTGTTTACGGCACTCTACGACTTCACCATTTTCCAGCCCAGGTAATACAATATCCCGATAGAACATCATCTCGGCACGGCTATCATAAACCACACCATCATAGGTTCTATCTGCTGGATTTTTGCTCACATTAAACTTTGTTCTGTTCTTTTTCTCCATAAAACCACCACGAAAAACGAAGGGGCGGTTATGCCCGCCCCTTACGATTTGATGTTTTCTTAACTACCGGCTTCACGGGCGTTTCATCTTTTACATCACTAGATGATTTGACTTCAGCCTCTACAGGCATATCCATAATCTTATGGAATGTATCACGAACTGCTGGAATGAAAGTTTCCACCTCATCCAGCGTGATACGCTTATACTTTAAGAGGTTGTTCAGGCAAGCCTTAGCTTCCTCCTTGGGACGAACTCCAATCTGGAACTCGTATGTATTCACCCACACCTGAAAGTGAGGCTCAGTATCACAGATAACACGCCATGACTTAGATGGATCACAATGCGGGCAAGCATTGTACATCTTGCCACATACACGACACCATGATTCAGCCATAGCTATTACTCCTCCACAACCTCGATGCGAACCAGCTTCTTATCCTCAGAGCAATACTCCTGAGTTGCATTGATAGTCACAGGATGAGTAGTCTCATTGTTGAAGTCGATCTCAACAGCTGCGTCCTCCTTGGCAGAAGGGAAGATGATGTTGGTCAGGATCTTAGTTGCCTTATCACAGGGATTGTAGCACAGAGCCTCAATGACAAATACACCCTCCTCAGAGAACTTATTTGCGCTGTTGTCAATAGCCATACCAGACTCAGACTCGTAAGTCATCTTAACAGCAAACTTATCACCAGCCTTGCACTTGTCAGTAGGCAGAGTGACCTCAGTGCCAGTCACAGAGAAATTAGTAGCAGTCTCTGCACCCAGCTCGTAAGTTTCCAGGGTAACATTGCGGTTATCAACCTTATCAATGTACTTGAAGGGAACACCAGTAGTGATGTCCACAGGAGCATGAGGCAGAGTCAGCTTCTTGCCATCAGCTGTAGTCAAGAAGAACACGCGGGTAAACTTCTGCTTTGCAGTACCAGAAGCAATCTGCTTCTCAGTACCCATCTGGTCAGCCATAGTACCCAGATGCACCAGAGCATTAGACCACTCGGCGGATGCAGTCTTAGAACGGTCAAAGCCCATAATGTTGGTGCCCAGCTCGTCCTGAGTATAAACAGTCTCGCCGCCCAGAGTCAGTTTCAGATCCTTCAGGTTGCTCATTGTCCAAATGCGCTTACCATCAAAGTTATACTTATGAGCTCGGAGAGGCCGATCAATAATCAGTTCATCAAAATTCATAATCATGTTTCCTTTCAATTTATTTGGATAAAATAAAAGAGCAGGGCGACTTACTTCGCCTTGCTCGTCCAATCCAGTTGTGATTTTGGAATCTTTCCAAATTCCACGGTGCCAGCATAAACGCCATGCATCGTATTGTCGTAATTCTTAATTTGCTGAACCTTTCTTACATGGTTCATAAAGACACTCACTGGATACTTCATGGCTTGAAAATAATCAGCCTTAAAGCCCTGCACACAAGCCATCGAAAGTACAAGTTCAGCTAAGTGCGATTCGTATGGCTTGTTTTTTTGAAGCTCCATTTTATCTTTCGCTTCTTCAATAAGTGCCTGTCTCGTTGCTTTGTTTGCAGCTCTTTCTGAATGCTTCTCAACGCCATTTGCTGCGCATAGATACTCAGACATTAAATCATAAGCAAGTCGGTCAATCACAACACCAGTCTTTTTGTTCACAAGAACAATTTCTTCAGTCTTGTTGTCTTTTGCCATCACAAAATTTTTAGTATCTAAGTCTCCGAGAAGAATCGACATATCTTGGTCTTTATTTCCAATAAAAAGCTGACGGAACATATCGAAGTCCGATAAATCCTGCTAGTCCACACCAATAGAATCAAGTTGCACTTTATAATCACTCGAAGTAGAACAAAACAAATACACCAACGAGAAATATTTCTTTTCGCCAAAGCGGATAATTTCGCCAACAGTTGGCATCCGAACCATAATCTTGTCATTGATAGGGAAGTCTTCGCCCATCATCAAACTCGGCTCGTACATCTCTCGAAGTTCCATTAGTTGCACCCCACTAGGTCATCTAAGTCCTGAGTCTTGAATGTCATAATGCGAACTCGATGATGTAAATCCATGTTATCTTCGACGTTTGACGTGATTTTGAGCTGTTTAATACCAAAAATTGTACTACCGTGCAGTTGCTTCTCAACAATGCCACTCAGATAATCAACTCGTGTTGCACCACCATAACCAGAAGGCATCTTCATCAATGCCTGATTTACAATAACCCATACGGTCAGGGTGAAGTTCTCGTACCAATCATTGATGTTACTGCGGTCGGTCATGTTTACCTTGAAACAAATATAGCTATGTGCTGCTTCAATCGTGTCAGGGATATGAAAATAGGGGAAGATATAAGTATAAATTGCCTCATCTGGCTCTTCGATATCATCATTGCCCATCGCCTCAACAAGCCCTTCCGTATTGACCAACTTCAAAGCTAATTTGTTTTTATAGTCCGTAATCAACTCACTCGTTGTCACAGTAGATTCACCACCTTGCACTCGATGAATGTACTTACCGTACCATCAGCATTTGTCAGAGAAATTTTTACAGTCGCGCCATCCATAATACTATTATTCAAAATACGAATTTTAAAAGTACCATCGTCAGCAGCCTGCACCTCAACAAATTCATTGAATTCATTAAGACATTTTGTGCTCCACACAGGAGTCTCCGCAACCTCTTCGCCAGTGATGCTTGTAAATACAGGAGTGAATTTCTTCCAAGAACCACCAACACGAACTTCCGGCTTGCCTGCGTACTTAATAGCAGCAGTCACCTGAGAGTCAGTATCAGGCTCATTACTCTTGTTTGGTTCAAAGTAGTCACAAATCATCTTCTCGGCATTGTCCGTCTTGCTGTTGTACTGATCTTGCCGAATATTTAACACAAGAAATCCCTGTGTCTTACCGTGCAGCTCATAGCGTTCTGTGCTCTGGTCAACAGAAGTCGTAACATATGTTTTCGGCTCTCCATTGATAATTTCCAGCATAAAGCGCTTATCAAGGTCAATCAGCGCAGTCTCGTCATCAAAAGGCATCTGCACTTTATACTCACGTTGACTCAGTGAAGTCACAACAAGTTCCTTATTATTTGCGTAATAAGGCTTACTCAGTGTTGCCCAACGAGATACTATCTCACCAGTAATCGGATTTTGCCATTGAATCTGGCGGTTACACAGCTCCATTTTCCCACGAAGAAAAATTTCATCGTTTGGTTCAATCTCAGTTACCAGCCATTTACAGTTGTAACAGTCAACAATATCACCAAGATTCAAAGAATCGCCAGGATAAGCCTAGATTTTCTTTTCCTTAGCAATACTATTACTACGACTAACAACCAGCTTCTGAGGTAAACCATTCACAAGAGTATTATCCTCATAATCAACACTATCCTTGAAGTGTGCAGCGAAGTCACGTTTTGCAAAAGCAATTTTGACATCCTTTTTGTTAGACATTTTTGCGGCACCGCCAACAGCTCGTGCCCTTGTATAAAAGTCCATTGGTACACCTCCTTACTCAGAGTAGGAAGCGTATGTATCATAGTCGATGGTCTTACGCTTACGAGTTGAGCGGTCTTTTGCCATATAGTTGTCCAGCATCGTCATATTCTCCTCGTGAATATCTTTCACAAGAGCACGAATACTCGTGCGCTCATTGGCAGGGGAGAATACCTGCAAACTCGTAGGAAGGTCCTGTGCGCTAAATGCTTTCAACTTTCCAAACTCACGCTTAAAATGTTGCTCCAACATCAAATGCGCTAACATATCAATCTCATCGAATGTGAGATCTGAATTAAACTCTTCTAGTTCTGAATCGTAATCATCGAAACTAAAATCCTCTTCCGGTTCAATGTTTCTGGTAATCACAGAAAGTGACTCCATCAAATAGCTCTTTGCACGGTCATGTACAAGATCTCGCACTTCATTCTCGGTTAAGTCGAAATACTGAAAGAAATTACTATCAGTCTCAACTAACTCGTAGAACTTGTCGTATACCTGTGAAAATGCGGTCACATTATCCCTCCAATCTTACTCGGCGGGAACGACCTCCGCCTTTTCTCCATCAGCCTTCTTGCGGCTACGCTTAGTAGTCTTCTCAACAGGAGTGTCCTGTGCCACAGGCTGTGCACCAGCCATCATAGCCTGCATCTGTGCCAGTGCTGCCTGCATCTGCTTCTGCATTTCAGCAAGCTGGTTCTTTGCGGCCTCAAGCTCTGCCTGAACATCAGCAGGGGCAGACTTGGCTGCAGGCACAACAGACAGCTCACTGTTACGCTTGCCAGCACGAAGCTCCTTGTAACGCTCGTCAATCAGGCGCTTGACCTTAGTGGACAAGTCTTCACCGGCATTCGTCATGCGATAAAAACGACCACGAATACGCTCAAACTGTGCACCATCCTTAATGTCAATCATTCGCTGAAGATTCTCGACAGTGGGATTCAGAATCGCATCATCAATATCTTCGATAAACAGAACATTATCGCCCTTGATACCAAGCGCATCAAACAACTCACTCTCATCTTCGGGACGGAATCGCAGAACACCGTTCTTAAAAGCGTTGCAAACGCTATTCATATACTGAATCTCCTCCGGCGGAATCGGAATCACACAAGGCTCTTCCACGCTACCGGGCTCGAAGGTATAACCCTTACCGTTCAGTGACGAAATGGTAACCACGTTATCATCGCAGTTCAGAACGTCAATAAACTTCTTTTCCATCACGGAACTCATAATTTGTCTCCTTTTCTATAAAAGCGGGAGCCGCAAAGCTCCCGCTCAAATTTGCCTTTGGTAAAAATTACTGCAGAACAATCTTAGCAACGCGCTCGATATGATCAATGCTATAGCCGAAGGTAAAGTCCTTGACCATCAGATGGATCTTTTCGTTGTTGTTGTCGTGATCCTCGTAAGTATGAGTCTCACCCTTCATGTCAAGTCTTCCGATCTTGCCCGCAATACCATAAATACGTTTCCAAAATTTTTAAGAAAAATGTTTATCTAAAATATTTTCTACATTATCAAAATCTGTGTAGGGAATTCTGATAAGTTTGATTCCATTACGATTACAATATTCTGTTTTTAAAGAATCTTTCTTTTGCTGACTTTTATATGTACTAATAGAGTCGGATTCGGTTACACTCTTGCTAAACCTAACAGGCATAAAATGTTGTTGCCCGTCGTATTCAATGCAAGTGTTTTTTGATGGTATATAGAAATCAAAAGGAAGCTGCCGTTCATTTTTACAATCTTTAAAACGGTATTCTCGTATGTAATCAATGCCATGACTATCGAGATAATTGCATACTTTTTCTTCACCATGAGAAGAACAACACTTTGGACATCCATGCCCGCCAAGAACTGAATTGACAGCTGTTGACCATTTGTAACCACATTTCTTACATTTAAAATTTGCATGAGATAATATATTTTTATATCCGCTCAAATACTCAACACTTGGAGAAACCGTTCTTAGTCGTTCTATCATTTCAGACTCTAAAATATGTGCTCTTCCAGCACATTTTGGACAACCAGAATTTTTATTATTAAGTATCGTATCAGGAATTGCGGTCCAATTGTAACCGCAAACATCACATGCAAAATCCACTTTCACAGCAACACAGACATATTTTGAAAGAACATGAATAGTAGGAAATCGTTCACGCATTTCTTTTAAGAATTCATCTTCCGTTCGTCTGTTTGCAATCCGTCGATAACATTCTGGACACCCATGTCCATCAAGCAATGTATGAGGTATGCCATTCCACTCATGCCCATCAAGTTTACAACGACAATGCACTCTCGCATTGTTTGTTGTGTATTCAGATAACAACTCAATATTAGGATTTACTTCAAACAGCTCCGTGGAAAATTGTATTGGCGACTTTCTTTTTTCTGCTCCACGCTTAGAGGCAACACATGCTTGACACCCACGATTATCAAGCAACATTCTTGCCTGTACTTCACGTACATCACCGCATACTTTACATTTCCTGGTAATCTTTTTTCGAAGACCATTATATTCGGATAAAATTTCAAAATTTGGGTTTACATCAAACACTTCTTTTTTGAAGTCTTCTGTCGTTCTCATTGGTGTCATCCATGCTACCTCCTTTCTTGCAGAATAAAAGCCAGACATTCTACACAACATCTGGTCAAATTAAATATTAGATAAACATTATACCGGACGCTACTCCGTTCTTGTTGCATCTAGCAACCTCGTATTTTCATACGAGTGAAGACTATATCTTCACCCAGTAAAAACTGGGGCACACCACTTCGAATGCCAAACACTTGCATCCTAACCGCTCCCACGCGGATAGTCGTTGAACCTTCTCCTTTTCGGAGCTTGGCTGCTGATTGCCCATTATTTTTAATGTTTAGGTTTTAACCATGCATCATCTACAATTTTCTTTCTACTTTCGCAACCATCCATCTAGGTATATTTCATCCTTCTGTTTTGGTAATTGTAGTTTTAGGGTTTTCCAGCAATTCAATGTGTATTTGTTATCGTGACTTACATCACGACTGGACTATATTACGTAAATTTACATAAATTTAATCCGGGATCAGCAGGGAACCATCACCCAGCTTCTTAGCAGAGCTAATACCAGTGATAGCAACACCATCATAAGTCTTAACCAGACCATAACGGTTGAACTCGTCCTTAGCTGCGTCAGACAGATACTCAGCGTAACCGGTCATACGACGCATCTTGGCACAATACTTCATCAGGCTGACAGTGAAGGGATTACCACCATCGGCGTACTCATTCAGATACAGAGCCAGAGCGTCCATGTCCTGCATAGTGGGCTCCTTGCCCTGTGCATCGATCTTCTGCTCACCACCAGTGATAGCGTCATCAACCATGCTGAAAATGTCATAGAACATCTGGTTCTTCAGAGCCTCAGTCATAAAGGTGGTCAGAGTTGCCACACTCTTCCAAGCATTACGTCTTACTTCCACAAAGCTAAGATCAGCCTCAATCTGCTTATTACGCCAGACGGGTTTAATAGTCTCGTAGTGCAGGTAAGACTTCGGCACATTGCCACCCTTAGCTGCATCATAAGCCTTCAGAGTATTCTTAACAGTACGACCTGCCTCGTAGTCATCAAACTCACCAACATTACCACGCTCAAACATGGAGTCCAGAAGCTCGTCAGGTGCACCATACAGCTCATCAGTCACGGTGCGGTTAACAAACTGAGCAATCTCCTTGTTGGGGTCGCCCTTATCAATCAGCTCCTCAACATGAGCGCCAACAACCTCAGCAATCTCCTTGTCCTCGGCATCCATAGCGCGATTGTACTGAGTCTTCTCAGCAACTTCATAAACACGACCAGGCTGCTTCATCAGCTCGGCCACTTCAATATTCAGTGCCATAATTCATTTCCTTTCTCTTCGCGCAAAATAAAAGAGCTACCGTCAAAAGACGATAGCCTTAGATTTCACGTATCATATTCAAGATTTTCCTCTCAATCAAGCAACAGTCTTTGCCTCGGGCAGTACACTAATCATAATCAGCTTGTGGCCGTTATCATCCATCACACCAGCAAACTCAAAACGAGAAGTACCAGTAGTAGCAACCTGCCACTTGCCATCAGTGTTAACCTCCAGCAGCTTGCCGATATTGGCATCCTGTGCATCATCTGCCTTATACTGGTCAGTGCCGTACAGCTCGCCAGCATACAGAGGAACGCGCTTCACCAGCGCACCTGCCTCAATCTTGGTGACCATCTTATCATAGTCATCAAAATTAGTCTGGCTTGCATAAATGCCCTCCGGGATAAACTCATGGGCAACCATCTCGATGCCCTCGGCGGTAGTTGCGTCAGGGAACTTAACCTGACCAGCCTTGTGGTCAACCTGAACACCCATACCGGTGACCATAGCGACCTTTGCGGCATAGTTAGCGGGAATATTCTTCGCGCCGTTCACCATCAGTTCACGAATCATAATATTTTTCCTTTCTCTCAAATGTTATTACTTGCCCAAATATTCCCGCCATGCGTCACGCTTGTTAGCGTTAGTGGTGTTATACTTGGTTTCATTCAAATTCAGCTTGATACTCTCAGACTTATGTACCTCAGAGGTCTCAATCTTCTTTTCAGCAGGGGCCTTCTTAGCGGCTTCAACACAATGCTCGGCAATCACACTCTTAATACCAGTCTCGTCCAGATTATCAATCAGACTTGCGTAGTTACCACCCTCAGAAACTTCAGCTTCAGTAATCATCTTGCTGGAGAGTGCGTACTGACGCAGATCCTCCTTCTTCTGTGCAAGTTCTGCAGCCGCTTTTTCTGCCTCTGCCTTCTCTGCCTGATCCTTATATGGAGCCAGAGAAGCAACCTTTTCCTTTGCACTCTGCAACTCAGTATTCAAGCTTGCAATAGTGTTATTCAGCTCCGCAATCTTTGTGTTGACATCGGAAATAGAAACAGTCAAAGTAATATTCTGCGGCTCGCCAAGAGAAACTTCATCGCCCTCAACAGTGTAAGGGAACATAATGTAATCCAGCTCGTTCATGTATCCCCACTTCTTACACCAAATAGTGTGATCTTCAGGGAACATATCAGTCATGTAGTAATCAGAGCTAATCTTTGACACTGCATCTTCAAGCTTCATATACAGGTCACGACCAGTCAGACTGGAAGTCTCTGGAGCGGGTTCAGGCTCACCAGCAGGCTCAGTACCGGTTTCAGGCTCAGTCGGGGGAGGAGTTTCACCGCCTTCCTCGGAAGTTTGAACATCAGGCTCTGCCGGAGTAGTGGGCTCAGTGGTAGACTCAGTAGCGGTCTGCTCTGCCTGCTCAATCTCGGTGGGATTCTCAATCTGTGCGGTTTGAGTTTCCTTATCCTTATTCAGTTCCAAATTTTTTGCCTCCTTTTCATTAGATTCTATATTTGAAATCTCTTTTGTGTCCTCAATGTAGGCATTTGCCAACTCAAGACCAAAATCGGTTTCAGCGACTTCAAGCAGTTTAGAACACTTATATGCCGGTTCAACATTTGCACCAAGCAGACAATGTGCAGTAAACACGCCATCGTCAATAATTTTTGCCATGCGGCCACCCACGATTCCCTTATGAGCTTTTAGCACATCAATTTCCCAACTGGTATTTAATGTGCCACTCTCAATACGGCGCAGAATCGTCGCACAAGCTTTTGGATATCGCTTCCAGATCTTACAAGAGGCAACAATAAAGTCGGTATCGTCAATTTTCTCGATACCGACCGATTGAAAGCTACCGAACGCATCAGTGTCAAATTCGGCAGTCTTGTATTCATTGCCGTCAGCGTCTTTTCTGGTGACGACTTTCATATTGTGACCGGAAAAATCCAGCTCACCCTTTGGAGCTACAACCAACTTACCAACAAGCGGGTTGCCAACCAGTGTACTCATCCAACTTTCAATGGTTTCACGGTTCAAAGCAACCTGATTTCCATTTACTGAGAAATCACAAATGACAAACTTGGCAAGATAGTGGTCTGGATGCTCCGTAATCTCAGAGCAACAGATGTTTCTACTATAGAAATACTCCTTACTCATCGTTCATCACCTCACTTACTATCTTCATTTCTTTGCTGGTCATAAATCTGTTTTTCAGTTTCCTCGCCCTTTGGACGGCCTGTCTTTTTATCACTGTCACCACCACCGCCGGGATTACCGGTCGATGTATAAGAGGTCTGGCGAGCCACAAACACATCATCATAACCTTCCTCGGTTTCAGCTTGACGCTTGCGTAGTTCGTCCTCGGCATGAAGTCCCATATACTCGTAAGCAGTCTTGTAAGAACAGTTCAAAGTGGTAAACAGGAACTGAGCAATCGCCTTCTTCATCTCCATACCCATCATTTCAGTAGTAGAGACCTTCACATCAGGGCAGTACATCGGGTCTACACCTGCATCTTCAAGGCGAATACGATACCATCGCTTTAATACATCCTCAATTTGTTCCGCAATCTTACCGATATTTTTCATCAGCTGGTCAAGAGACACTTTTGCAGTTGAAACAGTCTGCTGACCATCAGTATTCAAAAAACTAATACCCAAAGCAGCCATTTCTCGGTTGCGATACTGTTTGACGGTCTCGATATTTGTCATCTCAACTTTTGGCTCAACATACTTGATATCCTTTACATAAGGAGCGGTCGTCACAAGCACGGTATTTTGCTTCCATGCACGCAGCAGGTTATCGTGTGCCGTCACCTGTTCAGAAAAACCCTTCTTATCGTTATTTGGACCCATCAATGCAGGGTCAAGCTGTTGCCAGATGATTTTCTTTGCTTTTGCCTTAGCATTTACACGGTCTGAAGTATCAAAAGTCTCAAGCATCAATGCCGGACGTAAGGCGCGGAATAGAGGAGAGACACCATATTTTTGTCCCATATTGCCAATACGAATCACGCCACAATGGTCAACATCCAATTTTGCATATGTATCACCATTCTTAAACGCCTGATACACCTCATCTGGATAGTTATTTTGAATCTCGGTCTCCTGATTTTCAAAGAATAGTGCTTTATTCTTCTTATCCTTCAGCATAGATTTGCTCAAAGCGGATTTCAGCTTAGACATGTTGATAAGCACAACAGGTTGTCCATTTGATAGGTAATCACTTATCTCAGCAATACCAAGAGGGTAGTAGTCTAAAATGTAGTTCTCGTCCTTCTGACGCAGATATGTAATATAAGTGCCCTCTGCGTAAGTCATCGGAATGGCAGCACGCAGCAGACTTCGCACATTGATTTGTGTGTTGAAATCATCAATTACTTCACGGGCGTAATTTACCTGTTTTGTCTTATTACGCTGTTCAGGAAACTGCGCAAAACTGCATTTGAACTCCGTATTAACATTCGCCTCAATCGCATCATAAGTAATGCCAATTAGGTCATCTTTATTGATGTAATTACGGATGATTCCATTGACCGTCTGCACATTCGTCAGACTCGACTGTAACCCTCGCGCGAGCTCATCAATTCGGTCAACCGTCAGTGTCTCAGAGGAGGCTGAAATTTTCAGGTATGTACTATACTGCTTATTTTCTGGATCATATGACGCAACTGCATTTCGAATGACGTTATTCATCTTCTCTTCTGAAAGTTCATTCAAAGAGGTGATAACAACAGTACCATCATCTGTCTGTGAAGCAGTCACGACATCAAAATCTTCCTTTTTCTTTCTTGCCACATTTTCACCTCCTCTGCTTAGAAGTCAATGTTAGAAATACAAATCGGCGGAGCAGTCATTGTCTCCACCGCAGACTGGCGCACTTTATCCTTACGACGTAATTCGTATAGACGATGAGCAAGCAAAATTGCAACATAGAACCTATCATCCAATTAGTTGTTACTTTTATTTATGCTCTTTCCCAATAATAACCAGCACACATTCTCTTAAACTTACTCTTACATGACCGAGCTATATTTCCTGATGATGTATATCCAATAGACTTGGCAGCATCTAAAAGCGACTCAAACTGTCTTACAAATTGTTTATCGAGAGTATATTGATTTACTGGGATTCGTTTTACATTTCGTTTAATCGGTTTTTCTTTACGAAGAGTTCGTTTGAAAATAACGCTGTCAAAATACCCGTCCGAGAAATCATAATCTTCGTATGCCCAAATACATCCTGCATGAGTTTTCTTTCCACGAGCTTCATGGCATATAGAAGATATTTGTTGTGAGTTAAAGCCTGCCTTACGTATTTCCGCAAGAGAATTCCAAGTTTTCACAATATTCTTATCCTTGTCGTACTGAATGATTTTCTTGTTTATATGTACTTGGCATTGGCTTTTATCAATCTCAATTTTACGATTACTAAAATATGCTTCCCAAGAAAAATCATCTCGTTGATATTCTTGTTCGTACATCCAGTAGCAATCTTTATACGGATGCATATTTTTTCCTTCGTGGCAACAAAGTCTTCTAATACACTCTGTTGTATAATGCAATTCTTTATTCACTCGACCAATACCTCCATCCCATCTTTTAATGAGATTTTTAGACAAGTCGAATTGTAATACAACAAGTGGATTATGAGCTTTCCTCATTTTTAAAATCTGCTCTGGAGTATGTTTGTATCCACGAATACCTTCACCTCCAAGATCGAGATTATAGCCTGAATTATATGTATCGTATTTTGAAATATAATAAGTTTCTCTTTCGTTCAATTCATTTTCCTTACACTCTTCAATTACTTTAAATTCAAAGTTCTCTTCTCCAAATTTATTCCATGCGGCTTGAAGATGTTTGTTATGATGACTTTTATCATTCAGAAAACGAATGTGTTTCTTCCAACGGTTTTCAATATCGGATGACTGACCGACATACATCTTTCCATTAACTTTATTTGTAATCGAATATATTCCGATCATATTGACATCCTTTCTATTTTTTGCATAAATAAAGGCCACGGTTCTTCCAAGAGTGTCTTTACACTCGACCGTGACTCTCACATTTCATTATTCAGTTATAGTGTGAGTTCAGACTGGCGCATACTCATCATAAATGAGCCTTAATCATTCAGTCGTTCAGCGTCCTTTCGGTTCGCCCCTGTTTCCCACTTCTGGGGTTCCAAGTCAATTAGATTAAGTTTTACTAATACGGATTATGTATTATTCCGTATGATGCACAATGAATTGTCTATGCATCTTATTGGCAACATCGGGTGCCAAAGCATATGTTACGGTCGTGTTTTCAGAGTTTGTCGTTTTCTGAATGCTTGTAATCTCGTTCTTCATCAAGTCGATATTAACCCACGCAGTCTGTTCCTCCAAGGAGAGTTCATGCGTCTTCAAAATTTCTTGACCAGTTGATTTGTCAACACCATCTACTACCTGAACGTAATCTCCTCCGTTATATTCAAGAGGGAAGTGAATGACGCCAAGATTCATCAACTCAATAAATTCCTCAACCATGGCAGTACGGAATTTACGTGGACTAATTAGACGTAGCTTGTCAACAGCATCTGGGTAACGGGCATCATATCCTTCATATAATTCATGATTTGCGTCGATAAAACCACGATGTTCCGCACCTGTTTTATCGGTCCAATTATTAAGCAAACCGTCCGCATATGTGGAAGTACCACCGCCGCCAGCGCCTTGATCAATCATCAATCTATCAATGTACTCGTAATCAGGATTTTGACCATTGTAATGTAGAATCAACTCATGTAACTGCTCAAGCTGACGATTAGAATCGAGCTTGAATTTTTTCTCATTTGCAATATCAACCATGTTCACACAGTTGATAATATCTCCACACATGCCGTTTTCTGGATCGTTATAAATACGCATAACACCAACAATAGAATTATCCATTGTGCGGGCAGGATCAAACGCAAGAATATACTGATAGTTCTTATCCCAATAAAGCTGTGGGATATACTTTCGCTCATTGCGACGAACTGTACCCCATTTGATAATCTGGTTTACGCCACCATCACGACTTGGGCGATTATAATATTCACGCAACGCCTTCATTTTATTTGACTTTAGAGCGGCTTCCACTTTGTCTCTTGTCAACAAAGCCTTGTATGGTTTACCATTCATATAGACCTGAATTGCAACATCGCAAATCATGTCGCAAACAAAATAATCACGGTCACCGGCAATCATACGCTTTGCAAAGTTTTTATAATAACGATAGAATAGTTTATCCATCGTATCCTGACTCGAAGCATACACAAGTTGTGTAGGAACCTTGCGAGGCTGAGTTTCAGGGTTATAAGAATCATCCGTATCAGTCACAAAGTCAGTATTCTGAGTGGCAAAAGCTTCACAGACAACAATCAGTTCGTCAGAGCAAAACGCAGCCTCGTCAAAAAACACAAGAGTTGCACGACGGGATCGGTTGGAATCCGGGTTGGAGTTTAGCGTGTTAATGGAACTACCGTTGTAAAACTCAACAACATACCCGGCGGGATTATGACTAAAGCCACTCTTATTGGTTGCAGACTTTTTTGTTTCTTTTTCTGCAATATCTTGCAGACTACGGATAGACGCAGCTGTTTTACCAACACGAGTGACAATTTCTTCGATTTTATTAAAAGTTTCCTTACTCTGATCACCAACGCTACTTACGATGTAAATAGCTTGATTCTCATATAGGATAGCCTTTAGTAGAATGAAAACAGAACCTACAAAAGACTTACCAAAGTTTCGACTACATGCCCAAAGAACATGACTTGCATTCCAGCTTTGTTCCAGCATATATGCCTGAGCGTCAAATAGTTGGATACCCAATAAATCTCTGGCCGCAATAACAGGATTACGCCGATAGAACGCAATCGTTGCCGCATCACACTCATAAATCTTACGTTTTACGGCTGTAATAATAGGCGTTCTTTGTTTCATTCTCATACGGCATCACCATCCGTATCTTTTACGCTTGCGTCAATACCGGCATCTTCCAACAGCTCCTTGAGCCGCTGATTCTCGATAAGAGACAGCCTGTATTTTTCCTTAGCGTCATCACTTTCTTTCTGGAACTTATCAATCAATTCTCTTTGTGTATCGAAAATTTCCTGCTGGTCATTCTCGTCAAAGAAAGCGTTTTCCTTAATGGCCTTAAAACTCATATCTGCCGCCCATTGAGTTCCCGGAGACCGTAACTGGTCGTAGAAGTTTGCTTCTGCACCAGCAATATCCTTTTCACGCATATCCTTCATCAAGAATGTAAGCGTATTACGTCCAGCATCCTTGTTGGAACGGTTCTTGACAGAAATCTCATTTTCCTTAGCAATCTTATCGTTATTAGAAACCAACTTGACCTTGATATCGTTCAGACTCTTAATAGCTTCCGCTGAGTTCATCGGATTCAACCGAGCAATCTGCAAGTCAATTTGTCGAATCTGGTTGTTATTGTTCACGACCTGAACAATCTGTGATAGTTTGAATGGATCGTCTTCAATACCATCTTTAAAATACTTGATGAGTTCACTAAACAAATATCGGCGATCACTTTCGTTATAACCTTCGAATGGGTCATATCCAATAACAGAAATACAATCATCCTTTGCTTGAATTTCAGGTTTAGACCACTTCTGTTCTTTCTCATCACGGACATCGATTTCAGTTTTGTTCAGTTCACCATTGACGAGGGTATTTGAAAAAGTTTGGAACTGGTAGTTACGAGCGTTACCGATTATTCGTAATAGAAGCCCCATCTTGAACGATCCGTTGTTCTGACTGATTGAATCAAAAAGAGAATTATAGAATGGAATATCAAGAATATGGCACATCAACATACACGCAGTACGGTCATTTCCGTACTTTCTTGAATACTCATCAAACATTTCATTCACACAGTCTTTACAAAGCGGAGCATAGCAATCATTTGCCTTCTAAAGCGGGCTGTAAGTGATTTTATAGAAATGATTTACTGCTACGTCATATTCCTTACCACATCGAAGGCATTTGAATGTCTTCTTGTTCTCGGTTCCCTCTAAGATTACAGAAGGGTCAACCACTTTCTTTTTTCTAGGCAAACAAACACCTCCTTCTAATAGGGCGCATCGAGAACATACCTCGATATTCGTTTCACCATTACTAACTACCGTTTCGGTAGGAAATATCAAAATAAAAGCCGTAGAACGTGCGCACATTCTACGGCAAACAAAAGATCCACCCTCATGAGCACCAATAATCTGGGAGGCTGGGTGGATTTCATTCTATAAAAGACCTATCATGATACGCATCGTTGAGAGGCTTGATAGGTTCTGTTCAAAATTCGGCCTCAGCATTTTGACACCGTATTGAGCCGAGGTCTTTATCATATATTTGAGCTTGCGCCCTGCCTACGAATAGGCCAAGTTTCAAAATATGCCTGCCGCCAGAGGGAGTTTAACTAACGGCAGGCTTGCAAAAGGGGAGATGCTGGGTACAGAGGGTGGATTCGAACCACCGACCTTCTGGGTATGAACCAGACGAGCTACCTGACTGCTCCACTCTGCGTTATATAATGCCTAAGTGTCATCTATTTCTTAATCGTATGCGCATTACAGGTTAATCATAGACTGACTTCGGACTTGCCTCCAACCGCGAAGTGGAAACCATTTTTGGCACGCCCAGCTGCTTTCGAGACAGCACATACAGGTTTTAGAGACCTGACTTCTACCTTTGAATTATAGGCGCACAATTGGTGTATTCGGCGAGATTTAAACTCTGCGATACCTCGATTAAATCGAGTGCCTTACCAGCTTGGCTACAAATACACAATAAATCCTACCTTTTAGCCGGTGGTAGGTGACCGGTATAATATAGGTCCTCCTGAAGAAGGACTGGCGCGGTCTCAGAGATTCGAACTCTGGCATCGGGGTTACCGACCTAACGGTTTTCAGGACCGTTCTCTTCAACCACTTGAGTAAGACCGCACAATAACCCTACTTTCCTGCACAGCTACCTTTATATAAAAGGTGTAGGGAATAGCCGTACAATCTTTGGTGAGCCAGGTTGGAGTCGAACCAACGATGTTTCTGATGTCACGGAGTTACAGTCCGCTATCTTCGCCACTGGATATACTGACCCATAATAAAACAAGCATCCATCAATCCATCCGAGCTAGTTGAATTGTTCTCGTGTTGATAAAACGCTTGTTTTAAACTTTAATGGTCCGCACTTACGGTGGCGGAACACCAATGCCAGAGGTCGGGTACGATCCGACAGTCTGCTGATTACAGGTCAGCTGCATTATCCATTTATGCTACCCTGGCAAATAACCCGTAGACACTAGCCTACGGGCATAGAAAAGGAGACAACAAATGATGTCCCAAAGCAGACCTTGCGGTCGTACTTCTTTTTTAATTACCCACTTATTGGTAGGGTGTCACCGCTTTTAATTCAAACGCACAATATGCGTTTTACTCTCAATCAACTTTCCATCCTTGTCCTGATAGACAATAATAAAACCCTCTCGCTGGGAAGTAGTTAACTTGCCTTCGGCATACTGCATTTTAGAAGACTCACAGCAACAACCCTGCTCGTAAACGACAGCGCCATCACCAATATCATAATGACCGCACTTGTGAGTATGAGCGAGAACCACTGCATTGACATCCTTAAATCCGTTATCACGGAAGTATCTGAATGCCTTCTCAGCAGTCTTTAGTAACCCAGATGAATAAGTCAGCGGATGCACAAAGACGGTATCACCAATCTGACTGAAATAAGTATCGTTGTAAACAATCTCGATACCAGTGCCATTGAACACCTCAATCAAAGGGTCATAATGGACCTTTGTATGAAGTTCCTTGTTATAATGGTTGAAACCATCAACAAAAATAAGCTCCAAAGATGTCTTCGGCATCAGTTCAAGTAGGTCGGTGTCCAGATTCTTAGCAAGGTAATTCTGAAAACGTAAGTCATGATTGCCATAATTGACAACAACCTTCTTGGGCTGAAGCATTTCAATCAGGTCAATCATATACTGACGAGCAATCAGGATTTCCTCCATTGGACTTTTACGATATACTTTTAGGAAGCGAGAAATGGAGCTGCAGTCTACAAGATCCCCGTTTACCTGAAGGATATCAATCTTACCAGCGCACTCACTAAAAGTGTCAATGGGCTTCTGGAATGGAATATGTAGGTCGGAAATAGACAGAATGCAGGTTCCCACATCTCTATTAGATAATGACTCCTGATACTGCATACCCGCACGGAATGCCTTAAAACGCTTGCGATATGCGCACTCGCCAAAATTCTTGCCCAACTCATCATTGAGCACCTTGGACGCGCCATCCCAAGTCAACTCTCTAGCCAGAACAGCATTCCCGATTCTTACAAAGAAGTCATCGCTCGTTTCTTCTGGCCGTTTATTATAGCAACCCATTGGCATCAAGCCGGGTCGCCCAGCAGCTCATCAGAAGTGGAAATATTGATAGTGACACCCTCAATACCATCCCACTTTGCCAGAGCTTCCTTCAGATTGAAGACATTCTCACCGTCCTTGGTAATCTCGGTGATAGTGCCCTCAGCAGTATCAATAATAGCGTTCTTAAAAACAACACTCTTCTTAGCAACCATAATTTTATTCTCCCTTATATTTTAATTTTAGAATTCAAGCATGTCAGCCCAAGTGCTAATCCATCCACGGTGATTGATCTTCAATTCGCAAACAGCAGCACGCTCCTTATCACGGAAGTGCTCAAGATAAATTTTAAATCCTGAGTTCTGCGGATTTTTATATAGGTCACACTGCCCAGTATGACCCAAACATACGACCTTGCAACTATCGTGGCACCGTGTAAGAATTTTCTTTAGGTCCTCCCGATATACATTTTGACACTCATCAACTAAAATTACTTTATTTTTAAAATTGATGCCGCGCATATATGTATGAGTAGTCGCCTGAATATAGGCACCATACTTTTCACTCTCTGGATCATCTTCGCTTTTGACAACTCTTGATGGGTTGATACCAAGCGTCTCAAGTGCCTCAAAGAGCGGTTCCATGTATGGAGCACTCTTTTGCTCTTGAGTACCGGGTAAATAACCCTGTTTCTCTTCCTGAGTGGGGGATGCAATATAAACGATTCCATTGTATCGTTCATACTGGACAAGCAGATTTGCAACACCTACAGCGATAGTAGTTTTACCAGTTCCGCTTACAGAGTTTGTAAAGACAATATCAACGTCTGGACTCCACAGCATGTCCCTATAGTATTTTTGTTCATCATCAAGCGTCATACCATAAAAACTAGAATACTCATCCAGACTCTGCGGAATATCCTTCTTCTTACGCATTTCAGTCTTATCAGAAGCCATTTACAACTCTCCCTTAATTGAATTCATCAATATCGTCAGCAATCTTATCGACAATACCGTACTTGACCTGCTCATCAGCATCCAGATACCAATCCTTTGCCTGATTCTTGGTCATGGTCTTCTTATCAATGCTCGTATGAACCATGATATACTCACGCATCTTTCGAACCTGCTTTTCATAATTTGCCATGGCCTCTTTCGACTGTTCAAAAGTACCAGAAGCACCGCCAGAGCCACTGTGAATCAGAGCCATAGCATGAGGCAGGGTAAAGCGCTTCTGACCAGACAGAAGCATCACAAGAGCTGCGCTCATGGAAATACCAACATTGATAGTCCACACAGGGGTCTTGCTCAGTGCAACAACATCAATGAAACTGAACATAGCGTCCAGCTCACCACCATAGCTGTAAATAAACAGCTTAATGGGCTTGCGCTGCTCAACAGGGGTATTCTTATCGATACGATTGTATTGCAGAATCTTACGCTCAATTTCAATCAGGGACTGGTCAATCTCAAAGTCAATAAAGAAGATGCGATCCTTCTCGTCAACATAGAAGTTCATCATCTCAGGAGAGGGGAGACCGCCACCATTCATCAGGTTAATGATCTCTTCTGGCAGTTGAATTTCAAAGTCCAATAGTCTATACCTCGTTCTTTCAAAGATTAGTAACGTGCGTTACGCTGCATCTGCTTCAGCATCTCGATAGCGGCAATATTAAAAGGAAGCAACTCAAGATATCGAACAGACTCTTCCAGATACCGCTTGTGACGGGTCTTTGCAATGCAAGCATGAGGGAAGACCTTTCGTACAGCCTTCGCTTCGGACTTAGTGATTTCAATCATTAGGTAAAACACCCTTTCAAAATAAAATAGGTAGGGAAGAGAGAATGCGTCCACGCTCTCTTTCCTACCACAACTATTCCGTAATGATTTTCTATGTAAACGCCAATTTATAACGCATCTACGTTAAAATATTGCGATTTTACGCCGTGCATAAATCAAACATTTTTCTATTTTGTGCGGTTTTTTCAATATTGATGCTTTTTGCGCATTTACGACAATATTTTTGTCTTCTGCCAGTTCGTACAACTTTCTTCCCGCAACATTCGCACTTAATATACGGCTTGCCACAATACTGGTTCCACTCAAGGCCAATATTCTCGAAATCGTCCACAAAAAGTTCCTGCGGATAGTCTTCCTCGGCAATCAAAACATGAATGTTCAGATTGTCGATTTTCTTCAAACTTGCAAAACCAACGTAGCCAAGATTATGCAGCTCGCAAATCATCTCGTTCTGTTTCTTGACATTCGCAGAGACGTTTGCCATTCTAAAGATATCTCGTGTATCTTCCGTCACCCAATAGCTGTTTTTTTCATTTATAGCCACATGATATTTTGCAAGACACAATAGTGTCAACATCAAACGTTGCATTGGCTTTCCATCAAGAGCCTGGATCTTTTCGATTTCAGCCTTTGTAATGATGACACCATCAAGTTCAACAAGCTGCTTTCCTTTAGACGAGGCAATAGCTTGCTGAATCAAATCCTCGTCAAGAACCCTGTTATATCCATCCATATGAGAGAGGAGAAAGTCATCCAGCTTCTCTTTGACCTGTTCTTTCTGGTATCCTTTAGAAAAATACAGTTTCGCAATATAATGTAAAGCGTGCCCGGCGGTTCTCCACGTCACATCTTCTCTTAGTAAATCTTCTGCATATTCACGCTCATTCAGCACTACTACCATCGACATCCTCCTTTTCGCTCTCACTCATATTAACAATCACATCCTTATAATGCTCTCCGCAATATTCAATGTCGCCGTCATCCTGCTTTACAAGAGTATGTACCTTGTTTTCGTTCTTTTCCAGAAGTCTCTTGATAATCACATCAGGGAAGAGAGCCCATACAATAGATACACTAGACGAATTCTTCTTGCACATATCAAAAAGAATGTCACAAAGCACGTTATCGTCAGAGCACTTCTCGTGCAGGTGTCTGAGCATACTCTCGTTATACATTACCAGTTTCTCAGTGCGATCTGCGCCGGTCTCCTTGTTTTTCATAGCAGAGTTATCGATAACAGAATTGCCACTGGCGTATTTCAAGTAATCTTTGAAGACTGGGCGAATGCCGTAATACTGAGAATTCTTATAGGCTTCGCCAGACTTCAGCAAGTCATAATCAAAAGCACGATGAATTTTAAGCTCGGCCATGTGTTTCTCCATCTCGTCCTCAATAATCCAGCAAAGACGATTCATCGTGCATGAGTTCACGCCGACAGGCATCCGGTAGAGATAATACTGAATAACCACCTCATCATACTCATCCTTGACTTCCTTCTGCATGATTTCATCCAAGCCAGCGTAACCCTCCCATTCGATACGCTTACGTGCTGCGGCTACATACTTCTTGTAATCTCGCATCTGAGCGGGGTAAATGTAGCTCATGAAGTACGGCTTGCGGTGAGCACAAATACGCGCCCATAATTTCTTGTCCTCGATTGTGTCCGGGTTGTCATCGTCTTTAATAGTACAAGCTTTCAAATCATACCAATACCGTGGCATTGGCTTACATTTAACCCCTTTCACAGCGTCCAAAACATTCTGCTGATATAGCTGACCACACATGATACGATAATCCAATTCTTCGTATTCTCGGCTTCCAGACTCAAACTGGCTTTGAACATCACCCATTGAGGTAATGTGGTTTGTTGTCGAGCCAACGTCATTGCCAAATCCAGCAGCATTCGATTCTGCTAAATCATCCTCAGTAGGAATCTTCTTTTCTCCCTTTTTCTGAACACACAAAAGAGTTGGCGTTTTTCTTTTATTCCTAACAAGCACATCATTATCTGTGCTAAAAATAAGATCGCCATCAAAATCTGCGCCATTCAAAGCAGCACAAGTGTTGTCCCACGCACTTAGAATTGTGACTGTCTTCATATAGCGATACCAGTTTTTACAATCATCATTAGAATTCAAATCCCGAAGAACAATATTGTTATGACAGGACATAGGAGCTCTAAAGCAAGCCACTCGCTTAACATCCCTATCATTCCAAAAACGGCTGTAAACCTCACCGGCCTTTAACAGTCCAGTGACTTCCATTCCAAAGATGGATTGGCAAAGCGCATATGGATCTCCGCTCGCTACTTGGAAATTACCTCTAACTTTGACCACACCTGTTTTTGCCTGAGAAATTCGTTTCTTAATAAAGTACCGAATCCGATTCTGAACATACGGGTCGTTAATCATGTCTGGCTCAATCATGAGAGCCTTAATGTAATCATTCTCAAGAGAGTTGACATACCCTGCGTCGTCTCGCATACCGCTACCACGCAGATACAGAAGCGCTTGCCGCCAGTCGCCGCCCATGACACCCTTGATCTCATCCAAAGTCGGCTTGACCAATTCTCTAATCTCATCGTTCGTAAGCTGATAGCTTTGAATGAATTGATAATTCAAATTGCGTTCCTCATCGAGTTCCAACTCGCAGGTTTTCGTTACAGAGAAGTGGTAATGGTTTTCTCGACAGTTCTCAAAGTAGTCATCGCAATCATGATAGCTGTCCCAGAGTTTTAACATTGATGTGGTTAGTATCATTTGAACACGGTTAATATCCTTGTAATCGCCCCAAGCGTCCTTCACCATATTCTTTTTCGCAATCTTCTTAGCAAACTCACGGAAAGGGAAGGGAAATAACATACCCTTACAGAAAGCATTTCGCACGCAGAAACCAGATGCTGTGGATGGCAGCTTTAAATCTTCGCTCCACTGTTGAGCAAGGTCATAGCTAATGAGTCCAAAGCCATCGCTGGCGCATAATTCACATTCATGTTCCATATCCTCGACCATCGTAGGCTCACCGGATGCTCCATCGTCCAGAACGATTACATGGTCTTTGAAATGAGTGAAACAATCGTCTACGACCAGCACACCGTCTGGATTAGTGACCGGAATGGATGCAGAGCAGGCGAGTGCCCGATATGCTTCCAGCTTTGCCGGAATAAACTCCATTCCCTTGTTACGGCCATTATCGATTCGTTTGCGGATTTCATCAATAAGACGGTCGCTCACAAACACAATCGTACTATTCTTAACACCACCGGTGGTTCCAACTAAACGACGATATGTAATCCCATTGATTTTGAACCCCTTATGAGAACGTGCCCGGCGGTAATCATTCTTCTTGTCAACCACCAGACACATATAATCCGGCTTGAACTGAACTGCATCAAGCTCAGTATACAACCTCCGAATCTCCCGGCGGTTCTCTAAGCAAGAGGGTTCATTCCGCAGCATCTTGATTCTACGCTTGATACTCCGTGCCTTAGCCTCTGCATCTGTAACACCATTCAACTCATCAATCCATCGTAGAACAGTGCTATCAGCCAGCGAGATGATTTCGTGGTTTCGTCTGGCTTCATCCAATGGTAGGGTTAAATCCCATTTTGCTTCAACCAGACGCTTCGTATGGATCTTAAAAACAAACTTCTGGCAAGTTTGCTGCTTTGCCATTCGGCAGTCACCTCCGTATTCTTCTTAAATGTATCCTGTAATGTATAGCTAAAGGGAAAATATAAAAGCAGACTTTTATAGATAGCAGCTCTCGCCATCTTCCATAGCCTTGAGCCAAAGTCGTTCACGCTCCTGATAGAGTTCATCCAGCATATCGTCAGCAGCCTCGTACTCCCGACGAGTCAGGCTGGCATAATTCATATCCCGAATTAAATACTTAATTTCCGCATCAACATCCTCGTAAGTACGCATTACTTAACCTCCTCGTCCATAACAGCTCCGCAGTCAGGACAAAACTTTGATTCATCGACATTTTTGCTAGAATGACAAGCCGAACATTCAACAAAGAAGCTTTCTCCAAAATCTTCAAAATGTTCAATCCAGTGGGCGTGAACCACTCGACGGAACTCACCGCCAGCGGCCATCTCTTCTTGCATGTATTGAATTGCCCCATTCAAAGTCATCTTGCATACAGTTTTCTGAAAAGCAGAAACAGGACTGTTATCAATCAATGGCTTTGTATCTTCCAATGTCTGAATCAAGTGTGTTGCGTTAATAAACTTATCCATCACTTAACCTCCTTAGCTACCAAACGAATTGTCTCGTCAATCTGTTCAAGTTCTGCCAGCAAGACATCCACAGTATCAGCTTCACTCTCGGAAATATTCAAATCCTTAATCTTATGTAAAGCCCATTCAAGGTTCGGGTAATAGCCAACCGTAACCTCCTTTACGCCGGTGCCCATCTCACCAGTCTTTGGATTCTTGCCAGCTGGCCGCTGCTCAATAATAATGAGATTCCGCTCATCGCAGTTCTTTATAATGTACTTGCCAATCTGAATACGCATTTCTTAATCTCCTTCTTTAACCAAATTTATACAATCAATATATTTATCATAAATTCGTTTTGCGAGCTCTCCATCAACATGACTTACATCGCCAGTTTTATTATTTTTAATTGTGCAAGAATACAATACAATAGGAGACTCAATCAAAATATGACCATACTTATCGTAAACGTTATAACGACGGTCAAGTTCTGTTGCGATTTGCTTAACAAAATACTTTCCACTAAGCAGTTTTGAAAGTTCAAGATTTAGTAGCTCCGAAGCTTTTTCACAAATATCCTTTTCACTCATATGTATTCTCTCTTTTAATATGTATTTATATTTCAAATAAGAGCCACACAAACTCTTATTTAATTCTAATTTGTACGGCCAGCCTCAAATGCAGCCACATCGTTCATGAAATCATTGATATGTAAATACTTGTCACCCTTCCGCACAGTCTTAGGCTTAAACTCTTGACATTTGCATCGCACCTCATCACAAGTAGTGAAACACGGGATCTCATATTGGCATTTTGTACAGACATGCTTCTTGTGGAATTCTGGTAAGCGGCCAGCAGCTTGGTAATACTCATACGTTACCTTTAAATCAATCCAGTAGGGGTTATCAAAATTCATTACGTTCAACCTTCTTCCTTATCTTTTATAAGAGCCATACCATTTAAATCCAGCACGAGGAATTCCAGAATTCGCAGGAACACGAATCATTCCATCTATAAAGAGCTGAAGAACCTCATCACTTAACTGTCTATGCACAAAGCGAAACGGTGGTTGAGAAGCATCATTATAATATTCTGGATTTTCTTCCAACACCGCTCTACCTCTTCTGACGGTAGAAAGCGTTGGAATATTCTCACACATAGCATCATTCATCTCGTGAAAACTTTGCTGTTGCAATTTATATTCCGTCCGTGCCGCAGATCGCTTCAACGAGTTCGGCTCAATCGTAATATGATACATTGGTCGTGCTAGGTCGTATGTAAAAATTTCCTTGAATCTATTATCTAGTTCTTCATAGAACTCATGAAGTCGTCCGGTCAAAAATACGTCTTGTTCACTCTGACATACTCGTCCAGATGATGTGTAAAACTCATGAAGCACATTCGTATACATCTTCATATAAATGGCTTTTTGGTCTTCAGAAGGAATATGGTATTCTTCTGGGTCATGGTTTATAAACACGGCAGGGCAGTCCTCAAAAAATATTTCTTTGTTTTTTGCCATGGATTTAAGTGCAGACTCAATGTACCCAACCATTGTAGATTTCGTACAATGCTGAAACGTCTCAGCATCCGCTGCTAAATTCTCTCTGAACTCATCCATTTGCTCACGAGCAATATTTTCTAATGGTGTACCAACTATCTCAGCCCAAAAGGTATCCTCACCATGTAGGTCTTCTGGATATTGATAAAAATTCTTATTGGTCATTCCACACGCTCGTAGTATTGCGGCTGGCGTCCAAAAGAACTCCATCCAACCACTTCCATCACATTCTTTAAGTAGGTGGTAAGCAATCTGGTTCTGCAGACGCAATGAAAACTTTCCTTTATTTCTTGTTGGTAGAGGAGGAAGCACCTCATTGTCTGAACGAATCTTTACAATGATAAAACGCTTTCCTTCCTTTTTAAACTCAACGAATCGATTTAACTCTTCAAGGAAGTGTTTTTTGCTAGTTCCATCTAGTGGCTTTCCATTTTTGCCAAACACATTAAGATAAGTAGATAGTTCTAAAAAATTAGAAAAAATCTGACCATCATTCAATTTACCTGCTATCTCCGATGTAATCTCGTATTTTTTCTTGTCCATGTAACCTCCTACTCAATTTAGTTGGATTGACGAGTCTGTATTATATATAAGTATGAAGATACATAGTCGTCAGTCCAAGTACAACTATCACAAAATATCTCTTAATGGTTTACTCGACTTGAAGCTATGGCGCGTAAGCGACATAGATTCAATTTGAGTAAACCTACGAGCGTCCGCAGACGCGAGATCCCTCTCCACGCCCTGTCTGGAAGACTACTATAAATATCCATCGCAAACATCCCAATATCATCTCCTTAACAGTATCCTGTGTTGTATAGCTATCTACACTCATTATACCATGAGATTGCCAAAAATTCAATAGCTACATAACACAGGATACCGATATTTCTAGCGCCTATTAAAATAAGGTATGTTTCTGGGAGTATTGTTCTCTATGAAGGACATCCAGATACCCTGTATGTTCAGTATAAGCTGCCAGAGGCTACAATCATGCTCCTTGTAGGTCTTTAGAGTCTCTGAGAGTGCTGCTTAGATGCCAGATTAGTCCATTTATGGTGATAGGGGAGTACAGATGGGTACAAATAGGTATTTTATGCTCCGAAGAATGGTTATTTTCGGTACATTTCGGGTACACATCGGAAAAACCCGCATAAATCCTAGCTTTTTCGGCTTTTATTGGGTCAAAAAGAAACAAAATAAGGATAAAAAGGTACAAATAAAAAGAAAAACTAGCCAAAATATAACGCAAATACGTTAAATTCTAGCTAGTTACCGAATGGTTTACCGATTGAAAAATAGCGATTTTAAGCCATTTTTAGGTATTTTTGATGGAAATTGATGAATTTGTGGGTATGTGTGGGAGAAGCTATAGGGGGTGTATTTTGGAGTGTTTTCGTCAGGGGAAAGTGTATCCCGGGGGTGGTAGGATTGGTTGGAAAGGTGTCAATAAATAATTTATTGACAGATTGGGAAGGATAAAAAGTAGTAGTGTTGGCTGCCAATAGGAGAGATATTGATGGAATTATTGGGAATTGAAGATAAAATAATGTGTAAAATATTACGATAAATCGTTATTTCTTGAGGATGAATAAGAAAGATGTACTGGGGCTTCTTCCTGCTGCCGGGAACGTCCAAAAAATGGAAAGTACGCCCCACGGCTTGAGTGCTGGAAATGCTCATTTTCCGGCACTCAACAGGCAAGGACAAGGCATGGTTTTTGGCGCGTTTGTGCTATCTGATACAAGTAAAAACAAAAACTAAAAAGTTTTAACTATTTCAGCCGGGAATTGAATTTGCAAATTAGTTGCGTTTTTGTGTTCGATTGAATATTTTTTGTAACTCTTTTGTAACCATTTCATTCTTGTTACTTTCTTGTAACTATTCTGCCAAATTCTACCATTTGCCTTTATAATGTACCCGTGTGCGCGTGCGCACACACACGCCCAGGCGCACACCAGGGACTCTAATAGGTACGCGCGCGCGAGAGATCAGGCTATTTTGGTAATTGCTGGAAAAATGGTTACAAAAAGGTTACAAGTGGACTAGACGGGTTGACGGCATGGACTAGACGTGGTAGAGTATAGGCACGGGAACGGACTAGACGAAAGCTCCCGAACAACGCGCGGTCGGACGGCGCGGGAAAGTTCCCCGATAAATCGTCAAATAGTAAGCGGTCGTTCCTCGAACGAAAGGAAGTGCAAAAGCAAATAGTACAGAACGGCGCTCATGCAAAACACCACGCTTAATAGGCGGGTACAAGGGTATGACGGTTTGAACGTGTACACACAAAATCAACCCTTTAATCAGTCGAACGGTTGAACAAATGGCACGGCGGGCAAGGCGGTTGGAATCCGTACTTGTTCAAGTAGTTCACCTTGCAAAACAGGTCGGAACTGATTTCAGATTGACGGAATGCGCTGGAAGGATAAAAACAATATAACCGTTTTGAAAGAATCCTAAAACCTATGTTTTAGGCAACGTTTCAAATGTAAATCATCAGCTTGTTACTTTTGAGCGGTACAATGCAACCTTGCATGGTTGAGAAAACAGAATATTTTTGCAAAGATACGCAATTGACGGCGCTGGACTTCAAAAGTTTGGCGCTTTTTGTTTGGACTTCAAAAGTTTGGACGTGTCGCAGACAATAGCAGAAATAGACGGTTTTCCGTGACAATTAAATAATAGCAAGCATGGTTGAAGGGCTGTTTTGGCAGACAGAGGGTAAACCATGCTTTACAGCATACATATTTGCCCATCGTGGGCGAACCATAGGCTACAGGCAGAACCTGGATTTTTGTCTGTAGCACTTGGCTTGCTCATAATAGCAAGAAGTCCGTACACACATTATAACACAACAAAGGAGAAAATACTATGTCTACTACTACCATTCTGTCCGCTATCAACTTCAACGCTACCGCAGCCGCAGAGAAGAACCGCACCACCGGTGCCGCCGTTGCCCTGTTCAAGAAGGGTGGCAAGGAAGTCAACACCTCTGAGAAGGCTCTGGGCAGAGACTGCTTGAAGGGTATCACCGCAGAGCAGTACGAGACCTATTGCAAGGCCGTCCGTGCGGTTTATCTGGATGCTGATTTGCTGGCACGTTATGCCGCAGACGCGGACTCTGTTCAGAAGATTAAAACCTTCTACTTCAACGATCTGGCAAGCCTTACCACCGCTATCATGGGCGACAGCTTCAAAGTCAATGACGTCTTTGCAACCTTCACTGTTGAGCAGTTCATTGAGCAGAGCGTGGGCAAGGTGCGTGCATTCACTGCTACCACCGCAGGCCACGGCTATGACACGGAAGCAGAATCTCAGACCAAATTTGTAAAGTGGGTCGAAGCATGGTTTAGTGCTAACGCAAGCGGTGTTGCTATGCTTTCTATGGCAGAGCGTGACCGCCGTGCAAGTGTCCGCAAGCTGTCCTCTAAGGTTGTGCGCCTTACTAAGAGTGTTGAGAATGCAGAAGAAGTGCTGTCTAGTGCTAAGAAGGAGTTGGACTCCCTCAAGAGCAAGAAAGATACCAACGCAAAAACTCTGGAAAAGAAGATGAAGGCTGTTCAGGGCATGGAAAAGGATCTGGCAGACGTCAAGAAGAGCCTGGAATCTGCTCAGACTAAGCTGGCAGACCTTCAGAGCAAGGACTTCACCAACGACTTCAGCGCAGAAGAGACCCTGTAAGTGGACCATATAACCATCGTGAACACGCAAGAGCTCTACATAAATGCTAGGCGATTAGTGGTACTAGGGAAGACGTAACCACTACCAACACGGCAGTAATGCCGTCACTATCAATCGAAAGAAGGGAATACTATGCAAAAGTTCCTGTGCAAGAACTATGCAGACCGTCAGATTAAGTTTGACGGTCATTCTGTGCCGTCTAATGCATACTATGGTCAGACCGCAGAGGGATTGCGTTTTATCGCAGTCGTCAGAGTGAATCAGATCGGCATGGTTTGGCGTTCTGGTAAGGGCCTGGTTCCGTGGGAGAAGTCTTATAATCAGACTGTCGTTAACTTTATCAGAAGTGAACCTGTTGGCGTAAATCCTGAGACTGTGCATTTTGATATGGCAGTGAAATCAGAACGCAAGAAGGCTGGACGTTATGCAGCACGTTTTGCTGGCACTGGGTCTGCTAGTGCAAATCGTAAGAGCAAGAAGGCAGCAAAACACACTAAGGCTTTCCGCACTCGCAACGATTCCTTTCCGGAAGAGTACAATAATGCCTCTAGCTTGATCTATGGGGAAACTATCGAGATGAACAGACGGCCTCAGAAGGTCTATGGCAAGATTGCAGAGTACATGGACGGCAGCGGTGCTGGAAAAATCCGTGGTGATATGCGTCCTCTTGAGCCTGTTTTCCCTGTACCTTCTGGTAGAAAGGCAAGGTGAATCATGTCAGCAACTGTTTCAAGTGGTCAGAACTTGCGTAAGAGTGAAAAGTTTGCTATAATTGCATCAAAAGGTGGTGCAACTATGGCAGATCGTAACTATGCAACCGAATATCAAAAGCGCATGGAAACGAATAGTCAGCTTGCAATCAAAATTCCCAAAAAGCTTTTTGAGGATTTTTCCGCAAAAATTGAGCAAGAGGGAACAACGAAAAGAGCTGTACTTGTGCAACTGATTGAAGGTTATACCTACAATTCCTAAGAACTTCATACTCCAGCAACAACGTCTTGTGAATTTATTGCAAGGCGTTTTCTTTATGCCTTGTTTTGCATAATTATACAAATAAAACGAAGAATATGCAAAATGAAAACACATCAGAAACAACAAATGCCGTATGAATCAGATTCACACGGCAGAAAGGAGTGGTTATTTACTTGTGATTCTCTATCCATTCGTCATGCTTGAATTTCAAGAGTTTGAAATCACAACAGTTCTTGTATAAGAAGTGCTTAGGATTACAACCGATACTGTAAATGCTTTTAGCTTTTTCAGTGATTTCATGCTCGAAAGAACGGCAGAAACGAAGTTCTTTTTCAAGAAGATCAGCATAAGCCGAATCTGTTTCACGAATCTTGTTGAAATCCTTTTCGGTAAGTACAGAATCTGGAACAGGGAACATAAAACCAAACTTGATAGAGGATAGCACATGACCTGTTGTGTCAGAAATGAGAAGGCAAGTCTTTTGAGGTTTTGTGTTGGATGATATTGGTGCAAAGAAATTACAGTTATCGACAGTCAAAGTGATACCACAAACGAATTTACGATTATTGTCGTAAACGATATTCGGGATTTTGTTATCAAACTTCCGAAGGTATTCTGCGTACTCTGGATCAACGTCATAGAAATACAGCATAAGACTTCCTTGCATTAAAAAAGAGGTGGATTCGAGCCACCTCTTGAATTAAAGTTCCTCGCTTTCGGTGGAGGTATACCACGAATTAAAGACTGTCTTTGTATATCGGCGACAGAACCACGAATTAAAGACCATCTTTACGGCGATGGAACCGCGAATTATGAAGATTGAACCTTTATCAGATTCTTTCTTCACTATTATTATACGCCTGTTAGTCGATTTTGTCAAGAGAAAATTCTTGTCAGAATGAAATTTTTGTTTATAAAAGAGGAGTTCTACCATGGCAATTTTGGCTATTGAATCGGCTCTTGATGTTGCCATAACGTTTGGTGACACAGAGCTTGTGAAAATCTATCAGGAAGCCCTGGCAGACGCTGGTGTTGATTATGTCAGTACGGCGAAAAGCTGGATGGAATAAGAAAGGAAGATTGAAATGAAAACTTTGTTGATGTTCTTTGGTTATTCGGCATATCAGGCTGGGTGTATTGCTCCCATGATGTGGGTTTTCGTTGTTGGTGCTGTCGCTATGGGTGTGGCAGAATGGAAAGGGTGGTTGAACTAATGAAAAAGATCGTTGTTTTTAACCACTTTGGTGGGTGGAAGATGACCACTTACGAGAACTACAGCGCATATATCATGGATGCGAATAAGTGTTGTACCCTCATTGTGGCAGATGCGGGAGAGGCCGTGGAGTGTGCAAAAATGTACTATCCTGATGCGGAAATTATCGTAAAGTAAACCCGTTTTGTGACCGTCAATTCAAAAATATTTACATAATCAAAGGAGAATCAACCATGAAAAAGAATACTACTGCTTCCGTTGCTACCACCGCAGCCGCAATTTCTGCTCGTCAGATTGCTTGTCAGAAGGTTATAAGCAATGGTGTAACCCTGAACGATTGCTTGTACGCAGAGATTCCTCTTGACCTCATCCGTGTTGATGTGGCTTATCAGCGTGAAATCGGTGGCGCACGGTGGCCGCGTATCAATGCGATGGCCGCAGGTTGGGACGCAAGCAAGGCAAATTCTGTGTTGGTCAGTTACCGTACTGATACGCAGTTCTTCTTTGTCCTCGATGGTCAGGGACGTTTTGTGGCCGCTCAGAAAGCAGGGCTGAAAACTATCACTTGTCAGATTCTTCAAAACCTCGAACTGAAGGATGAAGCAGAAGCATTCTTAACCCAGGATGATAATATGACCAAAATTTCTATGCACGACAAGTGCAAGGCCGGTGTTATCGCAGAGCACAAGGATTGCATTACCCTTGTGAATACGCTTGCTAAGTACGGTATCGACATGAAAGAGGTGAACGGTATCGGAACGGCTATGGAGATTTCTGCTAAGAATCCCACGGAAATTGATTGGCTTATCGGTCTGATCGTCCGCACTGAGTGGTATGGTCAGCACAACTGCTTCAGCCGTACCACGCTCAAGAGCTTGCATGAGCTGTATAATAAGGACTTCAACAAAATGGATAGAATCGAGAATGTTCTGGTTCCTATCATGTCGGCAAATCGTCCTGATACGCTCCGTAACGTGTCGGAACTGGTGTTTGCTAAGAGCAACAAACAGGGTTTTCTTGCTATGTATCAGCTTTACACCAACATGATTGCAAGCAATCGTGATACCAGAATGAAATTCCTCGAAAAGATTGCAGGCATGGGTATCAAAGTCCCGGCTATCGCTAAGAACGTAGAGTGATTTATTACATAAAAGATATGTTTTAAGGAGTGAAAACTATGAACGCAAAAGAGTATTGTAAAAACCATCCTGTAACCGCTTATGATGGCCATTACGGCAAATGTGGTGGATTTCAGATTCACGGCGATATCGAATACGGCATTGACGATTACATTTATGGTGTATCTGGTGTGTTGTACAGTGATGAAAAATATCATAGCTATCACCATTTAAAGATCATCTATGCACCGTCTAGCAGAGCATACGTCAAGTGTTTCGGTAAACGAATTTATCTTGATGAGTGCATGAGAGTGTAAAGGAGAATACAATATGAAAAAAGGTCAATGGTTCATGAATGATGAGACCGGTGTTATCACCAACATTCATCGGGAAGCTGTCGAGTGGTATCGGCAGGGTGCAAACATTTCCATCTGGATCAACGGCGTTGTGGTATGCCGTTGGGGTCATTGATAAGAAAAGGAGAATACAAAAATGCGTGCTACTGTTGAAGTTTATGAAAACAACGCAGGCGGTATCTTTGTTGCCGTCTTTGGTCGGAACGGTCTGGAAAATGTCGTTCCTGGTTTTTGCCATGAAATGATTTCTACGGCAGAATTCATTGACCAGTGCCTGCATGGGTGCTATGAATCGGATGATTTCAATCCGGCAGAATTTTCCGGCATGGATATGGATTCTGTTTACAATAAAATCAGCAGTCAGGATGACTTGATTGCAGAGTTTTTCGACAACAAAGAAATCATCCTTTACCCGGCAGATATGGGTATTGCTGGCAAGAATCTGTTTGGTATGGCTTGACTGGACGTTCACAAAATGTTTGTAGATAAACAACGTATCAACGCACTAAAATTTGACGTTAATAAAATCTACATTTTAGTGCTTGACAAAATTATCAGTATCCTGTATTATGTAGCTAAGAAAGGCAGTCCGTTAGAGGACTTTTATTTTTACCGTTCAGCTATATAATACAGGATACGCAAGAAAAGGAGATCCAACTATGGCTATGTATAAAACTAAGAAAGACGCAGCATACGCATGGGTTCAGGAATTTAACGCGATTCCTCAGAGCGTTATTGAAAAGCTCGCCAAGGTCGATTTGGAAGAGAATGGTGAAGGCATTACTGAAATCACGCCGCCGTCTTGTGGTGATCGTGTCTATATCTTTAGTGGTGACCACTATGGCGAAAATGGTGAGATTCAGAGCTACAACGAAGATGACAACACTTACAAAATTTGTCTTGATGGTACTGGCGAGGAGATTGATGTCAGAGAAGATGATTTTGAAGTCGAGCGTGACGACTTCTTTCCTATGTGGGGAACGATGTGGCAGTTTGGCGATTCGTGTGATAACTGGTGGCTTGAAAATCATCTTCAGGAAATGGCAGATTGCGGATTCCGTATCTACGAACAGGAAGATTTTGAGTACGTTTTCGGTATTGATGGCTGTGGGTACGACTTTTACGAATCTCATTGGATTCCGCTTTATGAAAAGCGTGGATTCCATTGGGACGATGAGACTGTAAAGGAGATGGAAGAAAATGCGTAAGTACACTCGGAAAGAACTGAAGAATATGGTTGCCCTTGGAATGGCAGAAGATGTTACTCGTGCAAACAATGAGGATTATGAAAAGATTATCAAAAGAGAAGATTATCTTTCTCAGGTCGGATATTCCTCTGGTGTTTATGGTTGCGATGGAATGTTACTCAAAGGATACAAAACCGGAACATATTATGCCGTGACTTCCAGAACGTCAGCAATTTATATTTTTGGTTAAGAGGTGAAAATTTTGATAATTGATCTGATTCTTGACCGTAAAAACGGCAGACGATACAGCGCACATGATTTCTATCTTGAGGTTAGAAAGTATGAGCGTCTGGGTGTTGGCACTCATTGTGAAGATATTTCTATTGCAATGGATTACGGCGATAACAGAGATGTGCAGCGTGTTCTGTGTCAGTATATCCAGCGCAATAGATACCCGGCAGACATTGAGGACTACATAAGAAGTCAAGTCTGGGTGGTATAAGCAGCAGATGCTAGGTGATTAGCGGTACTAGGGCAGACATAACCGCTACCAGAATGTGAAAACACAATAATATTAAAAGGAGTGTTATGTATGGCTTATATCGGTAAAAAGGACTTTCAGATGCTTGGAAAGATGTGGACACAGATGCGAGATCACAATGGATATGTACCTGAAAGTATGTTTCTTGAGTTTTCCGATGTAATGCATAGAGTTTCGATAAACAACGATAAAGTCACTAAAAGAACTGTTAAAAAGATATATGAAGCTAGAGAGAAGGATAAGAATTATGGTCGCCGCCAGCAGAGATTTGTAAAGGCTTATCGGTGGGCATACGATTGTAAAGCGAAAGAGGCAGTGGAGATGTATAAGAAATATAGAGAAGAATCTCCTGAGAAGATTAACGAAGTTATTGATTATTATGACAAGTGTCAAGAACAGTGTCGTCTTAAAAACGAAGAGAGTGATATCTAAAAGGAATGATTGATATGGAAACAATGTACGATCGTATTAAGCGGATGGATAAGCATGAACTTGCTGAGTTTATCTATATTATTTATCAAGTTGGTGTTAAAGATGGGGAACAGAATCTTTGTGATTCTCCTATGGGATTTTTTGGTTGCTGTTACTTCCTTAATGATAATGCAAAAGTATGGATGCCGAATGATAAGCCCAAAGATCTTTGTGATGCTTGGAATATCTAAAATCATGCTTTTATGAGGTGAGAATATGTTTGATCCAAAACGTGTTTGGAATTGGTTGACGAATTATGTGAATAATTCACTTGACAATGAGATTATTTGGACTGATGGAGAAAGCATTTTTACAAAAGATGAATATTACGCAAACGATATTTCTAATGCTATTGATCTTCTTGTTGGTAGAAATGTTTCAGTAACGGGCTATTACGATCCAAAGGAAGATGAAATAAATAGATGCACAGATGAATATACCGGATGGTATTACGTTTCAATTGAATAAAACAGATATTTTACAATGATTAAGGAGATTCTAATGAAACCATTAAGAGATAATCCTATCGAAGAAGGAATAGATGCTTTCTTTGAAGAAAAACAAAGACTCGAAGAAGAAAAGCAAAAACTCGAAGAAGAAATCAGAGATTACGAACAGGATTATTTGGACCGATATTATGATCTGTTAGAGGAGGAAGAACAAGAGTGTCGTTTAGAATTACTTAATGACTTTTACAATGACTAAGGAGGTTACATTATGACATTTGAACAGTATAAAAAGAATCGTCCGTTATTTTCCGATCCATACTATTTGGATATCGTCGAAAGAGTAGAAAGACAATTTTCTATGATTCCAACGAAATATATTCATGATGCAGAAAGCGAACTTCCACCAAAACTTGATTTTGGGATTTTAGGAGAATCAAAATATCTTTCCGTTCCGTGTATTGTTTTTATGAGTGATGGTACAGAATACGGAACGTATGTTGACCTTTCATGTTATTACAGCTATCAAGACAATCAATGGTATTTTGATCGCATTGATGTTTGTAGAACCTTATCTTTACGTGAAGTGTACAGAAGAAAACCAACTGTTTTGAAGTGGGTTCCGTTAAAGATTGTATGCAACGAAGATAAAAGAACAGATAAATCTTTCAAATATTACAATAACTATTACGAAATGATGTAAAAGGAGATTACACTATGAAAGTTTATAAGAGCAAGGAATCGAAGAATACGGCTTATATTAGTGAAGTTATGATGCATCCTTATTACGGTGCTCCAGTGCAACGTGGATATCAGTTGGCTATCTATGATTCTTACGGATTCAATTATCATGTGTCGTGTCACGAAACGCAAAACGATGCTCTTTGGTATCTTCAGAATCGTTGTGGTGGTGGGTACGAATACGATAAGGAGATTTGAGTATGACCAACAAAGATATGAAAGTGATTCTCACAGCACTTAGTTTCTACCGCAGAAAACTGATTGACCAGTCTGTTGTGTTCCTTAGAGCTGGCAATCATGAGGATGCAAAGCAGTCAACGATGGAAGCGGCCAACGTGAATGCGCTGGTGATTAAGTTTACAAGAGAAAAGGAGATTGCAATATGATTTCAATCACCGAAAATGACATGAAAGTTAAAATTCCAAACGGATATCTCGTGTGTGTTCCTACGGGTGGTGCTGATGAATATCCTGGTGTTGGTGTTTTCTTTTCAAAAGACGGCAAATATGCAAGCTGGGACGATTTAGTATCAATGATAGAATATAATTCAGCGTTTGAAAACATTCAAACAGTTGGATTTAAAAAAGGTAGCGACGATTATGTGGCCGCTATTCGATTTGAAGATGGCGATATTAGTACAGATTGAGGGGGAGCAATATGAATAACGAAAACAAGATTGTTGTGACTAGTTGGACAGGGAAATCTTGGGAGATGACCCCTGAACAGATTGAAGCAGCATATCGTTACAGAGAATTTCAGTATCGTATCAGTGATGCTAAGAATCAATTGGAACTTAATGCGGACTGGATTGAAGAAAAATACGGTTATTCTAACGATGAAGCTATTGAGTACGCAGAGGAACTGGCTGAACGTTTTCAGGATGATTTTGATTGTAATGTACCTGAAAACGAGGCATGGAATAATTGTATCGCAGAAGTATTTGATGGGCTTGGCAGAAAGGAGAGTAATGATGACTGATCCTTGTCGTTATTGCGTGGCACCGGAGCGTCATCCCGGCTGTCATGACCATTGTGAGAAGCTGAAAGCCCATCGTGAAAGTGACGAGTATAAGAAGCTGTGTGAATATAAGAATACATACCTAAAAAGTCATTCGACAGCAAGTTCTTCTCAGATTAACAAAGCGATGCGGTATTTTAAATGTAAAGGTTATAGCCTTTATGGATTTAAGAATGTTGGGAGTGTGTAAAATGTGGGTTTTAGCTAAATGTCAATATTCAAATGATAACAAGATTGGATATGCTGTATTTTACGATATTGATAAGCTTGGGTGTGTAACACTTATGTTCAAAATATATGAAGATACAAATTCTATTGAGTTCTTTTATTGTCTATTAGAAGTGAGCACTCGGCTAGAAAAGAAAACGTGTGAGAATATTTTAAAAGCCTATTTGAAAGAGAAAGGGATTTTTGTAGAGGATTAACTATGTGGGATTTAGTTGAAAATGAATATTCTAAAAAATATGGGATTGGGTGCGCAACCTTTTTTCGTGACAAACAATTAAAAACAGCAATGGTTATGTATAAATATAATGGCCGTAGCGTTATGTTTTGCTATTCCGAGTACGATAATAAGATTCTATCTGACGGTGATAAAGATGAAATTGAGATGACAATCAAAAAGAAACTCAACTTTTGGAAGGATTAATTATGTGGGATTTAATGGGTAACAATTATTCAGAAGTATACGGTATTGGATATGCTTTACTGAATGGAATTTCAGCTGGATTTTATGTAAGTGTCATGTACAAGAATCTTGGAAATGAAATTTACTTCTATTATCTTGATGATGCTTCTTACGGAGAACTCGATGATAATACCAAAAACAAAATTGAAGATATTATCTATGATGATCTTAACAAGCGTCATATTTTTGGGGAGGACTGATTATGTGGGATCTGATGGAAGTTCACGCTTGTTTTGATGGTGAAGGTTGGGTTTGGAATGAATCTTTTCATCACAAGGATGTATTTGTAGATGAGAACGAAAACCCGAGAGAAATCTTTTGGCAAGAATGTCAGATGTTCTTCCTTCAGGATTATCTGAACAAATGTGAGGTCGTGGATGATGGTGATATCCTAGAACTTCAGCTAAAGGATTCTGGTGAACCAGTTCTAGCTATGATTATAGCAGAGTAAAGGAGAATGAGTTATGAAAATTCATCCTAAATATATTGATGTTTTGGAATCGCTGGATTGGCGCGTATGTGACTATACAGGTGATGGCAGAATTGAAATTGAAAATTATTCTCCAGCAGGAGAGAACTTAATCGTTTGTGTGGAGGTTGAGAACTTCCCTGAATCAGTTTATGAATATGCTCGTGATTTTGATGCTGATGAGCACGCAGAGATGTGGGTGGGACATCGTGGGGAAGGCGGTTGTCCTTCTAGTGTCAGAGAACTTATTGACGACGCTGATGCTATTAAAGAAATGTTGGAAGAATTAGCTAGTAGACTTATGGAGGTGGAATGAATTATGACTCGGTTTTATCTTAATGCGGGTGCTTTTGGCCGTTGGATGCACCAGAATAAAGCACTATACACTGGTGCTTATATTGAAGGTGTTTTGGTCGATAGTTTTGTTGTTGAAACGAAGCGTGGAATCGCAGCCTTTTATGAGCATCCTTTGAACGAGTGGACGAGCAACTATTATGTTGAGTTTACCGATTATAAAAATGGTTTTAAGAACGGAGAGGTCGATAAGATTTGGTCTGATTGGGACGCTTTTGAAGAAAAGGCTAGTGCATAAGAGGTGAATGAATATGAATGATGTTAAAAAGATTATCATTGCCTTAAAGGACGAATATTCTTATTGCCAAGATATTGCTTACACTGCACAAAAAGAAGGCGATGAAGAGAGAATGACATGGTATTATGGCAAAGCAACCGGAATTAAAAAGTCTATTGAAACAATCAAAAAAATGAAGAATTACGGAATCATTTTATAAAAGGGAGATTTTAGATATGAAAAACTATATTTTGATCGCCGTTAACGAACGGAAAATTTTCGAACCTGATTGTTTTGAAACTCTTGATGAGGCTCAAGCAGAGATGAGAAAACGTGTTGAGCAAATCGTGAGTCAATCTGGCGGAGAAACAGAAGTTGATTTTGAAATCAACAATGACAGTGCCTATGTGACGGACGCTCATTTTGAGCTTGGCGATGGAAACTGGGATTTTGCAATTTGCGAAGTGGTTGATACGAAATACCCTGAAAATATTAAAGATGCCATGTTTACTTCTGTTTGGGACGGTGGCTTTGAAGTCACTACGAAATGCAAGGTGAATACGGAAACAAAAGAGATTTTTGATATCGAGGTGTCGGAATCTACTGCAGATGCCGTGAATGAACTCGACGAAGAATATGTCACTATTGATGGCGTAGATTATTCAGCTGCAAATCATGATGACATCGATGAAGACGATAAAGAAACTTACTGGTATGAATAAACTTCAAGGAGAATAAACATGACTGCTCTGTATTGTTATGACAACGAAATAATAAAGTGGACTTACGGCGATAATCTGTATTGCTTGCATATCCAGCGCGATAATGAAGCGGATAATAATCCTCGTTGGTGGGATGACCACGATTCTGTAATGGCCTGTTTCCATTCTCGATACAATCTGGGCGATAAGGTTGATGCAAAAACACCGGAAGAGTTTTGGAATAACCTGGTTTACAAATATTGTTATGATGATGAAGTTCTTGATGCGCTTTTTAATATGAAGCTGGAAGATACATGTGTCGTTGTTGATGAAAATTATAGCGACGAAAAAAGATATGCCATCTGCGGTATTGGAACTCTTTTTAATGAAAAGGTTTCGGTAAACCCGATGTATGTTGGTTTGAAGTATAACGAGATTGTTACATACGTTACTGGTGAGTTTTCGATTCGCGATTGTCAGATTCTTCTTGATAAGTATATTGCATGGCTTCCTCTTTGGCTGCATGACCATTCTGGCTTGTCCATGGATTGCGATACACAGTTCAGAGGTTCATGGGACGATAGTAATGTTGGCTGGATTGTGACCGCTATTACGGATGGTTCTGATAGTACCAAAAATGAAGCAGAACGAATCATGCGTGATGAGGTAAAGACTTATAGCGATTATCTTTCCGGTGAGAACTATGGCTATACGCTTTATCGAGAAGAACACGGAGAATGGAAGGAGATTGACAGAACATTCGGATTTATCGGTTCTGACGTGTTTGAAAACGGTATCACATACAGTGTAAGCTATGGTCTTGAAAAGGCATTGAGGGAAGATCGATGCCGTATTGGTGATGCAGAAAAGGTTGTCACTGTTACTTATGATTTTGATAAATGTTGAGCTCTAAAATGGGGTTGAATAGATATGGCATATAAATATACCGAAGAAGAAGTTTGGAATGCGATTCATACACTTTCTGATATGAGAGCTGGATTTAACTGCTTTGACGAAAATGATGTACAGAAGTATGAAGCGTGTTCAATGGGGATTGTTGCATTAAGAACGCTTGTGAACGCCGATAAAAGTTGAATTTTAGAAGGAAAATAAAATGGATGACAATATGATGGAACGTCAAATTGCTGATTATATGGTAGAGTATGGCACTAAGAATACAAATTATGGCACATGGGTGTTTGAGGTTGATGAACTGGCGAAAAAGTTCAATATTACAGAGAAATGGATTCAGGAACATGAAGACGGTATTATGTCTGAGCTGTATCTCAGAGAAGAAGTGGCTGACGTTGAACGTGAATTAAGCGGCAATGATATGACTATCACACTTTTTGATGTGAATTTCTACACCGACTATTGCCCTAACTATATTGAAGACGAACAGGAAAAGGATGATGGCGTAAATCAATATTGGTTTGCTGAAACTCGTTGGTGTATCGATGATATTATCGGTATTGCAAAAGACAATGGAATTGAAATGACTCCGCAGCAAGCAGAACAGTGGTGGAAAAAGAATGAAAATTGGTTCAGAAATGCTCTTGTTGAATATGGTAATGAAGTGCTAAAAAATGTAAATTTTGATGAGGTATAAAACATGAAAATGAATATTGATATTGATATTGAACGTGTTGGAAGTGGTTTGTTTAACGTCTATATCAGTGATAATGGAAACTCTGGTGCCGAATACAAAAATGTAGACTGCAATCAAATTGGTGAATATGTAGCAGATTTGATTGATTGTTTGGAAGAAAGTTATGAGGTGTAAGGTATGAATTATGATAATGGACCTTGCTGGTTGTGTATTGAGAAATCTTGCAAGAACTGTCCATGTGCTGTTGCTGAAGCATATGAAAATACATATTTAGATGCACAGTGGATGCAGAAGCTAAGTTGGAATAAAGATGATTGCGATAAATTTGTTGAGCGTCTTTGGAAAGAGAACACAGATATCGCATGGACCGAAAATGAACGTGGAGAACTAGTTCTTGATCAGAATTGGAGAGGTTTCCCAGTTGGCAACTTTACACAAGATGATTGGTTCCGTTGGGTGGATGAGTTTCATAGTAAAGGTGTTGGCTGGGTTTACGAGAATGTGAGGGTTTGATTATGAAATATATGTGGGCGGTTTGTGATGTAAAAGCAGACGGAAAATATTATGCTTATCCAATAAGGATTTCCGTAATGGATAATCTGTTAAGCAAATTAGCCATTAAGGGTATTAAGGCTGCAAATCTCTGTGAGAGTAAAAAGAAGGCAAAGAGGTTGCGGATATGTGGAATGAGTGCCATAAGACAAATAAACAATATATGTTCACGACAGATGGTCCAACGTTTTGAAAGGAGAAAATGATATGTGGTGTGTTATTGAATGTGGTTCTGAAGGTGAGATTTTTGAGCCTGAATTTTTCAAAACCAAAACGGAAGCAATAAAATACATTATGGATGATTCGGAAGAATGTTATGCAATGTATTCTGATTTTCCTGACGTCCAAACTGATTATGATGACAATGAATTTGAGGCACAAGTTTGGACAGATAAATTCAGTTTCAAATGGAAAGCATTTGATGTTTCTGGTAAGTTAATGTAAAAGGAGAGTTTTATTATGAAATATGACACTCAAGCGATGGCCGAGGTCCTTTGTAAAACAGCAGGCGTTGAATATAGCTCTGATTTGGAAAAATTGCTGTACCATTTAAATGTTCAAGCACAAAATCCTTACAATGCAGATTTTCGGCGTACAGGTTTGGCTATCATTGTAAAAGTGTGTGAGGAGTTGGAAAAACGATAATGTATTACCATCTTGAATATTCTGTCAGGCATTTTATGTACGGCGATACATACAAAGGGCATGAAATCTATCCAACAAAAGAGCTGCGTGATGCAGAACTTAACTGGATGAAAACGTGTTATAGTAAGCCGACAGAGCTTGTCTATACAACGTATGAAAACCGAAACGCTTAGTGAAGATAAGATAATGATATGAATGGAAATAGATATGAGTAATTTGAAATATAGCTGGAAATACGGGGAAAACGAACATCAAAAATATTACGATGTTTATATTGGAAAAGACTATCTTTGTGTCTGGCAAAACAAATGGGAACCTGATATTTGGATGGGGATGTCCCGTGATAAAATGATTCATAACAAAACAAAGAATAATAAATATCGTCGCAAAGAAAAACTTCCTTTGAATACACATTGGAGCGAACTGCGATGTGACACTATTCTTTGTAGTATTGATCCTGTTTATATGATGAAGAAAGTCGAATATTGTTATCGTCATAATATTGATGAAATTTCAGAATAAGGAGAATGAATATGACGGCACGAGAGATCGCAAGAGATTTTATTTCTAAGATGAATCCATGTAGATGGAATGGACGTGGATACAAACCGGATACATTTAATGATAAAGATCAGATTAGATATCATGTAGATGGTCACCCTGAAATTGATGTGGATGTTTATTATGAATATGATGCTGGCGATAATAGCTGGTGGCATTTTTGTGATGCGCGTGATAATGCTTCTGGCGATAAAATTCTTGGTGTATGTAATCCTAATGTTTGGTCTATTGATGCAATTGAAGAATCTGTTAAACATTTATTTAACAAAATAAATATTAAAATTAAATAAAATCGAGGTTTTAAAAATGTGGACTTTTAATAGGATTTATCTTCGGGAAAGTTGTATTTTGCTTGTTGAGGAGGACGGAGAAAAGAGTGCGATCACAACAAGTGTATATGACTTAATAAGAATGTATAATAACGGTGAGAGTGAATGTCCTAGTGATAACGCAAAGGTTATTTATTGCTCGATTTTTAATGTAAAAATGAAATGTAAAACGTTCAAAGATTTTATGGATATGCTTGAGAAAATTGTAGCTGATTGTTGTTGAGGTTTTAGATATGAAAAGTTATTTATTTGATATGAATAATGTATTTTGTATTACGACAGAAGCAAGCAAAAAGATTGTTGTTTTTGATGAAGATTTTACAAGCAAGGATGTAGTTCTTTATTATTTGTGTAAACGAATTGTTGACCTCGAAAATGCTGGTTATTTAGTTTGCGGGGTCACAGAATTAAATCCAGATGGTTCTCATCCGAAGGTTGCGTTTCGTAATACGAAAGAATATAAGAGAGCTAAAAAGGAGTATAAATTGTGATGAATGTCAATGAAATTCGTTACTTTGAACGCAAGATGACCAACAGTGCATTCGACGATGCGGTGAAATACGATCCAGCGATTGCAGTTCGTGCAAAGCGAGCATGGGTTATGAAGATGCAAGGGCTGATTTCGTTCCGGGAGTACATTTCTTGTTTGCAAGATATCACAGGCAATGCACGACTGTTCTGGAAATACCAGTTTTGATAAAACAGTTCTTTTAGGAGAGAAGTAATATGAATGAAAAGCGATTCGCAATCGATACGCCCATCGGAAAACTGGTTGCTGAAGCTGATGGAGATTATAAGGATTATCCAGGAATTTATATTTATCTTCAGAGAGAAGATGGCGTTCAAATTGATTTGTCTTGTACGGAAATTGATAAAGACTCTGGCGAAGGCAGAGTCTTTATCTGGGAAAATACGTCTACGGATGAATGCACCAGGATGATGCGCTGGACTAAAGAACAACTTATGATTAAAGAGTGAGCGGAGGGAGTAAACAAAAATGACTACTAATAATCCTATGACTGTAATAACCTCTAAGCCCTTCGGCGCATTGAGTATGGATGTATACGAGGACAACAATCATCAGTATTACATGACCCGTGAACAAATTGGTACGGCGCTTGAATACAATAATCCTAATAAGGCAATTCAAAACATCCATGTTAAGAATACGGATCGTCTTGACCCTCTTTCAACATTCCTCAAACTGAGGAATGTTGAGGGCGGAATTACGAAGGAACGTGAATATATCGTATACAGTTTGCGTGGTGTTATGGAAATCTGTCGTTTGTCTCGTCAGCCGAAGGCAGATGCGTTTATGGATTTCTGCTGGGACATTATGGAATCTTTGATGCGTGGTGATTCTGTTCTGGCTACTCCTCAGATGGATGCTGCACTGAGTAAGGAGTTCATTGATGTAAGACTTCACGCCTTGTTTGATAGTGTAAAGAATCTTCAGAGCGAACTTGATTCCACTCGTAAGGATCTTAGTGAACAGATTGAGGAAGCTCGTGCTACTAGCAACGAAGCGCTGAATGTAATCAGCAGCGTATCTCAGTGTGTTCATCAGATTAAGGACAAGCAGATGGATAATGCGATTCGCGCTAAGAATTATACTCCTCGCAATGTTTTTCAGGACGAAATGAGTGAATGGCGTAAAGATTTGTATAGCAAGATTGGTGTGATTGCAAATACTAAAGGTTATACAAATAAGGAAACGATTCACAAAATCTATGAATATCTGAATCGTAATTATGGTTTCGTTTTGGAAGATGCTCGTGCAAAGTATATTAAGAGAACGAATCGTAGTGGGAAAATCTCTACGATTGATATTATCGAAGAGGACTCCACTTGGAAATCCATTATGGGTGCTGTTGTTGCAGATATGTACGCAGCATCTATTGAACGTCTGCACCAGAATCAGAATGAACTTCGTCCGGTTTTGAAAACTATTGAAGCAGCTCCTGAAGTAAATGTAAACGATGCTCCTATGGTTGAAGTTGAAGTTAAAGAAGTTGTGGAAGAAAAGCCCAAGAAGCAGAGTGAAACGGCAACTCGTCTGGTTCCGATTATTGAACCGCTGGCTCAAAAACTTGGTGATAAAACTGTTCATTATCATAAAACCTATCGTATGGTTTACAACAAGATTGGATTCACTAAGATGGAAAACATGATGAAGCAGTATAAGCGTATTCATGGTCGTGTTCCGAGTCCCAAGACAAAAGTATTCCTTGAGAATGACAAAGCTATGCGGATGTTTAAGAAAGCGGTTAAAGAGCTGATGAAAGAGCAGGAAAGTAAGTAATGTATGTAATCTCGAATGGTCATAACTATATTATGAAACGGAAGGGAGGTCGAATTTGCGCTACCTGTGATATCAATCTGGCATTGCAATTTGAATCTAAGGGTCTAGCGATTTGTGAAATCAATAAGCTTCCCGCCGGGTACAAGAATGGTCACTACGCACCGAAGTCTATGGATGAAATTGAAGCGGCGAGTAAGAGTCCAAATATATCGGTTCAGACTGCAAAGCCAAATACATACGCATTTCACATAGAAGATTCTAAATGGTTGGCCGAGTTGAAGAAAAATCTTGAGATTACAGACAAAACAATGGGAAGTCTCAATGATTTATACACCAAGGTCTACAGTGATTTAACTGCGGCCAGCGATGAAATTGCCGATATTGAACACGCAATTGAGTTTAAAACAGTGAATGCAGCACAAGGTTATCAGCTTATGGCGGAATTAAAGAAGGCTCGTCGTAAGAGGAGAGAAGCTAAGGATGCAAAGCTTCTAATTGAGATTGCGATGAGCCATCGAAATAACAATGATTGGGGTCATGGTCGGCTTGAGACAGCTATCGAGCAGCTTGACTCGCGTCAGTTTACTCCGAAGGTTCGTAACGATTTGTTTGAAAAGAATTGAGGTACATAAAATGACGATTCATATTTTATACGAATGTATCGACTCTAGCGATTTCTACGCGGAAAGTAATATTATTACCATTAACAAAGATAAAGAGAAGTTGTCTGAAAAGATGTTCTTACTTTATAAGGATTGCCGGGACTCGGAAGGAAATAGTGTGAACCAGGACGAAACGTGGTGTGATTCATGTGAAGCGTCCGTTGTTAGTGGGAGTTCTGGAAATTACTATCGACATCATTGGAAAATTGACAAGTTTGAGGTGTGAATTATGATGGTATATGGAAACATAACGTGTAATCGCTGTGGCATTACATGGTATGGCCCTAAATGTGGAAAGCTCTATTGTGATGAATGTCGTAAGATAATAAGAAATGAGGCATCCATTCGATGCAAGAATAAAAAGAAACATAAACCAACATTTGTTGAGATTGTAAGAATGGCAGATGCTGAAGGATTATCTTACGGTAAGTATTGCTTGAAGTATGGAATTTGAGGTGAATATGATGAGTGCGCTTGAAAACGAAAAGAAAATCGAAAATACTGTTGCTTTTGATTTTTCTGACTACGATTCTTCTAACAAAGAAAAAAGTCAGAAAGTAGTTAAAAAGAATTATAGCCTGACTCGTATGGAAGCAAATCATGGGTCGGTTCAGCCAATTAAAGACAAAGAGGATATCAAACGTATTTCAGAATATTTTTGGATTAAACGTCAGTACCGCAACTGGTGTTTGTTTAATGTAGGATGTTGCACAGGATTCAGAGCAAGTGATTTGCTTCGTTTGAAGGTTTCTGATGTAGCAGCTACAGATATGAATGGAAAGGTCGTAGTGAATTTTAACGCAAAACTTCGTGTTAAGGAAAAGAAAACAAATAAGTATCGCATTCTTAAAGTTCCGGTCCCGGCACTAAAGTGTATTCAAACTTATATCAATATTGATGGATTGTCTTATGACGATTGGCTCTTCCCGTCTCGGCAAGGCAGTTGGAAGAACTCCATGAGAACAAACGGTGGAACAAGTGTAAGTAAATCTGATGTGTTCCGTAAGTATGATGCAAATCCAAAAGAAATGGGCGACCCGCTTGATGTGGATTCTTTTGGCAGAATCATGCGTCAAGTTGGTAAGGAGTTAGATCTTCCTGTCCAGCTTGGTTCTCATAGCTGCCGCAAAACTTTCGGATATCAGTTTATTGCATCTCATCCAAATGACGTAAAAGCTCTTGCGTGGTTGCAGCATAGTCTGAATCACAGTAGTCAGGCAATTACGCTTCGCTATATTGGTCTGGATGAAGAAGTGGATGATGAATACTACTCTGGGATTGATTATGGCGTGGACTGCCATGAAAACTCTTGAGGTGTGTTATGGCTGATACTTATATTAAAATCTGGGATACTTATGAGAGCTACTTTGAACCACTTAGTGCTGCTGAGGTGGGGCGTCTGGTACTGGCGATGATGAAATACAAATCGTCTGGAATGGAGCCTGAGCTCAACGGAAATGAGCGGTATGTGTGGCCTGCTATCAAGAGAGATTTAATTAAAGATGCCGAATACATCGAAGGTAAGAGGATTTCTGGTAAAGCTGGTGGCGTATCAAGCAAGCGTAAGCAAAACGAAGCAAACGCAAGCAAAACCAAGCTAGAAAAAGAGAAAGAAAAAGATAAGATATCGTCTTCGTCTTGTGATGAGACGACAACGACGAAACCTGTTGAGGATGTTTTTCGAGAGAATATCGGGAAACTCGGTGCTACTGGTCAAAAGGCTTTAGCAGAATATGTTGAGCGCATGGGTGATGAACTTGTGCTTGCTGTGATTGGTAAGTGTTCTGATCTAGGTGGTAGTACATGGGCTTATGTGCGAAAAGCTCTGGATGAAGCAGAATCTCTTGGTTGCAAGACTGCTGATGATTATCGCCGGGCTTGTCCGATAGGGAGTGGTCGTAATCTTAGAGTGAGTAGGGAGATGCCTAGTTGTGGTGATTGGCTGAACGCGACGCATAGACGTCCGCTGATAAAGAAAGACGCTTAAAAGTAATATTTTAGGAGGAGCTTATGGGTAATTGGTACAAAGTATCAGGTCAATACGATGACGGTTGTAAGGTGTATAAGAAAGGCTATATCGTCTTTGCAGAGTCCAGCTCTGATGCAGAACAAAAGATTTTTCACTTGAAATTGCCGTATGATTGTTCTTTTTTTCCTTGCACGGTAACTCAGTTGATTAAAAATATTATTTATGAATTTTAATAAAAGAATGATTTTAGTGGAGGAAAGTATGAGTGAAGCTGAATATATTGAGAAAATCAGACGCTTAGAGATGACGGTTGAAGAACAAAATAAACTGATCAGAAAAGCCTATTGCGATTGGGTGACGCTAGTAGCCTTTTTAACAGCAGCTATGTTGTCATATTATATTTTCTTTGGAGCTATTGTTCGTTTAAGTTGATTGGAGGTTTGAATTATGGGATTGTTACTTGGTTTGGGTTTAATTGGTGCAGCATTTGGTATTGATGCAGTAAAGCAAGCGCCGTTTGATAGGGCATATCGTCGTTTGGAAAATGAGTGGGGAAGGTGTACCTCAGAAGAAAATAAACGGTGCGATGCGCTGGAATACGCAGTCAAGAATGGTTTGTGTTTCGAGGATGAAAAGAAACCTGTGATTGAGTGGCAGAAGCTGAGAGACCTTCAGTGGAAGTATCAGCTGGCTGGCATCTCTTGGCCGAGAGAATCTGCGATTCGAGATGTGTGTCGTTTGGCAGCTCGTGACCGTGGATTTGAGTATAAGGGGTATCTGCGAAACACGTTGACGTTTGGTTATATCACTGATCCGAAAAATATTTGCAAGCTTGGTATCGTAGATTGAGGGAGATTTGAAAATGAATAACACTCGTAGAAAAGCTATCCGTAAATCTATTCAGGACATCAATGAAATCATTCCAAGAATCAATGCACTGGCGGATAGTCTGAAAAGCATTGTAACAGATGTTGAAATCATTAAAGCTGACATTGAATGTATTCAGTATGATGAAGAAGACGCTCGTGATAATATTCCTGAAAGTTTGCAGGATAGTGAACGGTATTGGGCTTCTAATGAAGCGTGTGATAATCTATCGGATGCAGTGACTGAACTGGAAGATATTTTGGACAATCTGGACGTTTCGTTTGATGAAGCTATTGAATATCTTAATGGTGCAAAAGAATGATTAAGGCCACGTATCCATTGAAAAGAAATGCGTGGGCTGTATTCTTGTACAGAGGCAGGCAAGTTTGTTCATATCTTTTGCGTAATAGCAATCTTGGGGACAAGGAACGCATGGTAGAACTGTTGGCACGAAGGTACATGACAGAGCCTGAGAATATTGTTGTAGATATCGAATTTAGAGATTGAGGTGATAGAGAATGACCGCATTTGTAATGTTTGCTTTTAATGTGGCACTGATAATAACAGTGAATAGTAATCCATTTGCGTTTTGATAAAACCTAAATTCTTCTTTGAAAGGATAAATGAAAATATGGGAAGTCAAAATTGGAGAGTTGACACATTGCGTGATGGTGCGGTGAAACTAGCTGGTTATCTGGATGAGCGATATATTCTTGCAAGAGGATTTAATCGTAATCCAGACGAAATGTATTACGAAGGGCTTTTAAAAGCTGTTGAAGTACTCGGTGGCGATTGGCAGCGTGACGAGAATGGTAAGCATAAAGTGTTTATCTGTGGTGTCAGAGGAGAGGCTGAAGAGTAAGAATGGTGAATAATTGTGAAGATTGATTTGAATCTTAATGAGGCACGAGTAATCCAAGACGCACTTGATGCGACAAGCCTGTGCCGGTCTGGATGTTATAAGAGCGGAGACAAGGATCTGTGTTTTAGGCTTGATAAAGATGGTGATTGGTTCTGTAAGCTAATGCGTGAAATTGATTCCATCAATAGCAAGATTGAAGACGCAATGAACGGAAAGTGATGATGAAAAGTAATGACGAGAAAATCAAAGTGTTATGCAAAGGTATTAGACAGTTAACGAATGAGCTTGATGAACAATGGAAAGGGTTAGAACACTTTTCTGGAGATTTGTATGAAATAAAACGTGCTGAATACATGACGAAATTAGAGCCTATCAAAACTCTTGGCGGATTTTATTTTCGTTATGATAACGGCAAGCATACAGTTTCCATTATGGGGTTTGATGGCTAATGATGTAAAGTATGCAAGAATTGATAAAATCCGGGTTCTTGTGGATACTTAACAAAAGGATGTGCAGACTGATGATATAACTATTGATGACGTAGGATTATTAGTAAAATTTTGGTAATTTTGATAATTGTATTGTATTTGATCTTTGTGCGGTGTATGCTTGAGACAACCTCAATACAAACGGTCAAATCAAAAGACATGTGAGGTTAATATAATGTGGATTATGATAATTTTCTTATTGTAACTGATGTCATGCTTGTGTGGAGTATGATGAAGGTGGCTTCCCTTGCCGATGCTCAGAGAGAGCAGAGGGTAATGGAACATGGCTGGAAGGAGTGATGTAAAGTGGATGGTAAAATCATTGGATGGGTAACCACAACCGATGGAAAATACAATGTTGACATTTGTATTTCTACGCCAGATAATAATATCAAGTTGGGATATTTTAGTGATGCTCCAGACATGGAATTAAGTTCTGTTACATTAACAAAAGAAAATGCTCAATCGCTGATTTCTTTTTTGAACGTTGCGATTAGTACGACTGATAAAAGTTAAGATTTAGGAGGAATGAATATGAACAGATATGAGCTTTCCGCTTATGCGATTGCAGTGTCAAACTTTTTGAAAGATAATGCTTCTGCTGGCAATAAACGATTTCCAATTACGGTCAATGAATGGGAACTCGCAGCGCAACTGGATAAGCTGGCAAAAGAACTGCGTGTCCCAGATAAAAGCTGAGATTTAAGGAGGAGGGTTCACATGGACAAAGTGAAATATTCTGATTACAATATAGAAGACTTGAAGCAGAGAAGGAAATCTTACGGAAGCGGCATTGAAATTTGCAGAAGTGGAGATGGAATTGACACTTCAATCGGTAGCAAAGTATGTTTTCCTGGACGAACATTGTCGCCGGATGAGGCGATTGCTTTTGCGGAGAATCTGATTAAGGCCGCGAATGAGGCAAAAGAGTTTAAGTACAACGGATATTTCATCAATTGGCTTGAGTAAAACTAATCTTTTAGGAGGATTTAATATGCCAAGGAAAAAGACGGTAGAAGCTAAACAATTGGCACCGAAAGAAATAGCTCGTAAGTCACCTACGTTTGCAGAGATTCCTGAGATGGCAAGTCGTGCTGGTGAGCCTACATACTATTATAATGTAGGAGATGCTGTAGTGATTGGCCGTCTTAGTGGTTGCAAGATTGATGAAGTCTGCGACGGTGGTTTATATTACGGTGTTTCTTATGATAATGGATACAGGTACGAAACGTGGTTCAATATTCGTAGAGCAGGAGTCGAGAAGGAGTCTCAGCTGACTAAGAATGATGACATTAAGATTTCCTACTCAAATGTGACCATCGAATCCTTGCTCCACAGGTATTACTTCTTTGGCATCAACTGCAATCCGAGTTATCAACGCGGATCTGTGTGGACGGATGATGACCGTGAATTGCTTCTTGAGACAATTTTTATGGGTGGTGAAATCGGTCGATTTGTTCTGAAAAACATTGACATGGACGAATGGCATGAAAATCAGAACTACCTTTATGAAATCATTGACGGTAAGCAGAGACTTCTGACACTTGCTGCGTTCTACGAAGATCGGTTCCGTTATAAAGGATATCTGTACAGTGAACTCTCTAAGAAAGATAAGAGAACCTTTGATGAGACTGCAATTGCTATCGCGGATTTGCGGAATCTTTCTAAGAAAGATACGTTGCGTGTGTTCTTGCTTCTGAATCGCGGCGGCAAGGTCGTTTCCAATGCTGTGCTTGACCATGCAAAAGAGCTTCTGAACGAAATGGAGTGAGTGAATGATTTATACGGTTACAATGATTGACTCATTTAAGAATGAGCAGAATGCGAAATTTAGTTCGCCGGTGTCAAATACTGGAGGCATCTACTGGATGCCGGATGATAGTTGGACCGCAGGATACTTCACAGATTTGGAAGAAGCTGTCCAATCTGTGATTGACAATGTAGCTGATGTCTTTGAACACTGCTATAACTATGCGGTTATTGAAGGATACGAGGAGGGGCTGTACCCTAGACCTGAATTAACGAAGTGGTTTAAGTACGATGCCAAGAGCGATAAGGCGTTTGAGATTGAACCGCCGCTGCATAATAATGTGTGTGGGTATGCTTTTTGAAGAAGGAGAATAAGACTATGAATAGTGTACTTATTGATCGGAACGCAGCTAAGAAGGTAGAATCCATCTTCGAGCATCCTGATAATGTCTATTCGGTGTATTTGAAGACTGGCGGAGATGTCGTTTGGCTACAAGGTGAAATTGAGTTGTATGAATTTTTGCGCAGCTTATAAAACCAATATTTTTGAAAGGAAGTGATTCTTATTAACCCTAATTTGTTAATAAATCGTGAGCAAAGTATTGCTATTATATGTATAATGTGCCTGCTGGCAGGGAATCTGGTATCGAAGATCAGCCCGGTGATTCAGAATCAGAGCAATTCGTACCTTTATAATAGTAGTCCTCCGGCAGTGAGTACTGTGCAGCAAGAGGAAAAGGAGCCAGAAGTCATTGTAGAGACTGTTGTTGAGACGAAAGTGGTGAACTTTAGCCAGGGGAAATGCGAACTCACCGATGACGAGCGTGCTCTTGCAGAGCAGATCGTTGCTTGTGAAGCAGGTGCTGATAGCTTAGAAGGTCAGATGGCTGTGGCTCAATGTCTTTATGATTCTGCTGTGATTGATGGGATTACAATACAGGAAGTCTTTAAGAAGTATGGGTATAGTACCTTATATAATAGGAATGTGACGGCAGAGAACGAGCTGGCCGTATCTATGGTGTTTGACTACGGCGCTAAGATTTCGGACAAACCTATTCAATGGTTTGTAACCCCGGCGGCAGCTCCCGGCAGTTGGCACGAGCGAGGAGCAACATTTGCTGGACAATTTGGCGCACACAGGTTTTATTATGACGCGAAGCTGGTTGTGGATGATGCTGAGTAAATGGCATCATCTAAAATTTCGATAAATAATACAACAAAAAGATGTGTAATATATTGACGAAAACAAAAAGATGTGTATAATATATCTTGAAAGTTGTTTATGTGAGCGGAAGGCGGTATTTCAATGAGTGAGAAAAAGGTTTTGGAAATTATACAGGTTGAAAACTTTTTGAAGTACATAAGAAAAAAGCGAGTGTGGGTCTGCTTTATTTGTAATGGTGTGGATGTTCACATGATCTGCAAGAAGATGAACGATATTGGTGTAGAGACACATGGGATTGTCAAAGGCATTGGATTTTTTGGAAACGAAAGTCATGTTGAGCTGCGGCAAGAATGCTACGAAGTAAGGAGGGTTGAGTTTAGGCCGGGCGATAAAGAGAAAGCGTATGAGATGATCTTCGATAACACCAGCGTGTTCGTATCAGAGAATCCAGAGTTGTACGGGCACTAAAAATATTTTCGAAAACCTATTGACTTCTGTAAAGGTATCCTGTATAATATAGCTATGGAACGGAGCTACACTATTATAGAGGAGAAAGACTATGGACAACAATATTGACCCAAAGGTCGGAGAGGTTTGGTTGGTTGATCTATCCAATGCGACAGGTCATCAGCAGCGCGGTATTCGACCGTTCGTTGTGACGAGTAACAATAAGCGCAACTTCTTCAGTCCCACAATCAAAGGGAATCCGTTGTCTTCCAGAACATACAAGCGTTCTCCGGTTCATGTCCTGCTCTCAAAGGAAGATTGCGATTTCCTAGAGGTTGACAGTATCGTTCTCTGTGAAGAGACTGACACACTTAACAAAGGGCAGTTTATCAAAAAGCTTGGTGTCTTGTCTGAGCGTCATATGAATATGATCGCAATGGCCAGATGCAAGGATGAACCGTTTTTGATCTCGGCGTTCGTGAGCGGCGTACAACATACTATGGAATTTCAGAATTTTGCCGCATTTGCTTGATTTTTTATAAGGGTTAATGGTACACTACATATAATAAGAAGGAGTGTGCCATTATGCTTACTGAAGAAAAGATCAACGCTTTTGCTGAAAAGTATTCTGATAGAAGCGGCGAGTTTGTTATATCGACACTTAACCATGTTATGGACTACGAAGCGGAGTGCGGGTATGAGCTATTCGACTTCACAAAAGATGATTTTGTAAAGATGTTTGCCAAATACAATTGGGTAAACTCAAGTCGTTCATTCAGAAATGTGAAATCGATAATCACTGGTTATATCAAGAACGAAAATCGTACAAGCATGTATGATTTGGCTGAATTCTCAGAGAGCGATGTGAGTTCAGACAATATGTACGAGGACAAGTATTTTGCATCGGTTGATGAGTTTGTTGGTTTCTTAAACAAGTATGAAGAAGCGTATCAGATTCGTATGAATGTGATTGCTGTTTTGTACTGGATCGGTCTTACTTCTAGTGAGGTTTCTAATCTAACAATTAACGATGTAGACTTTGAATCTCGTACTGTCCTCGATAGGACTGATGTTGACGCAAGGTTGATGGATATCATCAAGCAGTGTTATGAAATGAAACAGTATGATGCGCCCAATATGGGAGGATACAGAACATTTTATGTCATAAATGGTGATTACATTCTTCGTAAAACAGAGGATAGAACTGGTGTAGACAGCGACCCGAAGATGTCTGTAAATACAATCCATAGTTATTTTGTGAGGCTGAATGACATTCTCGAAAAAAGACATCATACAAAGATTTTAGATCGAAGACATCTGACCAGAAATGGTGAGTATGTGAAGGTCTACGATTACTGTAAGAGTAATTCAGAGTTCAACCTTGCGGAGCTTAGTTTCGGAAATGGTAAAAAACCTCTTGCAGACATTATTGGAAGAAAGTGTAGCAAGGTAGCTTACATTAGTTTCCGGCAGGGATACAAGGGCTGGGTCGAATACTTCCACAAAAATTAAAAACAGGGGGCTTCGGCCCCTTGATTTTAACATCATAACTATATGACACAGGATACTAAACTAAAATAGACATTTTATGAAGAATTGGAAATGAATAAATAACGATAATGCGTTAGATAAAAGGAGCAAAAACAATGTCTGATTTCAAGAAATTTCGCGCACTGCTGCAGGACCACTTCAATGAGATGGTGAAGGTCGAGAATCCACTGTTTATCACCGATGCAGACGAGGATGAACTGTATAATCTGTATCTCGACAGCTTCCCGGTCGGCACGAATGAATTGTTTCGTAAGCGGCGCGAGTATGACTGTTCCTGCTGCCGCCGTTTTGTGAAGAATATCGGCAAGCTGGTAGCGTTTGATGCGGGTCGTAATCTGGTTTCTATTTGGGATTTTGATGCTAAGTCTGCCAAGTATCAGCCTGTTGTGGACGCTCTGGCTACTTACGTGAAGAGTCGCGCCATTGTGAATCCGTACTTTATCAGCCGCAATATGATCGGTTCTGGCAATATGTTCGGCACCGAGATGAACTACGAGTACGATGAAAACAACAAGGATGTGCATACTTGGGATCATTTCGCAGTCAAGATTCCGCAGCATTTTATTACCAGTGGAGATGATGTGGCTACCAAGATGGCTCAGTGGCGTGATTCCGCAAATGTATACAAGCGTTCTCTGGAAGAGCTAACCATGGAGGCCGTTGATACTGTGCTGGAGCTGATTGCACAGAATAGTCTGTATCGCGGTAAGGAATTTGAAAACGCCGTCAAGGTATTCAAGACTAACAAGATTGAATACAATAATACTCCGGCTGAGAACAAGGCCGCTTATGTTTGGCTGGCCCCGGCGTGGAGCGATATGGGACAGCTTCGTATCCGTAACACCGCTATCGGTACTTTGCTGGTAAATCTGAGTGAGGGTATGAACGTGGATGCAGCCGTTACTGCCTTCGAGAAAGTTGTTGCTCCCGCAAACTATAAGCGTCCAAAAGCAATTTTCACTAAGAAGATGCTGGAGGATGCACAGAAAACCGTCACTGAGCTGGGTTATATGAATAGTCTGGGTCGTCGGTTTGCTACTCTGGACGATATCACCGCAAACAATATCCTGTTCTGCAACCGTGATGCCGCTCCTCGTATTGCTGGTGCTACAAATCCGTTTGAGGCAATGGCTAAGACTGTTACGATTGATCCCAAGAAGTTTGGCCGTGCAGAGGAAATTGGTATTGACAAGTTTATCAAAGACGTGTTGCCGACTGCGACCGGCCTAGAACTGTTCATGGAGAATCGTTTCGAGAAGAATATGATGTCCCTGATTGCTCCGCAGGATAAGGCTGCGCCAAGCATGTTCAAGTGGCCCAATGGTTTCAGTTGGGCGTATACAGGCAACACGACTGACAGCCAGATCCGTGAGAACGTCAAGAATGCTGGCGGCAAAGTCGATGGCGTGCTGCGTTTCTCTATCCAGTGGAACGATAAGCAGTGCGAGTGGGATGAAAATGACCTTGATGCCCACTGTGTTGAACCGAACGACTTTGAGATCTATTTTGGCAACAAACGAGATTGGAGTACTGGTGGCGATCTGGATGTAGATATTATTCATCCTGATCGTGATGAGGCCGCTGTTGAGAATATTACATGGCCTGATATCAAAAAGATGAAGGATGGCAAATACGAGTTCTTTGTTCATTGCTTCTCTAACCGTGGCGGCAAAACTGGTTTCCGCGCAGAGATTGAATTTGATGGTCAAATTTACTCCTTCAATTATAATATTCCGCTGCGTCAGACTCAGAATGTTTCTGTTGCTACTGTTGTGTTGAAGGATGGGCAGTTTACTATTAAGGAACATCTCAATAGTTCTACTTCTTCCCGTGAAATCTGGGGTGTGAATTCCAATCAGTTTGTGCCGGTGTCCGTAGCTATGTATTCTCCGAACTACTGGGATGAGCAGACTGGTAATGGCAACCGTCACTACTTTTTCATGCTCAAGGATTGTGTCAACCCTGAAAAACCCAACGGATTCTATAATGAATTCCTGAAGGTGGAGTTACTGCAGCACAAGAGAGTGTTCGAGGCTCTTGGCTCTCAGATGGCGGTTCAATCGGTGGATGACCAGCTGTCTGGTGTTGGCTTCTCTGAGACGAAGCACGACCTCTTCATTGTCAAGGTTCAGGGAGCTACTGAGCGAGTTCTGAAAGTTGTTATTTGAAAAGGAGAGAATGAATATGGAAAAGAATCTATTTGAAATCGCAACTCGTAACCGTTATCGTTTTACCTACAAGGGTGTCATGACCGTGGAAGACCTGTGGGATCTGAGCGTCGAGGCGTTGGATGCAATTTTTAAGACTTTGAACCGTCAAAAGAAGACTGCCGACGAAGATTCTCTGCTGACCACTAAGAGCGCCGCCGATACTGAGTTGGCTAATAAAATCGAGCTGGTCAAATATATTGTGTCTATTAAGTTGGCTGAGGCCGATGAGCGAGTGAATGCCGCCGAGAAGAAGGCACAGCGCGATAAGATTCTGGCTATCATGGCTAAGAAACAGGATGCCGCCCTTGAGGGTATGGATATGAAGCAGTTGGAAGCAGAGCTTGCAAAACTGTCCTAACTAAGATATTTTCTTCCTCCGAAAATGCCCTGCGCGGGGCTGACAGCCGGGAAAGACCGGCGATATGGGGATATGGTGAAATTGGCAGCCACGCTTGATTCAAACTCAAGTGTCAAAAGACGTGTCGGTTCAAATCCGACTATCCCTACCATGAAAATCAGTTGTTTCAGCTAGATCGGGGATTGGCCGTTCATTGGCAAACGACAGGTATCATACCGGTAAAGGATACCGAGCCAAATAGGAAGGGAAATAAGGTGCAAGCCGAGTAGCTGTCGGACGAATACTCTTCAGGTAGCCAGTAAACTGGAACGTAAAACGAATGTTGGCTGTTTCTGATTTTCTTTACAAGCCACTGTGGTGAAATTGGCAGACACGAGGGACTTAAAATCCCTTTCTGGCAACAGAGTACGGGTCCAAATCCCGTCGGTGGCATTTATATCCGGGTGTAGCTCAGTTGGAAGAGCGCGTGTTTTGGGAACATGAGGCCGCAGGATCATGACCTGTCACTCGGACCATATAATGCGTCGTAGCCAAGCGGTTAAGGCAGGGTCCTTTGAAGTCCCGATTGCGAGAGTTCGATTCTCTCCGGCGCAATTTATGCGGGTATGGTGAAATTGGCGAGACACGAATGCTTTAGGGACATTTGCCGAAAGGTATACCAGTTCGAATCTGGTTACCCGCACCACGGTCATAGAATGGTTGCGTACCGTTTATTGATCTCCTTTGACCACTATTATTCCCAGCTTACTCGTAAGAGTGCAGTAGTACTTTGTAAGTTGGGTTCTTATGCGACTGTAGTTCAATTGGCAGAGCGTCAGATTTCCAATCTGAATGTTGCGGGATCATACCCCGTCAGTCGCTCCACGCGCAGCCCCTTACGCTGCACCGGTTACTCAGAGCCGAAAGGAACCTATATGTTACGACATGGTTGCCAAGAGTGATCATATTGGAACGCGACGTAGCTTGGATAGTAAGAATTAAATTCTGAGGTATACGGCTGGATAGCTTAATGGTAAAAGCGCTCGGAAACACCGAGAGATAAGGTTCGATTCCTTCACTGGCATCGCGCCGATGAAAGTCGGCGTTTGCATGGGACGTTAGCTTAGTTGGTTAAAGCTCCTGGCTCATAACCGGGTGATGAGGATAACACCTCACAGGGGTTCGAGTCCCTTACGTCCCACCAGCCCGATAGGGCATACATAAAATCTGCTAGAACTTTTGTTTTATAAGCGAATGAATAATATGACGTTAATACGTCTATTATTTTTCGCTCATTTTTAAAGTTTTAGCTATATTACACAGGATACTAAAGGGGGAGTTGTAATCTTACGAGTTTTAATTGCCTGTGAGGAATCACAGGAAGTTTGTAAAGCATTTCGATTGCTTGGTCATGAAGCGTATTCTTGTGATATTCAACCTCCGTCCGGTGGTCACCCAGAGTGGCATATTTTGGGTAATGCACTGGCAGCTTTACAGGGTGGGCAGATAGTCACAATGGACGGCACACAACACTATGTTAAGCAGTGGGATCTATTGATTGCACATCCTCCGTGTACATATTTATCAAACGCTGGCGCACGATGGTTGTGGGCTGGGCACAAATTGAATCAAGAACGGTATCAACAGGGATTAGAAGCTAAGGAATTCTTTATGGCGTTTTACAACGCACCGATCAAACACATTTGTGTTGAGAATCCAATTCCGAGTGCTGTTTATGAAATGCCAAAACCATCGCAGATGATTCAGCCATATGAATTTTATGGTAAGGACCATCCATGGACAAAGAAGACCTGTTTATGGCTGAAAGGTCTTCCTAATCTGGTTCCGGTTGAAGCGGTTGAACCGAAGGGTCCGTATTGCCCTTGTGGAACTTCGGCCAATAAAGGCAATGTAAGAAATCGTGGCGCAGCTAAACGTGGTGAGGATGCAAAGAATAGAGCTAAGACCTTCCATGGGATTGCTCGTGCTATCGCAGAACAATTTTCAGAGTACATTGAAAATGAGGTGAATTGATGCCAGAAAACAAAGGATATCTTACAGCTGACCGATCTGTATCAGGTGATGAGCGATATACACCGGTTTATGCGGTTGTTCCACTGCTTGAGTTCACCCCCCCGTCGAGTAAAGCTGTGATTTGGTGTCCGTTTGATAAAGAATGGTCTTCCTTTGTGAAGGTATTCAGAGATGCTGGGTACAAGGTAGAATGTAGCCACATTGATAACGGGCAAGATTTCTTTACATATGAACCAGAGCGTTGGGATGTTATGATTTCAAATCCTCCTTTTAGTAGGAAGGATGAAGTATTGCGTAGAGCCTATGAGCTTGAAAAGCCGTTTGCTCTACTACTTCCTGCAAATAGTATTCAGGGTAAGACACGATTTGACATCTTCAAAAATGATGTACAGATGCTGTGTTTTGATTCTCGAATCGGATTTATGGACCCTGAACATACTGACAGCCCTGTTGAGGGAGTGTCGTTTGGAAGTGCGTACTTCTGTAGAAATTTTCTTCCAAGTAAGTTAGAGTTACGGAAACTCGATAAAAAAATCTCATAAAAGGCTAATTCAAATAATAGGTGACCTAATGAACAGCAAAATTCCTATCAATGTAACTATCGACCACGGTTCCTTGAGCCTTCCGGCAAGTCCTATCTTTCAGAAGGAGAAGAACACGTATCTCTGTCCGTTTTGTGTGACGAAGCTGGAAAAGTTCGAGTGTGAATGTTCTGATTGTCATCGCAAGATGGATTGGAGCAGGTTTACTGAAAAGAAGGAGGAGATGTTTAGTTGAATATAGATTTCTTCCAACGGCGCAAGACACAGCTTGAAGATACGCTTCTTTTGAAAAATCAGGCAGTCGATATGCTTGATTACCTAAAGACGCACTGCATCAACAACGACCAGTATTGCGCCATTCGAGATTACATTGAAGAAGCTGCGAAGATTCTGGAGAGTGACCTCGAATATGCAAACAACAAGCTACAGTCCGCATTCAGACCTAAGTATGGCCGGAATAATAGACTGACTCGTGCTCAATCTAAGATGTTCCGTGATAGAGAATATTAAAAATGGGGTGATGCCGTATGAACACATGTAAGAAAATATGTAACTGGTGTGGTCGTGAAATCAAGTCGATAGGTAGCGAGCAGGGAATCAGTTTTGAGCATCAATACTCTTATGGTAGCCAGCTTGATGGTTCGTTTTTGAGTTTTGATTTGTGTCCTGAGTGTTCAGAACTGCTCCCAATAGTGCTCGGCGCAATGTTTGTACATAATCCCTTAAAGGACGATTTCTAACGGCGAGTGCCGTATGAAATATAAGCCATCAATAAGCCAGACGGAGGACAATACATAGAATGAATAGTACGTGAATTGATTTAAGACAATAAAAAGAAACATAAGTGATTATCAATGAAATAAAATTACATAAAGGAGACTTGATATGGCAGATAGAATTTTTAATCTTCCTCAGACCCGTGGTTCTTTTGAGATGGCTGGTAAGGTCACAGGCACCCAGCGTAGCAACTTCTATAACGAGAAGGAGACCAAGAGTGGTGCTATGCGCCGTGTTCTGAGCTTTGGCGTTCAGACTTCCAACGAAAATACTTTCTATGTTGATCTGGCTGGTATGCCTCGTGATAAGGTTTACTTCTTCCGCCGTGCCGATAAGGACAAGGGCATCGAGAAGGATAAGAAGGAAGTCGCGTGGAAGGATCGTCTGACTTATGTTGCACCGGAAGGCTATGATATGATTGGCGTTAAGGTCGGTGTTACCAAGAAGACAAATGAGTCTGGTAAGGTCGTCAATGATAACAAGACTCTGACCGACTTCGATGCAACCAAGGAGATTTCTGAGAACCTGCACGACGGCGATAACGTGTATGTTCGTGGTAACATCGAGTACAGCACTTACAATGGTAAGCACCAGATTCGCTTTGTTCCTACTCAGGTGTCGCTGAGTTCTAAGGAAATCGACTTCGATGCAGAGGGTTTTGAGGAACTGGCTCTGTTCACTCAGACCATTGTGTACACTGGTTGCCGCAAGAGCGATGAGGATGATGAAGTAGTTGTTGATGCCAAGATTGTGAACTACAACACCATCGAAGATGCCGAGTTCTTTATTGACTATAAGGCAAACGCTCAGAATAAGGTTCTGGCAGACTCTATTCGTAAGCGTCTGAAGTCTTATACCAGTTTTGAGTGCTTTGGTCCTATCGTTAATCAGCAGAAGGTTGAGGAAGTTGAGACCGAGAATATCTGGGGTGGTCCCAACAAGATGAAGCGCCAGAGCACTCCGGCGGTTCGCAAGCTGTATATTGAGGGTGTTAATCCTGACTCCTTTGATCCGAACCCCGGCGAGAAGGATGCAGAGCCCACTTACACTGAGGACAATATCTCCGAGGCACGGGCAAAGATTGCTGCCAATGCTCAGGCAAAGAAGGACTTCGACGGTAAGGCCGCTGAGAACGACACTTCTTGGTGGGGTGATTCTAACAAGTCTACTGCAACTCCTGTAAACGAGGAAGAAGATGACTGGGGACTGTAATTTTTAGTCTTAGCTAAGTAATACAGGATACAGAGAGGGCTAGTTATGCAAAATACTCTTGAATATACTGCCTATAATGGCATGAAGTTTTACATTGTTTATATTGAGACGCTTGAAAAAGAGCCAGAAGAAGATTCTCCCATGATGTCTATTTTGTTTACTACGCATCCTGAGATTATTGAAGAAGCTATAGCTTATGCGGAATGTAATGATAATGCTATTCCGGTAGGGTGTAAGGATATTCTGGCTGATAGTGTGGATAGCATTACCCGCCAGTTGGATTATATTGCTCATGCAGTTGAGACTGGTGATCCATGGTATGAGTGTTTGAAAGTTTAATAAAAGAAAAGATTTAGAGAGGAATTTACATATATGGCTATGATTCGTAAGGCATCTGCTGTTCGTAAGAAGCTTCATATGCTGATTTATGGCGAACAGGGAACTGGTAAGTCTCGTACTGCTATGCAGCTGTGCTATTTGAAGAATGCAGACGGTAAGCCGTTCCGTGTTCTGTATTTGGATACCGAGAATGGTTCTATTGATAATTACACCGAGGAGCTGGAAGCCAATGGTATGAATCCTGATAATCTGCTGATTGTTTACACACAGTCTCTAGCAGAGGTTCAGGATTATATCAAGATGGTTACCAACGATGAGGATATTGAGGATGAGAATGGAGATGTTTATCTGGATGCAGATGGCAAGCCGTTCCGTGCAGACGCTCTGGTTGTTGACTCCGCTTCCATCCTCAAGATGACTGCTACCCAGGGCCTCACCGCCTTCTCGCAGAAGCGTGCCAAGGTTAAGGCTGCATCTCAGGGTCTGACCGGTGATGAAAAGGCAGTTAAGATTGAGGGTGCTGGCATGGAGCTCAAGGATTTCAATACCCTGAACTTCAAGGGTCAGTCTCTGATTTTGGATCTGAATGCATCTGGTGTGAACTACATCGTTGTTTGCCGAGAGAAGGACGAGAAGCATACTAAGGTTGTGAATGGTTCTATCGTAAGTGAGCCTACTGGTCGTAAGATTCCTGATGGGTTTGCTGGTCAGGAGTACAACGTTGATACTGAGTTCCGCCTGTATTTTCAGGATGGTCAGCAGCTCGCTTTCTTCGATAAGGATCGTACCGGTATGCATAAGGGCGGTGAGGTAGTTGAGGATCTGACCCTGCTTGAGTATCAGGATATTATCTCTAGTAGCGCAAAGAATCGGGAGAACGTCATCAAAAACGGCTTAAACGATGCTGTTAAGACTGAGGTTAAGCTGAGTATGCGTGACCTTGGTATCGAAAATGATGACCCCGACGACGCGCCTGCGGACAAGAGTTCTGAGTTTAAGGAGCCTTCTCTGGATGACATCAAAGCAAAGCTGAACGACCTGATTGCTTCCGCTTCTCCTGTGAAGAAGAGCGCTGCACAGAAGGCTGTTAAGGCGGCTGGCCTGTCTACCGCATTCCGTTCCATGACTGATGTTGAGGAACTGAAGAAGGTTGCTGCAATCATGGAGAAGGAACTGGCTTAATGGAACTTACCCGTAAATGTATGATTTGCGGGAAGAATATTTTCATCGAGCGAGACCGTAGCACGTTTTTCTACGACAAGACGGGCTTTTGCCATAAAGATTGTTTTGTAGAAAAAAAGAAAAATCAAAAACGCCCTTGGACAGATGACCTGCTAAGGGCATTTTTTGACAAAGTGAAACCTGATACGGATAAAAAGGTCGATGATATTCTTTCCAAAAAGAGAGAACAAGACCACAATCGTGAGCTTGCACAGATCAAACAGGAAGAAAAAAAGATTCTTTTCGACCATATTCGAGATACATACGCCCCGGCGGTTGTTCCGGGCAGTTTCTACTCGAAACTTACGCAGTTGATTTCCGGTAATTATTACAAATATAGAGGTTCGATTCCTCCGCTAGAACTTTACGATATGTGGGTTCTAGCGAAACCCCGACTAGATAAAATAATTGCCGAGAAAGAAGCAAAAGGTTTTGATATGAGTCAGCGATGGAATTATGACTTGGCTGTTTTGCTGGCACAATATCCGAGTTATCTCGAACAAAAAGAAAGACAAGCTTCGATTCGTAGTGAATGCGAAGGTAAAACAAAGGAAAACCTGATGGAAACGGTACTGAAACGGATGAAAACAGTACCAAAACAGAACAAAAACGAGAATGAAATAGATATAAATGCAATTCTCGATGAGATATAAAAGCACGAGGGAGGTGGATGAGTGGAACTCATTTCAAATATCCCGAACGAAATTCTATTTGTCGGCGCAATCTACAAGCATCCTGATTATTTGGTCGAATATGGGCATTATGTCAAGAGCAAGTACGATTTTGCCGATGAAGCAACAAAATTTTTCTACGATTCAGCGTTAATTATTTACGAAACTCGGACTCAAGAATTCAACAAAACATCTGTTCTAACGTTTATGGCTGAAGATGAGTCCAGACTGTCCCAATACAAGCGGCTAAAGGGCTGGTCAACCATTGAATACTATATGAGTCTTGCAAATGACGAGGATATCAAGGGATATTTCAATATCCTAAAGAAATACTCGTTACTTCGTGAGTATCAGAGAAACGGATTCAACATTGAAGGAATCTTGAAGCATCGACAGTTTGAAATGTTTGGTGCTCAGGACATTTACAAACTGATTCGTGGTAAGGCTGACAAGATCAATACCGTCATCATTACAAACGATGATGCTGAGATTTTGAATAACGGTCTACTACCGATGATCAATGAACGTCTGAGCGTTCCTGATATGGGCTTGCCATTCCAGTATCCTATCATGAATGATTTGTTCCGAGGATTGAAACTAGGCACTGTGATGTTCAATGGTATGCCATCTAACGCTGGCAAGACTAGATACATGATGGCGATTGTTGCCTACGTCACATTAGTTCAAAAGCAGAAAGCTCTTCTGCTGCTGAATGAGATGGATCTTGAGTCAGTCCGGTATTGCTTACTGGTCACTGCCATCAATAATCCTGAGTTTCAAGAGTTGCATGGTCATCGCTTCCACAAAGATGAACGAGAAATCACCCTTGGAATGTACCGGGACGCAAATGGAAACTTCATCTTCCGAAAGCAAAACGAAGATGGAGAGTACATAGAAAGCATTGATGAGTTCACTGCTCGTGTCTACGAGGAGAGCGAAGAGTATCGTAATGTGCTTGATGTTTGCCAGTGGATCGAGAACGAATCACAGGGCTTGATTATCGCAAAGGATGTCTCCGCTGATTATAGTGATAAGTCTCTGCGGTTCGAGATCCAGAAGGCAGCTCTCACCCAGGGTGTCAAGTATGTGTTCTACGATACTCTAAAGAACGATATTGCTTCGATTGGTGAATGGGCAGCATTTAAGGTCACAGCCACCGAACTTGAAGAGATTGCAAAAAATCTGAAAATCTTTATCTACGGTAGTATCCAGTTGGCTGAAAATGCTCATGAGTATCTTCCTGATGAGCTGAATTCAAACAACATTGCTGAGTCAAAAATGATTAAGCATGTTGCTTGGACGATGGTTCTATTCAAGGAGATTCCAAAAGATAAGTTCGTGAAGTATCAATACATTTCTCATGACCCTGAGTGGGGCGGTGACTGTGCTCATCGGCTAAATCCAGATAAGCGGTATTACGTTGGAAATATTGATAAGAACCGCTTTGGTGAGAAAAAGAAAATCATGTTTGAAGTAAATTTGAACCAGAATGTCTGGAAAGAGGTCGGTGTCTGCACCAGAAAGTAAGGAACTACAATGGTAAATATCGCAGATTTGAAAAATTACATTCTTGAAGAACAGCAGATTGAGCCGATCCTAGAGGAGCTTGGTTGTCATCATATTAGTCACAAAGCTGGATATTACCAGTGTGCGAATCCAGATGGCGACAATAGAACGGCACTCTGTATTTACGAGAATGAAAATCTTACTGCGGTAGATTACACACGAGACATTGCCAATGGAAAGACCAGCTATGATTTGATTTCTGTCGTCCAGTTTTTTCTGGAACTGTCTTTCCCAAAAGCCATTAAGCAAATCTGCGAATGGGTTGGGCTTGATTACTATCATAACTTTGAGGAAGACCTTCCTAAAAGTATGTTGATCTTAAAAGAGCTTATCGCCATGCAAAATGAAGGTGAAGAACACGAGGATGACCGTCCGATAGTCCCCATCTCTGAAGCTATCCTCGGCTATTATAAACCTCATGTAAACCAGATTTTTGCTGACGATGGGATATCTTACGAGACGCAGCAAGAGTTCGAGATTGGCTTTGATGAGCTGACAAATAGAATCACGATTCCAATCAGAGATGAAATTGGTACTCTGGTTGGTGTAAAAGGAAGATACTTTGGTAAACCCCCAGAAGGTGAATTGAAGTATCTGTATCTTGAGCCGTGTGCCAGAAACCGTATTCTGTATGGCCTGTACAAAACAGAGCCCTATATCAAGAATAAAGGTCTGGTATATGTCGGTGAGGCTGAAAAGTCTGTCATGCAGATGTGGAATATGGATGTCTACAACTGTGTGGCGACTGGCGGTAAGAAGGTTTCACAGAATCAAATTGAAATTTTAACACGTCTTTGTGTTGATATTTGTTTCGTCTTTGATAAAGACGTTCAGCTTAGTGAGCTTATGGTTCTCGCCAATCGATTTGTCGATGGCGTAAGTGTGTATGCTGTAGTAGATGATAAAGGGATTCTGGATGAAAAGGAAGCCCCGACTGATAATCCTGAAAAATTTAAGGCGTTGATTGAGAACTGTGTTAGGAGAATTAAATGAATGTAAAACTCTGGAAGGGGAGTAGGAACGACCTATCAGACCCGATTGGAACGATTATGGAGAACAGAGGGGTTGAGGATTATAAGACCTACATGAATCTGGATGATTCTTGCTTAAATTCTCCGTGGGAACTGGGTAACATGGAAGATGCTGTTAGGCTGTTGAATAAACACATCTGGAATAAGTCTATTATCTCTATCCTTGTAGACTGTGATGTGGATGGATTCACAAGTGCTTCAATGATGTTTCAGTATTTGAAGACGATTGGTTATTTTGGAAAAATCAATGTTCTGCATCATAGTGGAAAGGAGCATGGGCTCTCTAAAGAAATTGAGGTTCCACCTGAAACTACCTTGCTGATTATTCCTGATGCTGGCAGCAATGATGTTGAGCAGTGTAAGGAGCTCCGTGAAAAGGGCATTGATATTTTGATTCTTGACCATCACATCTGTGATAGAGAAAATCCTTACGCAGTAATCGTCAACAATCAGAACGGTACATATCCCAACAAGGAACTGTCCGGTGCTGGTGTTGTGTATAAGTTCCTTCAGGCTGTTGACGAATATAATTGGACTGACGTTGCAGATAGGTATCTTGATCTGGTGGCTGTTGGAAACATCGGTGATGTCATGGATATGCACTCGCATGAGACGAAGCGCCTTTGCACGAAAGGTCTGGCACGTATTGTAAATTCGATGATTTGTGCCCTAGTTGAAGCAAATAGCTTCAATATTAAGGGTGATCCTACTATCAATGATGTTCAGTTCTACATTGTTCCGATGATGAACGCACTGATTCGTGTTGGTTCGTCTGAACAAAAGAAGCGGATGTTCCGTGCAATGGTCGGTGAAAAACAGACTTTCCAGTACACTCCGACTCGTGGTAAGAATGCTGGTGTCACGATTGATGAAACTCTGGCGCAACATGTGGCTCGTGAGTGTTCCTCTTGCAAGTACCAGCAGAATAAAATCAAGGACAAGGCTGTTGGAGAGCTTCAAAAGTTAATTGAAAAGCACGGTGCAGACCAGAATAAGATTCTTTTCTGTAACTCTACAGGTATTCTTGATAACACTCTGACCGGTGTTGTAGCAATCAAGCTGGCTGAAATGTACGCAAAACCGTGTGTGTTGCTTCGTACTTTTGCCGATGAACCGGACTATTATGGTGGTTCAATGAGAAATCCCGACGGTTCTCCGATTGAAAGTCTAAAGGAATTCTTGATGAGTACCGGAGATTTCGAATCGGTTCTTGGTCACGATAACGCTGCTGGCGTGAAAATCAAGAAAGAAAACGTGCCAAAGGCTATTGCAGACTGTGATGAGCTGCTTAAAGATGTCACGATGAGTAAGGCAATCGTGGTTGATTTTGATTTTGATTATAATAAATTGAACATTGCATTGCCGAAGATGATGTACGAGATGCGCAAAGTCTGGGCGCAGGGCATTTCTGAGCCGTATTTCTATATTAGAAACATTCCGCTTGTTCATAGTGGGTGTGCTCCGATGGGCAAAAACGGAAATATGTGGAAGTATTCTGATGAAGAAAAAGGCATTGATTTTGTGTGCTTTACAGATAATGGCCGGATGCTTAGTTGGATCAATAATGACTTCTATGGTGATCAGGAAGAGAAATACATCAATGCGGTATGCCGGTTGTCTCTAAATCAGTATGGGAACAAGGTCACGCCACAGGCACAAATTGTGGATCTTGAGGTGATTTGATATGGAAAATTGGAAACGTGCTATCGCCATCGACTTTGATGGTACACTCTGCGAGAATGAATATCCTGATATTGGTGAGCCGAATTGGAATGTCATCTATCAGGCAATTCAGGAACAGAAGTATGGTTCTGGTTTGATTCTTTGGACTTGCCGGGAAGGTGAACTGCTTTATAACGCACTTGAGGCTTGTGCTGAATGGGGACTGTATTTTGATGCCATCAACGAGAGCCTTCCTGAATGGAAAGAGCATTTTGGGACTTCACCTCGAAAGGTCGGCGCTAATGAATATTGGGATGATAAGGCTGTGCCTGTGAAGAATGGAGGGCTGGTTTACAATGACTAATGTGAATAACTACGATTTGTCGTTAAATCTATTAGATGGCGCATATAAATCACTTGCAAACGCTTCAAAAAACTTGGAGCTACTTCGGGAAGGAACCGCATTTAATCAGGTTCTGAACGATACTACACATATTATTGAACCGGATGAGCTAATTCATATTCTTGATAAATTCGCAGAGCAGCATCCTGACTGGGAAATCTGTCTTAAAACTGACCATGGAACGGTTAGTGAAAAACTCAAAATGAATCATAATTTCTACGAAGGAATGGGTAATATGATTGTCCTTGATTTTGAATGAAGATGACAAAACGACGATATAGACATTACATAATCGATTATCGTACATACAATTACACACTCAAGAAATATCACTACTTACACAGGGAAATCTACGCTGAAAATGCAAGAGATGCAGTTAAAATGCTAAGAAGCAAGGAATGCAATCGTGAATTTGAGATTGTTAAAGTCTGGTTTGTTGATATTTTTGGTGATAGAAATGATAGATTTTATCCACGAACTTATGTGATTGACAAAGAGGATTATGAGTGAGGTGGCTTGATGACTACTTGCGAACAACTTGAAACAGCAATTCGTGATTTTATTGAAGAATGCCAGAGTCATCCGGTGCCGGATTTGTCAAAAGATGACCCGTGTGAAGGGTGTCGCTTTGAGGATTTTTGCAATAGATTCTATCCGGGTGATGGTAGCACATGGCATTGGCAAGTTTATGAGAAGGGGTGAGTGTATGGTTTACATTACAGGTGATATTCATGGCGAATTTTACCGTTTTTTTAAATTAGAGAAATTCTGCCATAAACATAATCTTGGAAAGAATGACTGGATCATTTGCCTTGGCGATGTCGGTTTGAACTACTACGGCAAAGACGACCCTCGTGAATGGAGTATTAAGACTATTGCCGCAGATATCCCTGCGAATCTGTTTTGTATTCATGGAAATCATGAACGCCGCCCATCTCGTAAAAATGGCTATAAAATAAAGGAAATCAGTGGAGATATTTGCGGTAAAGTGTGGTATGACCCACATTATCCTAATCAGTATTTTGCTATTGATGGCGAGGTTTACCAGATTCTTGCTGATAGGGAAATTTTAAACTGTCTTGTCTGTGGCGGAGCCTATTCTGTAGATAAATATTATCGGTTGGAGCATGGCTGGAATTGGTGGCCGGATGAACAGCCGAATGAGAAAACTAAGAAAAAGATCTGGAATATTACGCACGATCCTCAAATTGATGATATTGATGTTATGCTCACGCATACCTGTCCATTCCGGTTCATTCCAACTGAATTGTTTATCGGTGGTATTGATCAAAGCACAGTAGACCAGTCAACTGAAATATTCTTCGATAATATATACGAATGTTATCCTAACGATCGTAAACCATTCTGGTACTTCGGCCATTTTCATGGCAACAAGTATACCGATGACTATGTAATGCTTTTTGATGATATTATTAAGTTTGGAGATAAGAGGAAGGAGTAAGAATGTCAAGTAGTTTACACACGCACTCGAATTACAGTCTGCTAGATGGGTACTCTTCTCCTGAAGAAAATCTAAAAAGAGCATCTGAACTCGGTTTAAAGGCCATTGCTATTACGGAGCATGGTGAGGTAACAAGCTGGCCGTATTACTCAGAACTGAAAGACAAGTATCCGAATGTAAAACTTCTTTATGGTATTGAGGCATATGAGTGTGAAGACAGGGCAGTTAAGGATAAGAACAGTAAATACTGGCACCTGATTATTATCGCAAAGAATGAGGCTGGCCGTCAGGCTGTTAATCGCTTGTCTACACTCGGTCATCTTCATGGTTTTTATAGCCGTCCTCGTATCACAAAAGAGGATATCGCTAAGGAAGATACGAATAATTTGATTATCCTGTCTGCTTGTTTAGCAAGTAGGCTGTCCAGAACAGATGATTATAACGCTTGTATTAAGCTGGTTCAAGAGTATAAGAGCTTATTTCCTCACTATTATCTTGAAGTTCAGGCTCATGCAAACAGTGAACAGGCAAAATACAATCAAAAAATCATGCGGCTAGCAAATGACACTCACACAAAAGTGGTTGTCACAAACGATGTTCACGCTGCCACCAAAGAAGATCTTTATTATCAGGACTATTTTCTTCGTATCGCTCACGACACGGAAACCGCCGCAGAAATCTATGAAGGGTGCTACTTCATGTCTCGTGAGGAACAACATAGAATTCTTGATGGTCAGATTGGATATGAAGCGACAGAATGGTGTATCAATAATACTGACGAGGTTGCTGACCTGTGTGATGATGTAGATATGCCTTGGCATGAACCGGAACTTCCCAAAATTAAGATTCCGCCACAGTATTCTAATTCGGCAACTTACCTGAAAGACCTTGTAAAAGAGGGATGGAAGAAACGTGGAATTGATAAGTTTGATGTAGAAAAGCAGAAAATCTATCGCAAACGTGTTGATGATGAGTTGTTTGTCATCGAGAAAAAAGACTTCTGTGACTACTTTTTGATTCTGGTCGATTACATCAACTGGTGTAAGCAAAACGATGTTATTGTTGGCCCAGGGCGAGGCTCTGCTGCCGGTTCACTCGTGTGCTATCTGATTGGTATTACGCAGCTCGATTCCATCAAGTATGAGCTTGATTTCGGACGGTTCCTTACTATTGAACGAAAAGACCTTCCTGACGTTGACGTAGATGTTAGCGACCGTGCGAAAGTTGTTGAGTATTTGACTCAGAAGTATGGAGAAGATCGAGTAGTTCAAGTTATGAACATCGTGTACACTACTCCGGTCACTTCGATTCAAGACGTTGGTAAGGTGTTGGGATTCCCGTATGCTGAGATTAGAAAAATCAGTGAGAAGTTTGTTCAAAAGACATGGAAAGATTGTCTTGAGGCAAACCCAGAAGTGGCTGAAAATCCGAAGTATCAGGAATTACTTGACATCGCAAGTCATATCAATGGTCGTCCACGAGGATATGGCATCCATGCTGGCGGTGTTATTGTCTGCCGACATCCTTATTATGAGTATATCGGCATTCGGCACGGCACTGACGGAGAACATGTTATCTCTGTTGATAAAGTGATGGACGAGAAAATCGGACTCGTCAAGTTTGATATTCTTGGTGTTGCGTCACTGGTTGCCATTGATGAAGCAAAACGTGAGGACAACATTCCAGAATGGGAAATTGATATCAACAATCCAGAGTTTGAAAACGATAAGGCAACTTACGATTTGATTTGTTCCGGGCGGACAGACAATCTATTCCAGATTGAGTCTTCGGGAATGAAGGATCTGGTCGCACAGCTTCAGCCGAGGTCAATTGAGGGACTATCAGCTTTGATTGCACTTTATCGTCCTGATGCGATGCCGTCCATTCCTACATACGTTGATTGCAAGTACCACCCTGAACACATTCACTACTTCCATCCTGACATGGAACCAATTTTTCGCAGCACCTATGGTGTGAATATCTATCAGGAACAAAGTATGAAGCTCACGAAGGTCTTTGGCGGTCGAAACGATGCCGGAGCTGATAGAATGCGTAAATGCTTGGCAAAGAAAAAGCCTGAGAAAGTCAAGGAAGAGGTTGAGCTTCTTTACGATGAGATTCTTGCAAACGGATACGATGAAGCAACCGCCGAACATATTTGCGATGAACTGTCAACGAAGGGCGGCTACGGATTTAACAAGTCACATTCTCAGGCGTATGCCGTTATCTGCCTTCAAACAGCATACTTAAAAACACACCATCCGCTTGCGTTCTTTAAGGCTATGCTAAACCTGAATAAAGCAAAGGTTGGTAAGGTAAACAAGATTATGGTAGATGCACGGAGTTTTGGTGTTCAGGTTCTTCCTCCGAGTATCAATCGTTCCGGCATGGATTTTACTGTATCGAATGGGAAAATTCTATTTGGTCTATCCGCAATCGGTGGCATTGGTGATACGCTTGCCGATGCTATTATTGCCGAAAGAGATAAGAATGGAAAGTTCAAGGGTCTTGATGACTTTACGAGCCGTGTCCGTGCAACAAAGGCACAGATCATCGCACTGGTTAAGTCTGGTGCCATTCCTACAAAGAATAAACGAGCGTTTTTGGAAAAGTACATTGCGAGTGGTTTGGAGCAATCTGAGTTCAAACCGGTAAGCACACTTCCTACAAAAGCTGTCCTGCTGAGTAAGTGGGATATTGATACGGAGCATTATAGGGTTGGTAAGAAGGTTGATAAAGAAACTGTCCTACGAATCTATAACGAAAAACGTCGTGTTGTATATGAGACTGAAAAGCTCAAGAAAAAAGAAACATACATGACTGAGCAATCAGAGAAGTATTTGAGGGACGAGCAATTCTGGGAATTCCAGACATTACAGACATTCATCATCGATAAGAATCCGTTTGAAAAAGCATATGAGTACATTCGAGATTTCTCAGAGCTTGAGAATGGTGACTCTTGTGTGCTGGTTGGTATTATCGCAAAGATTCAGAAGAAGAAAACAAAGACTGGTATGCAGTTTGCGTTTGTAAATCTGTACTCTGGTGATGGTATCATTGAGCTAACTGTGTGGCCGAGAATCCTTTCTGATTATCAGGATTTGATTGTTAAGGGAAGTCAGGTAGCTGTGCTTGGTAAGAAGGAAGATGATTCGCACGTTATTGCGAATGACTTCAAGCCTTACAAGCAATGGCTGCATGATAGAGAGATAAGGTAAGGGGGTTGTAAGGTGGCAGATAAGAAATTTAATGAAAATATGATCCGTTGTTACATCAGGATAAAACGAGTCTTTTATCCGAAAGATTGGAAGGAGGTGGAGCCCGGCGGCTTCGCCACTTTCTCTGCCGAAGTGGTAAAAATCAAGCAGGGAAACCCTATCATGAGCCGATATAGTGACCTCCGACTGAAAGGCAACGTCCCTAGTCTTGATATGGATAAGACTTATTCGTTCTGTGGCGAGTATGTTCACCATGAAAAGTTTGGTGACCAGTATAAAATCGTCTACATGAATGAGTTTCAAGAGATTACTGACCCAGAAGAACAGAAAAGCTTTCTCCATTTTATCTTAACAGAACATCAGTTTGAGATGCTTTATGAAGCATTTGACAATCCGTATGAGATCATCAAGAACGGTGATATCAAGTCTCTTTGCACTGTTAGTGGCATCACGGAAGGTCGAGCACAGAAAATTATCGATGCCTTTGAAAATAATATTGATAATAGCGAAGCATACACGAAGCTGATTGAGTATGGTTTGACTCCCAGTGCAATCGGGAAACTTGTTCATCAATATCACGGTGCAGACACTCTGGTTAGGAAGATTGAAGAGAACCCTTATGTTCTGATTGACGATGTATATGGTATTGGATGGAAGAAAGCTGACGCTCTTGCATTGAATATGGGATTGAAGCCAAACTCTCAGTTCCGAATTGAAGCTTACGTCATGCATTTTCTTGCCGACCGTGCCGAAGAAGGCAATTCTATCATCCCGGCAAACCAGACAATAAATAGTTGCATTAAGGAACTTGGCTTGGATGAGGGTGACCAAGAGGTTATCAAGAGAGCACTTTTCCATCTGCACGATGTCCGTGAAACGCTTTGGTGGAGTGATGATCGTCAAGAATTTGCTTTGACCAGAGTGTGGAATCTGGAAAATGAGATTGCAAAGGAAATTAAGCGTCTGGCGGATGCACCTGTTGAGCCGATTGGTCGAAACATGGACGCTGCAATCGATGAGGCGGAACGTGCTCTTGGCATCGAGTACACCGAGGGGCAGAGAGATGCTATTAAAAAGGTATGCTCTAGTAATGTCTGTATCTTGACAGGCTACGGAGGAACCGGTAAAAGTACCGTTGTCGCTGGTGTCCTAAAGGTTCTTCGTGGTAAGTCGTTTGCCCAGACTGCACTCTCTGGTCGTGCTGCTGCTCGTATGCAGGAGATTACTGGTCAGGACGGCAAGACAATTCACCGCCTCCTTGGTTACGACATTGAAAATGGTGGCTTTATTCATAATAAGAACAATCCTTTAGAGGAGGATATCATCATTCTGGATGAAACCTCTATGGTTGGCGCTAAATTATTTTACGATTTGATTCAAGCAATCGAAACTGGTAAGCGATTTATCATGATTGGTGATGACGGACAGCTTGAGAGTATCGGTATGTGCAACATCTTCAAGGATATGCTTGCATCTAAGGTTGTTCCTGTTGCTCGTTTGACTAAGATCCATCGTCAGGCAGCTAAGTCTGCAATTATCACGGAAAGCATTAAGGTTCGTAATGCTACGCAGTTGGTTCCTTATGGCTGGGCTGGCAATGAGATTCGTGGTGAACTTCGTGACTTGGAGCTTGATATCTATAAGGATGCAAATGAGTCGTTCAACCACATCATCAATCAGTACCGTACCTTATATAATAAGGTAGGGAATGATAGTGCGAAGATTCAGATTGTACTTCCGCAGAAGCTCCGTGGTAGCATCTGCACCTACGAGGTGAATAACGCTATTCAGGAGATTGTGAATCCAAATCGTGGTCAGACCGAAGCGAAGATTTCCGTCTATGGTGATGGAAAGGACAGAGTGTACACTCTGCGCGAGGGCGATCAGGTCATTATCAACAAGAATAACTATGAACTTCATACATACAATCTCAAGACAAAGAAAAAAGAAGAGAAGTGTCCGGTGTTTAACGGCAACCGTGGCATCATTCGAAAGATTGAAAGCAGTTTTATTCTGGTTGATTTTGACCAGTGGGGAACGATCTTCATTCCACATTACTTTGGTGGGAATAACATCTGGGCAACGCTTGAACTTGCTTATGCTTTAAGTTGTCATAAACTGCAGGGCAGTGAGGCTCCGTATGTGATTGTTGGTATGGATAACTCTGCGTACTTGATGTTGACGAGAGAATGGCTCTATACGGCCATCACTCGTGCTAAGAAGTATTGTGTGATTTGTGCTGAAACTCATGCTCTTGATCGGGCGGTAAAGACTTCGAGAGTTCCATATAAGCGGACGTTCCTGAAGGAATTTTTACGGAAAGAATTTTCAGAAAAGCATTGACAATTATATAAGCATCCTGTATAATATAGCTATAAAAAGTCTCCATCTCGGAGGCTTAAAAATCTCTCTTTAGCTATATAATACAGGATACGAGAAAGAAATGGCTTGCTCGTAATGGCAAGCCTTTCTTTATTGGTTGTAACTACACAACACAGGATGCATGAGGAGGCTTTATGACAGATAAGGAGCTCATAGGTAAGCTCAATGCGATGGTAAGGGCATTACAAAGCACGAAGAAAAAGACAGACAAAGCCCGCATTTTACTGGATGTACGAAAGGATTTCGGAGATGAGGCTGACGAGCTGATGGCCTTCTTCCGATTCTTGCTTGATCCAGCAATCGTAACTGGACTGTCGGATGCAAAAATCAATAAGCAGGTTAATGCCAAGCCTGAAATTGATATTCAGTATCTCAGTTGCGGATACCTTTATATTACAGGTGCTGGTCACAACACTGGTTCTGACGTGTCTATCGCAACAATCCAGAATTATTTACATAAAAATCCTGAGCACGAAGAATTCTTGAAACGACTGTTTACCAAGAACCTGCCGATTGGCGTGGAAGCAGCCACCATTAACAAGGTATATGGCGAGGAAATCATTCCTGTCTGGGAAGTTCAGCAGGGATATCCAATCGATAAGGTGAAACTGAAACCCGGCATCTGGTTCAGTCTGAGCCAGAAGATGAACGGCAATAGGGGCACAATGTATCGTGGAGATTTAATTTCTCGTCAAGCGCAGAAGTTTGAAGGACTCGACCATATTAAGAATGATCTGCTCGCTCTATATGATGGAGGTGTGGAGAGGCGAGATTCTTTGGTGTTTGATGGCGAACTCATTTATAAGAACCCTGAAGGAATGTCGGACGGAGAGGCGTTTCGTTTCGGCACTGGCCTACTTAATTCTGACAGCAAGAACAAGACTGGAATTAAATTTGTGATTTTTGATGTAATTCCTGTTGTAGAGTTCGACTGTGGAAAGTGTGCTGTCCAGTATCAAACCCGCCGGGAATGGCTAAATTGTCTTCGTGCGGAGATTGCTCGTAAGAACCTTGAAAACATCGAAATTGTTCCAATGGTATACGAAGGTACTGACCAGAGTGTGATTCCGAAGTGGCTTGATTATGCTGTGGCACATGATTGGGAGGGTTTGATGTTAAACACGAGCGTTCCTTATCAGCGTAAGCGTCATACTGGTTGTCTTAAAATCAAGCGTTTCTACACGGTTGACCTTCACATTACTGCAATCGAGGAAGGACAGAATCGGCTGGCTGGTACGATGGGTGCCCTAGTTGTGGACTACAAGGGCAACGAACTTCGGGTTGGTTCTGGCTTTGATGACGCTACGAGAGCTGCCGTGTGGGCAAATCTTGATGACTATATCGGAAAAATCGTAGAAGTAAAATACAAAGAAAAGTCATGCGACAAGAAAACTGGTGCTGAATCCCTGCAATTCCCGACCTTTGTAAGATTTAGAGATGACAAGAATGAGGTGTCTTATGGCTGATGTAAAAGATTGTCCGCTGAAGTTCGCCAGTTCTGGTTTATTTTACTACAAAGATAAGTGCAAATGCTCAAAAGAGAACTGCGCATGGTGGATTGCAGTTGATAGGCGATGTGCGATGGAAAGTATTGCGTGTAATACAAATCATTTGAAATATATTGATGATTTTGTTGGGCGACTACTTGACTTGTATGCACGATAAGGTGATAAACAATGCCTAAAAATAAGTTAAAAGATTCCTTTTATTGGATGGGCAAAAATGGTAATGAATGTGATGTGAACTTGCTTGATAAGTCTGTTGCGAAAAGAATTAAGGAAGTAAAAGAACATCTCAAGAATGTTCCTTCTGGCAAGGCTGACTTCATGTATATCTCTGCAAAAGAATCGCTTATCGCCGGTTTTGTAAACGAAGAAGGAGAACGGTTCATCTTCATGGCAAGAGATTACTGGGAAGCGGATTATGTTCCGGGATGTGGGTGGATAAAAGTGGAGGATGAAGATGGTTATTAAAGAAGATCAGGTTAAGGATTTTATTGATTTTGCAAGGAAAGTTGGGTCAGCAAAAATCTGGATGAGATTTTAGATATGATTGATGTAGAGGAGTCAAGAGATGAATCTTTCAAAGAAGACAATTAAGTACATCCTTCGGATTCTGGATAACAAATGTATCGAGGTTCCTACAAAGGCATTCGCTTATAGCAATGGTGGACGTAGAATTTTGACTCGTGATTTTGAGCCAAAGGAGTCACACGGAATGAATGGCTGGCAAAGAATCGTCTATGTGCCGTCTGAAGGATATTTTTACGGAATTTATAACGGGCAGACAAAGGAAGATTGGGATATTCCAGACATCTGGTCTCCTGCCCAGCTTGCAGATTTATGAGGCTTTACAATGTTTATTTTAACACAGAATAAAACAGGAGTTGTTAATACAAATGAATGCTTTTCTATTCGTATAGTGGAAAACACAACGACAATTAGAGCTTATGGACCCGATTCACACACATGGTTTCGACTTGGCTATTATCAAACTACAGAGAGGGCAAAGGACGTAATTCAAGAGATTAACACTGCTCTTTGTGAAAACCGTATTGGTTTCGATATGCCGGAGGATTAAAATGCTACTTTTAACACAAGGCGGAGAAATTATAAATCTTGACCGCATGGCTATCATCGACATTTCAAGTTTTGATGTGTACGACACTTCAAATTTTAATGTGTACGCAAGACAAGATATAAATGATAGAGGAATTCTTCTTGGCGGTTATGACTCCGAGAGTAGATGCCACGATGTCATTTCTGAGATTTACGAATCGTACTCGAAAGGTAGTCTGTCTTGTACAATTCCACAAAAGTAATGGAGAACAAAATGAAAAAGTTTTATGCAGTAACTTCTTGTGATTGTTCTGAACATTTCATCATCACTATTACGGACAACAAGGAAAACGCAGAGCGTATCGCTGCAGCCTATGATGCTTGTGTGGAGGAATACGAAGATAATATTATCGACCCAGTTGGTGTTTGGTGTGTTTTTTATAAAGAATATAAAGACGGAGAAACAAAGTGGAGCACGTTTTGTGAAAGACCAGAGTTTTATGGAGAAGATGATGTAGAGAAGTCTCCTTATGCAAGGAAAACAACAGTTTATGGAAAAGAATGTTTTGTCTGGTCTGCCTATGTTTTTGCTAAGGATAGAAACCATGCAATTAAAGCTGGTCAAGATCGATACGCCCAGTGGAAAGCAGAACAGGAAGGCATTGTATGACAGACTTCCGAAAACTTGCCATTCCAAAACGTGAGCGGCTTGAAGTTCAGCTTATGGATGGCACAGAAGAACACAATATATTGTATATAATCGCATCTCTAGCCACTATTAAAGGTGCTGAGATTTTTAAAAATTTTCGTTTGTATTCTGTAGGCTCCGCCGGGGAGCTCAACTTATTAGAGAAGCGAGACGGCGATCCCTACTTTGATAAGCTGAAAGGAACAGAATATGAGTAATTCGATGAATCGAGAAGACCGGCGCAGAGAGCAGCGTAAAGCACGAATCCTTGCCCGGAGAATCAAGAAGGCTGGTGGCCCTGACTTTCTGGCTGGAATGCCAGTAGAGGAATGGGAACCAAAGATTGGTGATGAGGTCACCATTAAGGTAAAGAGGATTCAGGGTAAGAAGGATTTCTTCAAGATGAGTCCGCAGTATCAGGATTTCATCAATAGCCTTGAAGACGGAAAGCCTTATAAGATTACTAGCACCGGCATGAAGGGTCAGGTCTACGGCATTGACGCACATCCTTATTTCCAGATTTGGAAGGGTGATATGGAGCCCTATAAGGAGTCCTAATGAGGATGTACTTCAGGACGGATTATAAAGAGTGGGGCCCGGCAGAAGCCACTTTGCAGAAAGGGCACTGGTATAAGGTTCTTTGTGATGCTGGCGACTTCTACATAATTGACAACAGACCGGAAAGTAACAAGTGCGGCCTGCGACTAGGAGAAATATCGTTTGTTGATAAAGAAGATCTCGAAGATGACGTCTATGTCGTGACCGGAAAGAGTGAAGAATTTGAGGAAGGAGGTGGGGCGATATGATTGGTATTGACCATCGTGAGCAGGGTCGTAAGGAACGAGCCCTTGCAGAGTACTATAGAACCTTAGCTCGATATCCTGTCGAGTGTGGAGAGCCGATTACATATCAGTTATCGGAAGAGCAGCTTAAACAGGTTCTCTGTGGAGAGGTTACCGTGGATGAGTTGATTGAAAGAGGTGAGGTAAATGAGAGACAGGATTAAGATGTGGATCTCTTTTATTAAGATTTTCAAGGATTATTTTATTGCGGTCGGAATCATGATTGCGTTGTGGCTGCTGTCTTGCCTTATCAAATATGGAATTTCAGTATCCAGCTTTCCGGATTGGTTTAAGTTTGCACTTCTAAAATAAAGGAGAATTAAATGGTAACCGATATTCTCAATAGAGAGATTCATGTTGGCGATACAGTTCTTAGAGCTAGAACTCGAAAAGGTCGAGGAGTTCTTTGGAGTATTCATAAAGTTGTCGCCATTATGAACGTAATGATTAAAGTTCAAGATGGAAAGTACACTTTAAATGTTGCACCTAAAAATTGCATTGTAATTGGTAAGAACGACATTCCTGAAAACTGGCAGGATGAATATTAAGGAGAGTTAAATGACTGTTGAACTGATTGCACATACTCCTGATCCTGAAAAGGTGGTAGCTGCCGCTGCAAAGCTGTGCTATTCCAATTCGAGTATTCAGGATTTGATGGATGGACTGACCGATGAGAAGGTCGATGAATTTTTGAATCGACTTTCTAGCCTTGGTCACGCCAGTCCTACTGAACATGTGACTTTTACTTTTGGAATCGAAAGTGTGAGCCGTTCTTTGCTTGCTCAGATAACCCGCCACCGCATTGCGTCATTTAGTGTGCAGAGTCAGCGCTATGTGCGAATGAATAATGCAGAAATCATCATTCCTGATGTTATTGATGAGGATAGCGAAGCACGAGAAGTGTTTGAACAGGCAATTCAGACTGCTGAATATTCCTATAAGCACCTATGTCAGATTCTTGAGGACAAGATTACTGAGGAACTGATGGTTGCTGATTCTCGTTTGACTGAGAAAAAGGCACGCGCAAAAGCGTCCAAGATTGCAAACGAGAATGCACGTTCTGTTCTTCCAAATGCTTGTTCTACAAAGATGATTGTTACAATGAACGCTCGTTCGTTGAATAATTTCTTTAACCTGCGTTGTTGTGAGCGAGCGCAGCCGGAAATCAGGGAGCTTGCAACCGAGATGTTAAAGCTGGTTTATCCGATTGCTCCTCATCTGTTTAAGTATGCTGGCCCCAACTGCTGTGGTAATGGTTGTACTGAAGGAATGATGTCTTGTGGTAAGTTCCACGAGATTCGTGATAAATACGACAAACTGAAACAGGAGGCTTTAAATGGAAACACTTGATGACATCAAGAAAAATACAGACCATCCTTCCCACTACGGAGGCGCAGATAATCCGTATGAAGCAATTAAGGTGCTTCATGAATGGGGATTGGACAAGGATGCTTATCTTTGGAACACTGGTAAGTATCTGAGCCGTGCAGGGCACAAGGATGGCAATTCTCTGCTTCAAGATTTAACGAAGGCACGTTGGTATTTGGACTATAAAATCCGACTTTTAGAGGAACAGCAGAAGATTGTTGAAAGCGTCGTAGATACGCTAAAGAAGATTCCTAACGAGGTAACTGACAAGCTGACTACGATGCCGGATTACATTCCTCGTCATGCAAAGCCTGACTATACGGATGATTTGGTTTTCTGTCCAGAGATTCATGCTCCAAACATTGAGACTGCCGTGGTTCCTGATTGTGCCGATGAAGTCAAATTCTAAGAGGTTTACATATATGAGATACAACTGGGAAGAACCATTTGCGGCATTCGCCCTGTTTGTTACAATGTTGTTTTTTGGCTTTGCCAAATTTGTTTTAAAATAATCAAGGAGAAAAATACATGAATATGATGTTTATTGCAATTCCTGTCGTTATTGTCCTTCTGGTCGCCTTTGCATTTACTTGCTACAAGAAGGCTCCTCCTACTCAGGCAATTGTCGTAACAGGTTTTGGACTGTCTAAGCCAAAAGTTATCTGTGGTCGTGGCGTGTTCGTTCTTCCGGTTATTCAGCGAGCTGACCGTCTAAATATGCGACTGCTCAAGATTGATGTCAAGACTCCTGAAACTGGTGTCAAGACTAAAGAGGGCGTTTCTCTGTGGCTGGACTCTGTTGTTACTGTTCAGGTTTACTCTGAAAACTCTACTGTAACTGATGATGAGATTAAGAGCGCCGGTTGCGGGGATGCAAAGACTTACATTAGTGCTCGTCAGCAGGCTGCTATTTCCAACTTCCTTGGCATGAGTGAAGATGGCATTAACGAGAAGATTAACGATGTCCTTCAGGGCAATCTGCGAGAGATTGTTTCTGAGATGACTGTCAACGATATCCTGACCAATCGTAAACAGATGGCAATTTCCGTTGTTGAGAATGCTCGTCCTGATCTAGCAAAGATGGGTCTGGAAGTTGTTACTTTCAATGTTCAGGATATCAAGGATGCTATTGATGCTCAGGGTCACAACCACGGCGTCATCGAGGCCATCGGCGTTCAGCAGGAAGAGCTTGTGAAGAAGCAGGCAGAGATTGCTAAGGCCGAAGCCGCTCGTGATATTGCTCGTGCTAAGGCAGATACTGCTCGTGAATCAAATGAAAAGGAAATTGAATCTAAGACTGCTATTGCACAGCGTAACAATGAGTATCTTCTGACTCAGGCTGCTCTGAAGGCAGAGGCTGATAAGGCAAATGCTGATGCAGAAGCTGCTGGTGAGATCCAAATGAATCTGCGTGATAAGGAAATCAAGGAAGCTGAGGCTGACGCAGCTATTGCGAAGCAGAAGAAGATGGTTGAATTGGCCGCCCAGGAAGCAGAAGTTCGTCAGCAGAAGCTGGATGCAGAGATTCGTAAGCAGGCAGATGCTGACCTGTATAAGCGTCAGAAAGAAGCTGAAGCAAAAAAGTACGAGGCAGAGCGTTTTGCAGAATCTGCGAAGTTTGCTAAGGAGCAGGAAGCTGAAGGTATTCGTATGGTTGGTATGGCCGAGGCAGATGCTATCAAGCAGAAAGGTCTTGCTGAGGCAGAAGCTATGCTGAAGAAGGCTGAGGCTTACAAACAGTATAACGGTGCTGCAATGGGCGAGATGATCATTAAAATTCTGCCTAGTATCGCAGAACAGGTTGCAAAGCCTCTGGCATCTATTGATAAGGTTTCCATTATCGGCGGTAACGCAAATGGCGTTTCTGAGATTTCTGGGAATGTCCCGGCGGTCATGGCACAGACTTTTGAGGCTGTTAAGGAAGCCACTGGCATTGATATGCGAGAGATTGTACGTGCCAACAGTTACGATGCCAAGGTTACTAAGAATGTAAATCTTGTAAGTGATTCTACTATCACTTCCGAGAATAACAACGCACAGAACGTTGAGTAAAGGAGGAATCACATGGATTATGTGATTAAACGAAACGGAACGAAAGTTCCTTTTGACAAAAGTAAGATTGTAAATGCGATTGAGAAGGCGATGACCTGTACGCCGGGTGGTATCGACGCTCGTGTGTCGAATGCGATTGCTGACTATATCGCAGACATGCCGGACATTCTTTCTGTTGAGCAGATTCAGGATATCGTAGTGAACAGTCTAGCAAATAGCCCGTTCATCGATGTTGCAGATGCATATAGTCAGTGGCGACAGTATCGTCAGGAAATTCGAGATAAAGAGAAAACCAACGCAAGTATTCTTGAAATTCTTGATGCCCAGAACGACGCAATCAATCAGGAAAATAGTAATAAGAACGCAACCATCAATAGCACGCAACGTGATTACATGGCCGGAGAGGTATCTAAGGAACTAACTGACAGACTTCTACTTCCAAAGGATATCCGAGATGCACACAAAAATGGTTTAATTCATGTGCATGATAAAGATTATTTTGTGATGCACTGCCATAATTGCGATCTGGTCAATCTGGAAGATATGCTCCAGAACGGCACTGTCATCTCCGGCACCTATATCGAAAAGCCCCACAGCTTTTCCACGGCCTGCAATATTGCGACCCAGATCATCGCACAGGTGGCTTCGATGCAATTTGGAGGTCAGAGTATTACACTTTCACATCTGGCTCCATTCGTGGATGTTTCCCGCAAGAAGATTACAAGTGAAGTACACCAAGAATTTTACGAGATGGTTCAGAATAATGAAATCGATAAGATGCCGGAGTCTGAAACTATCAATCGAATTGTAGAAGAGCGTTTACATAAAGAAATTGCTCGTGGCGTGCAGACCATCCAGTATCAGGTCGTCACTTTGATGACCACCAATGGTCAGGCCCCCTTTATCACCGTGTTCATGTATCTCGATGAAGTTCCAGAAGGTCAGACTCGTGATGATTTAGCTCTAATTGTTGAAGATGTGTTAAAACAGCGCATTCAGGGTGTAAAGAATGAAGTTGGTGTATGGGTTACTCCGGCCTTCCCAAAGCTCATTTATGCTCTTGATGAGGATAACATTCATCCTGATTCTAAGTATTATTACCTGACTGAGCTGGCGGCTAAGTGTACTGCCAAGCGAATGGTTCCTGATTATATTTCCGCAAAGGTTATGAAGGAGCTTAAAGGCGGTGTGTGGCCTAGCATGGGCTGTAGATCCTTCCTTACTCCTGACCGCACCACTGAGAACGTAGCTAATGCCAAGAATTGGGTTAAGGGGCATAAGTATTATGGCCGCTTTAACCAGGGTGTGGTAACTATCAATCTGGTAGATGTGGCTTGCAGTTCAAAAAGGGACAAAGATAAATTCTGGAAAATCTTCGATGAACGACTCGAATTGTGTCATCGAGCTCTACAGATTCGTCACAAGCGTCTACTCGGCACTCCTTCTGATATGGCCCCTATCCTGTGGCAGTACGGTGCATTAGCTCGTCTAAAGAAGGGCGAGAAGATCGACAAGTTGCTCTTCGGCGGCTATTCCACCATCAGCCTGGGCTATGCCGGTCTGTATGAGTGTGTAAAGTATATGACCGGCAAGAGCCACACCGATCCTGATGCTAAACCTTTCGCTCTCGAAATTATGCAGCACATGAATGATAAGTGTAACGAGTGGAAGGCCGCTGAAAACATCGATTACTCCCTGTATGGTACTCCTTTGGAGTCCACTACATATGAATTTGCACGTTGCTTGCAGAAGCGGTTCGGTATGATTCCAGATGTTACTGACCATGACTACGTAACAAATTCTTATCATGTCGTTGTCCGTGAACATATCGATGCTTTCACTAAGCTAAAGTTTGAGAGCGAGTTCCAGAAGCTTTCTCCCGGAGGAGCGATTAGCTATATCGAGGTGCCAAATCTGCAGCAGAACATTCCTGCGGTGCTTAGTGTTATGCAGTTTATTTACGACAACATCATGTATGCGGAGCTGAACACCAAGTCCGACTACTGCCAGTGCTGTGGTTACGACGGCGAAATTAAAATTGTAGAAGATGAGAAAAACCACAAGCTTGTATGGGAGTGCCCGAATTGTGGTAATCGTGACCAGAACAAAATGAATGTCGTAAGACGTACCTGCGGTTACCTGGGAACCAATTTTTGGAATCAGGGGCGCACTCAGGAAATTCGAGATCGAGTAGTTCATCTGAGCGACAACTAAATAAAGTATAAGACGGGATAGTAAAATGCGAGAAATCGTGATTTTCTTTTTGATTGTGTGGGCGATTTCCTACTACATCTTAAAAGACAATTTTAAATAAGGAGAACTATATGAAAAAGTTTGGAGCCATTATTGGTGCGTTTATTATGGCAGTATGTGTATTGCTGTGTACTGAGCGGGTACATACCGGTTATGTAGGTGTTGTATATTCTGCTAAGGGTGTTGAACAGCAGACTATTTCTCAGGGCTGGCACTTTATGAGCCCATTGAAGCATGTGTCTGAGTTCCCGATCACTCAGCAGCGTGTGGTATTCTCTAATGCAGCATCTGATTACGGTGCAAAGGAGCACGCAGACTGGCATATTGACGCTCCTGCAAATGGCGGTACGATTGCAATCAATCTGACTGTAAACTATAATTTCCTGCCTGAGCATGTCGTTGAGCTGTATACCAAGTTTGGTGGCATGGATGGCGAGAGCCTTATGGAGAGCAAGATTCAGAATGACATTATTGCTTATGTCAAGGAAGTGACTCCTCAGTTTAGTGTCATGCAGATTTACTCTGATGATCGAGCAGGTGTGAATACTGCAATTACCAATTACCTGAATGAGAAGCTGACCGCCGAATACGGTATCAATGTCTCTTCCGCTCTGATTGTTGATGCACAGCCGGATGATACCCTGATGCAGAAGATTCGTGCCAAGGAGCAGGCCAAGCAGGACGCAGAGATTGCTGAGTTGAATAAGCAGACCGCTCTGGCTCAGGCCGAAACTGATAAGGTCAAGGCTCAGACGGAAGCTGACGTTAAGATGATTGAGGCACAGGCTGAGGCTGATGCAAATAAGGTACTTTCCGAGTCCATCACTCCTGAACTAATTCAGATGAAGGAAGCAGAGGCACGTTTGAAGCATGGCTGGGTAACTGTACAGGGTGCTGACACCGTTGTAACTAAGGGTGAGTAAGTAGCATCTTATTGATGGAATAAAAGCAGGGTGGGTTGGTGGGATTAAATATGGACAGACTTAGTAAGAAGCTGCAAGAAGAAAAGAAGAAAGAAACCAAGGTCACAAAATACTATCATTACAAGGACATGAACATTAAAACACCTTATTGGTTTCTGTATCCGATTCTTATCATTATCTACTGGCTTGAGAGACTCTTTGTTGTCGCAGAGAGGTTCCGTCGCAAGAAGTTGAATAAGTGGAGCGATAAGCGAACTGACCGTATCCTAAGATATGCGTTTCCAAAAGTGTGCAGCGTGTGTACTTTGGACAATAGTTTTTATCTTACTTGCCGTGATAATGCATATCTTCTTCATTGGTCGGAATGGAGTAGACCATGGGACTGGTATTATTGCGATTTACACAACCTTGAAATTCTAAATTATCTTGCGTGGAATTTTGAAATGCCCGGATATGTGAAAACAACAAAGGAAGAAGATGATTATCCAGATAACTGGATTACGGTTATATTCAAAAAGGAGACTTGATTATGATTATTACAGGTATGGCTCACTTCGAAAGTGTTTGTAAGAATGCTCTTGTCAAGTGGTACTATGAGCATACGTCCGATGAAATTACGCTGGAAAACGTTTTTGTGGTCTGGAGCTGCAAAACTCTCCAGAACTATAAGGCTCTGCTGTCCACCACCATTAGCGGTGACGGCATCTATGCAGAGTATACCTACAACGGCGACAAGCAGGAGCTTTACGAGGATGTATATGAAAAGCTGACTAATCAGTGCATCAAAGAGGAGCTATAAAATGAAAATTTTTGAAAGAAGGTGATTGGATGATTGCTAAACTTTTGAAACGTCTACTCCATTGGTTCCTTCCCGAATGCAGTAGCTGTGGCGGTGTTATGCTTTACGATAACACTCATAGCTGGCATGATAAATGGCACTTTGTATGTGATACATGTGGTAGAGAAAAGTGGGGTGCTTTATGAGTGTTGAGTCAAAATGTCACTTCAATATTGAGCCTCTGCTTAACCCATCATATAAGGAAGTGCTCATTATCGAAACCGACAATTGGGCATCTTGTGAGATTGTAAATAAAAACACTTATTATGAAGTGGAAAGTACAATAAGGTACGAATACCGCAATAATGAACCAAATGAAACAAAATATCTTGAGGCAAAAAAGATAAATGGAATTCCGTTGAGAAATCTTTGGATAGAAATTCATTCACGATAAAAGTGCCGTTCTAGGAGGCGACTGTATGGAAAAGAAATATGTGAAAATCTTTAAATGCCGTGGGTGTGGTCGCGATGTCATTAAAAATGATGTAGACCTATCTGCTACTGAACAATGGAGTCTTTCTGGAGTATTTGAAGACAAATATAAAGTGGCAGAAGTGTCTGGCGGTTCTAGGCTTTCTGGACAGAACAAATTCCTGCTTCATCGGTGTGATCCGGAGAAGCTTTGTATTTGTGATTTCATTGGATGGAAAGAAATCGAGGCTAAAAATGATTAACGATCCTTTTGCAGAAGATGGCATCATTTCCTGCCAGTGCTGTGGCAGTGGTGAATATCTCTTTAATGAAGATGGTAACCATAATGGTTACTGTGGTAACTGCGGAGCTAGAATCGACTGGCCGGAGGACAACGATGAAGAAAGTAACACTTGAACTTCTGGTTGATGAAATCGACAATGAGAATATCAAGTCTATCGAAGACGATATTCGTATAGAGCTTTCTAATTGTTACCACAATATCGAAATCTCGTCTTACAAAGAGGTTGATTATGACCCACGATGGATTCGAGTAAAAGACAGAGAGCCGGTTGTCAGCAACAAACTCCGCTCCGAAAATGTCTATATCCGATATGGTAACGACGGTCCAGTAGAGATTGCCTTTATGGCATGGAATACTCAGTGGTATGACTTAAATTGTGATGTAATCGACAAGCCAGACTTCTGGCGATATATAACCGAGGATGAGAAGCAGGAATAACAAAATAGAATTCCGCATTTATTAGAAAGGAAAAGTATGTTTAAGACTTTCAAAAATACTGCCGTATGCGTACTTCTAGCAGCTATTATACTGACTGGATGCAGTACAAGCGTGAAAGACTCAGTAGGAAATGTAGCTGTAGAGAATGGATGGTTCTATCGTATCAGTGATACCCCTATGGTATACGACAAGGATACACACGTCATGTATTATTTGTTCAAAAAAAGTGCAGGTAATCAAGGCTACGGATATATGTCTCCTTATTATAATGAGCACGGTCAGATGTGCTACTACGTTGATGGCCAGATTATTCCTGTAGAGGAGGTGGTAATTGATGTTAACTGAGATTGCTTGGCTTCTTGTTGAATCGTATTTTATTTTAATTCTTACAGCAGCAATTATCCGCTCTGAAGAAATTCTATACGATTTCTTATGTAGTACTGTAATGCATGACATCAAACTTAAATATGTAAAGTGGACTGTCGTTGCACTGAATGTTCTTATTATCGTATGTGTGAGTCTATGGACAAAGGTGATTTAAAATGGATACTAGCTTTAATTTAAAGCACGTTCCCGGAAGCTTTGCATGGATTATTGAGCGAGAAAATGCTGATAAAAATTGTAATAAATGTGATGCTGACGGAAATGTGAACATAACATTCATTGATGGCACTCAGAAGAAATATCGTTGTCCTATCTGCCTTGGATATAAAAAGATCGTGAAAGACGTATATCGAATCAAAAAATGTAAAGTCAAGAGAGTGAATATCGGTGCAAGACTTGAAAAAGATGACGATTTGATAATAGCGGAAGAGTCTATTCAATTAGAAGGATTTGATATTAGCGACAACATCGATCCTGATTTTGAGTATTACATTCGTAATATCTATGATACAGAAAGTGATGCGAAAGCTGCCGCAAATAAAATCAATAAAGCACGAGGGAACATTGATGAATTATATGAAGATTGTACCATGTGATATAGCAAATGGTCCGGGCGTAAGAGTCACGTTATTCTGCGCGGGATGTAACCATCACTGTACCGGCTGTCAGAATCCTACCACATGGGACCCGAATGGTGGTCAGCTATTTACCGAAGAAACGCTTGATAAAATTGTAGATTTACTTCGACCTGATTATATTCAGGGGCTTACGCTTACTGGTGGAGACCCACTGCTGCCGGAAAATAGAGAGGTTGTTGAGAAGATCGCCCATCGTGTATGGACTGAATTTTTGAGCAAAAAAGACGTCTGGCTCTGGACTGGATATAAGTGGGAAGAGTTATGGAACCAAGATGGACTTGTGGCTGACATTCTTGCGGATATAAATGTCCTTGTAGATGGTCCTTTTATTGAAGCAGAAAAAGATATTTCACTTCCATACATGGGAAGCAAGAACCAACGAGTAATTGATATTAAATGGAGTCTTGGGTATAAAGAACCAACCCTTTGGTGGGCTCCAGAAGAGAAAGGAAAATAATATGGATTTAGGAAATACAACTACTAACCTTGGCCATGGCATGAGTCGGATGCCGTATCGCCCCAACATTAAGATCAATAAACTGCACGATGATGCTCAGTTGCCGACCTACGGCTCTAAAAATGCTGCTTGTGCAGACCTGTATGCCTATATCGGTTTTGATGACGCAACAATGGTAAACAAGAACGGTGACCGTTGCATTATGATTCAGCCGGGTGAGACAGTTAAGGTTCATACTGGTCTGCGGATGGCTCCGCCGGAAGGTTGGTATGTCGCTATCTATGCTCGCAGCGGTTTAGCAACTAAGCTGGGACTTGCTCCTGCGAACAAAACTGGCATTTGCGATCAAGATTACCGTGGAGAGTATATCGTGGCACTACATAATCATTCTAATATCCCTCAAATGATCACTCATGGCGACCGTATTGCTCAGATGGCAGCTGTTCCATTCTGGCAGGCTAATTTTGAAGAAGTTTCCGAATTGGACGAAACTGAGCGTGGCGGCGGTGGCTTTGGATCTACTGGGGTGAAGTAATAGAGAGTGTATATGAAGTATTATACTATTGAATCTCATTACGAGAAAGAAGCTCCATTTGGAATTGCATGGCAAGTAAAGCTATTTGACGGGCATACGCTTTTGGAAGAGTACGACCACATCTTCTATAACGAGATTGCTGGCTACTGCAAGTGTCTTGAGGATATGGGGTTTGTTGAAAATGTTGAAGTGAAACTGGACATCAAAAACGAATTGAAGAAGCTACAGAATTTCCAGAAGAGTATCGATGAGATCACGGCGAAGGCCGCGATGCTGGAAAATCCTGCAAAAAGTGTAGAAACACCTTCAATTAGAACGAAATATTTATTCTGGTAAAAGGTAAATTTTACGGAGGAAGTGATTCTATGGCATACGCAGGCAAAAATGGATACGATGAAGACACGGATATTTTATTTCCGATAGCTACTAATATTATTGGATGGGTAGGTAAAGCAGATAGAGAAGAGATTCTTGATCTCAGTTTTGAACGAATTTCCCTTTATCAAGTAGGGAAGATCCTTGAAAAACTTGGCTATCAGAATATTGATATGAGCGAAAACGAATGGGAAATGGATTACTGGTGGGAGTACGAACTTGCCAATAACACCAATGATATTCCAAGCCTTCCTTGTCGAGTTCAAATTAAAGGAAGTTGCGCAGAGGGCACAATGATGCTTAATGCTTTAGATAACGAATAACTCTAATAGTAGTGGTGGGTGGGAGGAATAAACAATATGAAAGCACATATTCGAGAAGAAAAGAAAACAACTCCATTAAAACTTGGTGAGGGAATATTACTTCAAGAGAAAGACGGCAAAATGTATAAGATCTGCGACACGGCAGAATATGACGAGACGCATACAGATGATGAAGTTATCAAGTTCGCTCTGTCTGAAGAAAACTTACTCTCGGAAAGAGAATTGTGGTTCATCTACGGAGCTAATAACGTGTATGTAAATCGAGACGTAAATATGCATAAGACTGATAGTTTGAAAAATCCAGTAATCATATTTCCGTGCAAGAACTGCGGTTGTACAACTAAGATTCGAGTGGCTTCTTTTGAAAATCCTGATTTGGACATTCCTGAGAATAATGTGATTGCGTGCTATAGGTGTAGAGCGGAAGTTGCTGGATCTGAGTTTATTTCTTGGAAAGAGGCAACTAAAACTATTTTTACTGTGGAGGTGTCAGATGGCTGTTAAGATTGTCAAGCACGGCCATGAGCCAGAATCTCAGAAATTTGCTATCGAGTTTAAATGTCCTTATTGTTATTGTGATTTTTATGCCGACGACACATTTGATTCAATCTACAAAGACTATTATACCACAGCTGCTAATTTCGAGTTGCGATACACTTGCCCTGAATGTGGAGAAACCGCTAAACAAATCGATATTGCAGATTACAATGAGGTATTCGGTAAACCAACATTTTTTGAGTGGCTAAGAGCTATTTTTGAGACACCATTCGGTAGGTATTATAGGATTCAAAAAATCTTGAAGAGTCTGAGCGAAGGAGAAGAATAATGGCGATTAAAATCATTCAACATAAAAAGAAGTCTGTAAGATTCGCTCTGCACTTCAAATGCTGCTGTGGATGCGAGTTCTGGGCAGACGATAAAGAGGTTTTCGATTATTGCATGGGAAATGATATCGTATCACAACATCTTTGTTGGAATGCGTATTGCCCGGAGTGTAAACGACTCGTCCAAAGTGGAGAAAGTCCTGTGCCGAGAGAAAAGATTTTTGATGATTAAAATGTATGTTTTAAAGTGTGGTGAACGTAATGGAAGTTTGGGAACTAAATCTTCTGCATTATGGGTATATAGAACGAATATGTATGTGCTCTGATGAACAACCATTATTCGAAATGGCAGTCGATAGGGCATTTGATTTATTTGCAAAAATAAATGAGTGGCCTCTCAAACAAGAAAATTGTCATGCTTCCGTAAGTATAAACGACAAGCTTCATTCTATTTTAGTGAAGATTAGCACACAAGACGATAATACAGTTGAACTCTGGGAGTATAAATGGGAATGTATTTATAAAGAACCTCATGAAGACAAGTCTAGTGACACCTTACTTTATAAAGTTGTTTCTCGTGTACGAGACATTCCAAAACTATTTTATGATTGGGCAGAGAATTTCTGCTGGAAAGCGAGAAAAAATGGCTATTTGCAGTAAATGTCTACATAAAGAAGTGTGCGCTTATAGAAGGCAAATAAGAGATAGTTGCGCAGAATCTTGCGAAAACTTCCTCGGTTGGGTTAAGGTCATGGATGAACGTCCGGTCCTTTTAAAAGACAACGTTGTAATAAGCGATTACGGTCTGTCGTTTATTGGATATTACGATTACAATAAGAGAGATCGAGAATACTTTTGCGATGCAAACACGCTTGAAAAAATTTACGAATGCCCATCTTACTGGTTGAAAGGACTTGAATTGCATGAGCAAGAACGAATCGCAAACAAAGAATATGAACAACGATTGGTGGCTCGCAAAGAAGCGGAGAGCGTACTTCAAATTGTTTCTAATGCAGACGAGAGTTGACTTTTTTGACGCAATTTGTAGAGTATGTGAGAAAATCGAAGGATGGTGCAAGAGATGAAAGCTCATATTAGTGATTGTCAATACGGAAAGCCGACCGACGCAAAAGAGAATAAAAGAATGAGTATGAGTCATGGTATGTTTGGATATATTCCTGATCTCATTGGATTCAATCCATATGAGTGCAGCCCTCTGGATATTCTTATCAAAATGATTCCGTGGCATAATGCAGAGTATGATATGCCAGACTTATTTGGAGTATACGGTTACACAACATGTGGTATTGTTGAGGTTTGGAGATGGCTTCATAAGGATTCTATTTCAGACAAAGCAAGAAAAGATGGATGTAAGCCCATTGAGGAAGCGTCCGAGCTCGAATTATGGAAAATGATCGCGCTTATGTCTATTTTCGATGACAGAATGCGAATCAAAGAACTTATGGAACATAAAAAGTAAAATAAATAACGTGTTATCGTTACAAAAACAAGTAAAAAATACGGTAAAACTAGACTTTTATGAGGTAGATTGAATGGACGATAGATTTTCAATCGAAAAGAATCACTGGGAAATACAAAATCCAGAATGGGAAAGCTATTCTCATTTCATCTGCACTAAAGACCATTATTGGACTGGTGTACACGGTATCAGCAACTATTTTCTTCAATATAAGAATTTTAGCAGAAGTAAACCAGTCGAACGATTTTCTGTAGAATGGCCGAACTTCGTAGAGCACATGTGGTTTATCCATTGGCGTGGCCCATGGGATTATATTTTTGCTTCATATAAATTATCCGAGATCAAACGATTTTTAGAACTTGATATTGAAACCATTAAAAAGAACCATTGGCCGGATGGCCGTTGCACTTGCTACAGTATTTATGACTACGTGACGAAAAAATGGTACTATTTTAAAATCGAAAATTTGGGAACATTTTATGGATGCACGTGGCCGTTGGGTGATGATACGTGGGAGGTAATTAGTTGTGACTAAACAAATAGGCTATTATAAATCCGACTGGTACATTATGGGCATTGATGGAAAATATAACAATGCCTGTATCTCGCATACAGAATCGCAGCTTCGATATACAGTTCCAAGGTCGCCAGAATGGACTATCAATGGATTGAGTTTTACTTACCTTAGAGAACATGGATTTGAAGATTATCCTGAACTCTATGGTATTGTATTCTATGATATGGAGTGGTGGCGACGAAAACGCTATCCGGGTGACTTTTATGTAGAGATACCAATTTGCGATTTGTGTGAAGATGCCTTTCATTTAAAATGGCGTTGTAAGGAATTTCGTGTACATCGGTGGTCTAACTTGAGGAAAGAAACAAAGTGGGTGAAAGGTAGAAGTAACTACACTATTTGTGAGCTCGCCCATAAGTTGCCACACGAAGAATTTATAGAATATCTTAAAGACAACGGCATCTATATTGTAAACGAAGGTGGTGTTGAACTTGGATGATAAAATTTGTTTTGTGAACTACCGACCATACCTTACAATAGTAGATTATGGAGATTGGACTCCAAGATGGAAAATCGCATATTGGATTGATATAGATGGATTTAAGCCTGGATTTAGAATCTCAAGGAACTTCATTCATCCATATCTAAATAACGTCACGCGCCCATGTTTAAACGTAGTAGCCTATGTCGATATGTGTGATCCATTCGTTAAAACACTTTTGTTGAGTTGTATGACAACAGATAAGTCAAATCTAATTCCGGGTGATTTATATCTTGTGTGGAGATGCCCCGGTAATTTTTCATGGCCGGACTGCGAGCCACATTTTACATTAAGAAAGTTCAATCAGAAATATTTATTCAAAGATGGCGACGTGAAATGTTGGGTGAACATGAAAAATATCGATTGGAGCAAACAATGGCTCCTTCATCGTATTTGAGGTAATAAATGAGTAAAAATAATAGCGATAATGCGTTAAATATAAGCGACAAATTTACAGTAGAATTAGGGTTTTATAAAGGAGGTTCACAATGATTATTGACTGTAAATCCATCGCGCAAGATATCAAAAATAAAATCAAGAATATTATCGCAGAAGCCGACTACGCTCCTGTTTTACTTATTTATCAAATAGGGGACAACCCTGCATCTAATGCTTATATTCGCGGCAAGCTGCGAGATTGTGAAGAGGTTAAAATTAAAGCAAAATATATCAAGTTGCCAGAGAAAACGACTGAAGATGAATTAAATAAAATGATATTGCAGAATCGTATTTATGAAGAAGCAGATGGCGTCATTGTTCAGTTGCCACTACCCAAACATATCAATCCTAAGAATATCATTATTCCAGACGAACTTGACGTTGATGGTTTTAATTTTACATCACCATTTCAGCCTTGCACTCCGCTTGGCGTTATGAAGATTTTCGACTCCATCGGTTACGATCTGGATGGCAAGAATGTACTCGTAAGCGGTCAATCTGATATTGTTGGTCGTCCGCTGGTTGATATGCTGATTAAGCGGCACTGTAATGTGATTTCTGTAAATAGCACGGGTTCCGCTATGAAGGACACTGCTCTCGAATTTAGAATGGTTAATGTCATCATCTCTGCTGTTGGTAAGCGTAATTTTATCACACCAAGAGGACTAGATCGAGTTGATGTCTGCATTGATGTTGGTATCAACTATGACGAGAATGGCAAGCAGCACGGCGACTGCTCCGACGCTGTTTATGACATCGAAGATATCAAGGTGACCCCTCGTATCGGCGGAGTTGGCCTCATGACCCGTGCCATGCTACTTTATAATGTATGTGTGGCGAAATATGGCGAGCACAAGCTGGAGGAGGTGATTGAATGAAGGAAGTCCCAATTTGGGAAAAGACGACCCTGACGTTAAATGAAGCGGCTGCTTACACGGGGATTGGGGTCTGCAGACTAAGAGCGATTACTGATGATGAAAACTGTCCATTGGTACTTTGGGTGGGGAATAAACGTCTTATCAAACGTAAGGCTCTCGAAAAATATATAGATCAAACGTATTCTGTTTGAAATATAGGCTCTGATGTGGTATACTCATGGTGTCACACCAGAGCTTCTTATATAACGTAAGGAGTTCCGCATCATGATAAGACGTAAAGATAATAATGGCAAAGTTTTAAAAGACGGCGAGAGCCAGAGAAAGGATGGGAGATACCAATATAGATGGACAAACAAACTTGGAAAACGCTCAATAATATACGCCACTTCACTTAAAGAATTGAGAGAAAAAGAAGCTGAAATCCAAGAAAAACTTAATTTTGGTGTAACGTCTATTTCAAAAATCACAGTGTACCAATTAGCAAAAAGACATCTCGAAGAAACAAAACTCACTATTAGGCCAAGCAGCTATAAAACAAAATCGCAGAATTTGAAAATCTTTCAGAATCACCTAATTGGGGAAATGAATGCAACTGATATTTTAGTGCGCGATGTAAAACAATTTGCACGAGAATTGGATAACGAAGGATATTGTTATACAACAATCAGAGATGTCATGTCTTTAGCTAGACCGGCATTTCAAGAAATGTTTGATGAGAATATAATTCCTAGAAATCCATTCGTTTTTAAATTAAATACAGTTGTCAAATGTGACTCAAAAGAAAAAGAAATATTAACAGAAGAGCAGTATCAAAATCTGATCAAGTTCATGAAATCTAGTCGAGTATATAAAAGGCATGTTGGCATGGTGATGCTTTTGCACGAGACAGGACTTCGAGCAGGAGAATTATGCGGGCTAACAAAAAAGTCATTTGATTTTGATAACAACACTGTTACTATATCTCATCAGATGGTGTACGATGGAAAGAGCGGCGGGCTGTATTTAGCACCTACAAAAACAGAAAGTGGGATAAGGACTATCCCATTGTCTAAAGACGCCATCATTGCTTTTGAAGAAGCGATAAAACAACGACCGATTGTAAAAGCAGAGAGAATAATAGATGGGCAAGCCGACTTCTTGTTTATAGCAAAAACTGGAAGGCCCTATACGAATAAAAACCTTGTTAGAATTTTTGAAGGACTAATCAAAGCCTATAATAGTTGCCATGATGAACCATTGCCTGAAGTCACTGCCCATAGTATGCGCCACGAATATTGTACACGGCTTGTCAAAGCCAAGATGGATGTTAAATCGGTTCAATACCTCATGGGACATTCGTCGCCCGATATAACCTTAAAAGTGTATACTCATATCTTAAAAGAAGAGACCGAAGCAGAGGCAATCAAACAGTTTAATAGGATTGTTTCCTAA